TATTACTTTATGCTAATACATTACTTGAAGACGTATCATTTACAGAACCTAATGATGTTAATAACTTTAGAATTCGTGGTGCAGAACAAGTTCCTGCAATGATGTATAAAGTATTAGCTGATGCATTCAAGCATTATAAAGACTCTAAACATGCTAAGAATCCTGTAAAAATTACAGTTGATCCAGATATTCTTACAAAGAAACTTATGGAGCTTAAGACTATTGAATCTTATTCTTCACTTAATCCTTCTCTTGAATTAGAGAGAATGGGTACAGCTTCAATGAAAGGTCTTGCTGGTATTAATGTCAATAAAATTTTTATTTAAAACAACACCTAACAATCCTTTAATAAATAATTTAAAGGAGTTGTTAATATGGGAAATCCAAAATTAACTGAAGATAAATTCAAATCGAATATAAAATTTTTATATGGAAATAATTTTAAATTAATAGAATTTATAGATGGACAAACAAAATGTAAAATTCTTCATAATAAATGTAATCAAATATTTGAAACTCTACCAAATGAATTTACTAGAAAAAGAGTTAGAGATAGATTTTTACAAGATTTATGTCCTAAGTGTAGAAAAGAATCTGAACAAAAAGATTCTGAAAAGAATATTAGGGAAAAAATTAAGATTTTAACTAATGGTAAAATTTCCTTAATTAGCTCATTTACTAATACTCATTCAGAAGCTAAATTTAAATGTAATATATGTAATAAAGAATTTATTACTGAACCTCATACATTAATTCAAAATGTAAAGACAAATAAAAATCCAGAAAAGAGTTTTGGTTGTCCATATTGTTCTGGAAAATATCAAATGACAAATGAAGAATTTGTTAACAAAATTAAAGAATTAGATGATTCTTATGAATTATTAGAACCATTTGAAAATATGCATAAAAAAGTAAAAGCTTTTCATAATAAATGTAATAAAGAATACTGGATATATCCTGAAAATTTTATTCATAAAGGTGAAAGATGTCCTTGTGAAACAAATCACATAAATTCAAAAATGGTTTTATTTATTGAAGAGTGTTTAAATAAGTTTAATATTAAATTTGAAAGAGAAAAGAAATATAATAATTTAAAAGGAAAAATAAATTATTTACCTTTTGATTTCTATTTAAATGAATATGATTTATTAATAGAATTTGATGGACAACAGCATTTTGATAAAAATTGTTTTTATGGTGAAAGATTTTCAGAAATTGTTAAAAATGATCGTTTAAAAAATAATTATTGTATAAAAGAATCTATTAGTTTATTAAGATTTCCATATAAATTAAAAAAAGAAGATATTGAAATTATTTTATTAAATTTAAGCAAAGAAGAAGAAATTTTTGAATATATAAAAAAATTTAATTTATTATTTTATAATTCTCAGGAAGATGAATTTTATAATTTTAATAAATATTATAATACTTATAATAAAGTATAAGCTTTGTTGACATTTAAATAAACCTTCCTAATTGCAGGAAAGACTAAACGAACTTAACTACCAAACTATAGTAGTAATACATATAGTGGCGAAGTTTAACAGACTTAGGTATGGTTAAAAGGTTAAGTTTTAAGTCCAATCGATGCAGCGAAGTATCCTACAATGATAGGATATGAGTTCAGAGACTATCGAAACCTAATATACTAGTAAACTAGTTAAAAATAAGGTAAGTTGAAATACTTACACGAAGGGTTTTGTGTTGTTTTTTACCCCAAACGGAAGGCACGTTGTATTAGCCATATACAAGTGAAGATATAGTCCACCTAATGGAAGCTTATACTAAGAGAGTTCGTGGTTATAATGAGAACATGAAGAATCTTATATCCATTAACACTCCTGAAGGTAATCAGGTTGGTATCGTTAGACAGTTAACATATGACCCTAAGATTACTAATATATATGGATTTATTGATCCAGATAACAGTAAGAGTAACGGTTCTACTTCTCAGTATGACGTATCTGAGCTTATGAACCCTTCAACTACTACACACGCTGACTCACCTCGTATTTCAATGCAATCAGTACAGCAAAAGCATATTGTATCAGTATTAGGACAGACTGCACCTTTAGTTGGTTCTGGTATTGAAAAGACTGCACCTTATATGATTTCTGATGAGTTTGCATTTAAAGCTAAAGAAGATGGTGTAGTAGAATCTATTGATGTTAAAAATAAAGTTGCATTACTTAAATATAAATCTGGTAAGCAAGATTTAGTAGATCTTGATATTGTAGAAACTAATAACTCTAATGGTGGTTTCTATAATTCTCAGAAGTTTGAAATGCTTTATAATGTTGGAGAGAAATTTTCTAAGGGTGCTATAATTGCTAAGAATCCTAACTTTTTCACTGGTGATGGTAAGAAAGATGATATTGTATATTGTCTCGGTAGAACTACTAAAGTAGCTATCGCTTCTGGTGACTTTACACTTGAAGACTCTTCTATTATCACTGATGCTGTATCAGAAGGAATGGCAACTAAGGTTACAATGAGAAAAACTAAGATTCTTGATAAAAATGCTACAGTAAGTTTTGTTGCTAAAGAAGGTCAGCCTATCAAAACAGGTGATCCTTTATTAGTATTTGAAAACTCTTTTAATGATGAATCTATGAATGATATTCTTGGTAAGATTGGTTCAGAATTTGCTGAAAATATTGCTGAAATGGCTAAGAATGAACTTAAATGTAAATATACTGGTAGAGTTGTTAAAGTTAATATTTATTATACTAATGAACTTAATGAATATTCTGAAAGTTTACAAAAAGTTCTTAAATCTTATATCAGTGAAAAGAAATCTAGAAAAACTATTATTGAAAGGGTTAAAGGTAGTGGTTACGATTCATTAAATTCACCTATTATTGATAGACAAACAGAAACTAAAATTAAAGGTGAAGATGTTATTGATGGAGTAATGTTTGAATTCTTTATTGAGTATTATCAAGAGTTAGGTATTGGTGATAAGATTATTTATGGTACTGCTCTTAAAACTATTGTTTCTAAAGTACTTGAAAAAGGTGAAGAACCTTATTCAGAATATCGTGAAGATGAAAATGTTGAAGCAGTTCTAAGTCCATTAAGTATTAACTCTCGTATGACTCTCGATGTCTTTATTGATGGTTATGCAAGTAAAGCTTTAATAGAACTTAAACGACAGATAAAAGATATATATCAAGGATAAATTAATTCCCTAAAGACATAATAGTCTTTAGGGAATTTTTATTTTATTCCGTTTATAAACATAATTATATCCGATTATAATTTAAGGAGTGATATATATGCGTTGGGATACAGAAACTTTTAAAAAAGAAGTAGAAAAAAATAAAAGTTATAAATTATTATCAGAATATACTGGCTGTCATAATAAAGTAAAAATTTTACATGAAAAATGCAATAATATTTATGAAGTTACACCTACTAATTTTTTAGCAGGAAGAAGATGCCCTAAATGTGCTATTTTAGAGCATAATAGAGATATCGCTAAAAAGAAAAGAAATAGAAATAGAACAACAGAGAGTTTTAAAAAAGAAATTTATGATTTAGTTGGAGATGAATATACAGTGTTGGGAGAATATGTAAGTACAGATACCCCAATTAAAGTAAAGCATAATATATGTAATACAATATATAACTCAAAACCATATAATTTCTTAGCAGGAAGAAGATGCCCTAAATGCAGTAAAATTAAAAGTTCTGAAAAGCATAAAATAGGAATTGAAGAGATTAAAAGAAGAGTAGAAAAAATTTTAGGCGATGATTATGAAGTACTATTAAAGCAACCATATATTGATAACAATACTAAAATTAAAGTTTATCATACTAAATGTGGTAAATTATTTGAAGCAACACCTACTAATTTATTAAAAGGAAGAGGTTGTTCTCATTGTAATAAGTCTGAAAAATACACTACAGAAAAATATCAAGAACTTTTAGGAGATAACTATACAGTTTTAAGTGAATATAAAACAAATAAAGATCCAATTACAGTAAGACATAATAAATGTGGATACGAATGGACTGCTAGAGCATTAGATATTTTACATCCTTGGTGTAAAAATGATAAAACTATAGAAAGATGTCCTAAATGTAATAAAACTTTAGGTAAATCTTATGGAGAAAAAGAAGTATATAAATATCTTAAAGAAGATTTAGGTATTAAAAATATAATTGAAAATGATAGAACAATTCTTGACGGAAAAGAATTAGATATTTATCTTCCAGATTATAATTTGGCTATTGAATATGATGGTTTATATTGGCATTCAGAAAATTTTGTTGATAAAAAATATCATATTAATAAAACCAATGAATGTAAAAAGAAAGGAATTCAACTAATTCATTTAATGGAAGATGAATGGACTAATAAACAGGAATTAGTTAAAGAAAAATTAAAATATATGACACATCATTCAACTAAATCTGTTTATGCTAGAAAATGTTATATTGAAGAAATTTCGGCATCTGATAAAAATGAATTCTTAGAAGAAAATCATATTCAAGGAAAAGATTCAGCACAAATTAAACTTGGATTATGGTATGAAGAAGGAAATGAAGCTATATTGGTTGCAGTTATGACTTTTTGTAAACCAAGATTATCATTAGGTCAAAAAAATAATAAAACAAAATTTGATTATGAATTATCCAGATATGCAACACAAAATGGGTTTAACGTAGTTGGTGGATTTTCAAAACTATTTAAATATTTTGAAAGAAATTATGAATGGAAGAATATTATTACATATGCTGATTTAAGATGGTCTGTTGGAAACCTTTATCTAAAAAATGGTTTCGTGTTAGATCATATTAGTGAACCAAGTTATTCATATATTAATAAAAGTAATATTAAACGTTTTAATCGATTTAAATTTAGAAAACAAGAATTACAAAAACAATTTCCTAATATTTATTCAAATAATAAAACTGAATTTCAAATTATGAAAGAAGCTGGCTATTTAAAAATTTATGATTGTGGTAATATGGTATTTTATTATAATAAATAAAAAAATACCCCTAAGACAATTTGTCTTAGGGGTTATTTATTAAATAAGTTTTATAATAAGATATGATAGAAAAGAATCGGAAACTATATAATGCTCTTTACAGTAATTAGTAGAATAATAACCGTATTCAGTTTTGTGTTCTTTAACTAATTCAAGTATCTTTATAACATTTTTCTCAATAAATTCTTTATTTTCTGCTTGTATTATTTTATAAAATGGTCTAGAATCAGTTGTTATTGCTGAAGTATTACTTTCATTAATGATAACTGTTAAATAATCAAAAATATGTCCATCTGCTATTTCTTTTATTATAGTAGCTTTATCTCTATTATATTTTTTTAAATTTTTTTCTCTATAACCTTGTAAGTTTAATATTTCATCCATTAAACTTTTTACTCTATTTGGATCATTGATAACTTCCATTATATCCTCTCTAATCAATTATTTCTTTAAGACTTAGTAATGCATAAGTTTCTTCATCTACTGTACAAATAATAAGATCCTTCCAAAATCTTTTACCATTATAAGCTTGCCCTATTCCTGCTTTAGCTTCTTTTACTACAGTTATATTTTTTATTTTAAGTATATTATCATCATTAAATAAATAATTTATAAAAGAATGCCATTCTACATAACAAGATTCTTTACCAGTAGTAATTATAAAAAATCTAATACTATACATTATATCATTATTTATAAGTCTTTCTTCAATTTCATATTTATTATTTATCACGAAGCAATCTTTACTATTAAAAGCATATTCTATAATTTTATCTGAATTTATAACACATTTTTTATAACGTTTATTTGGTTCATTTAATTTTAATGCTAATTTATATCTACAATAAGTATAACTAAAATTTTCTGGATTATTTAGAAATTCAAAAGTACTAATGGTTTTATTTTTACATTTAAAATCATCGAAAATAATAAAATCAAATAGGTCTGGTAATAATGAAATTTTGGCTCTACACACGTCATTTAAATCTTTATAAAATGGTAAATGAAATGCTATATTATTACTCATTATTTTACCTCCCAAAGCTGTTTAATAAGTTCCTTTCTAGTAGTGAAAACATCTGGGTTATTTCTATAAAGATCTTCAATATACATATCTGCACCTACTTCAGTATAACGAATACCAAAAATTCTATTAGTAGCTGCCTCAATAATAACATAAACTGAATTTTTCATAATTAATCTTCTCCTAACTTTAAAATTTCATAATAAGCATAAAATTCATCAGATACAGTAATAATTGTATCAAAATTATATTTAAAATAATTTGCACAATTATCTTTAGTGTAAGTGTCTTTGGCGGTTGGACATCTCTGTGTAAAAGATAAGAAAGTACTTAGTACTGTATCCTTATCGTCTTTAATATTATTATAATAATCCTTTAAGATTTTATCATCGATTTCTTTAAAATCATTTTGATTACTTGCAGGAACTATTCTTACATGATCTATACGGTTGTGACTTTTATTTAAGCCACTAATAGCAAGATCGAATTTTTTTAAAAATTCTTCAGTTTGGTTCATTATAAATCCTCCTCTAAATATTTATATCTATATTGATATGCCGTTTGATTTGGGATAGTTTTAAGGATATCCTTAAGTTTTTCTAATCCAGTTTTTTCATTAATAGTATCAAGTAAAATTAACTCAGCATAACTATTTTCTTTTAGGAATATATTAATTTCCATATATTGTGCGTTCATTGTTTGAGGCCCTTCTAGTGTAGTAAGCTCAACAGTTGTTGTTTTTACTAAACCAATAAAGTCAAGAAGATCATCGTAATGATCTTCTATATACTTTTTATTAAAAAGGCTATGATTTTTTAAATCATAAGTTTCATTAGTATTTCCATTATGTAAGATATAAACTCCAGTACAATTATATTTTTGATTAATATCAAGCCATTCTTTTAATGTTTTTTTCATTTTAACTCCTTTCAATTTCTGCTCTTAAATTAACAGTTGATTGATGTCTATTTGATGAAGTATCTAACATATTTAATAAAGTTAACTCAATATAAATATTTTCTGGAATTTTTATTAATAAATAGCTTATAGGGCTATTCGGTTTATTGGGAAAAGTCCATGCAATAGCAACTATAGATTGATTAATTAATTTTTCTCTATCGTTTAGCATATTGTCACGAAACCATTTAAAATATATTCTTGGTTCAATAATTGTTTTCTCATCTTCATTATATGTAATTACAATTGTTGTAAAACCTTTTATAGATAAAACTGTTTCTCTCCATTTAAAATATTTTATTTCTTTTTCCTCTTCTGTCATAGTTAATCTCCTATTTCATTACCATTAATTAATTCAAGTAGATCAAAATAAACAAAAGCATCTTTTGATACATATACTTTCATAGTTACATAATTTTTAATATAATGAAAATAATAATGAGAATTTTTCATTATAGATGGTGCGTTATTAGTCTCTAGTCTAAGAATATGGTCACTAATATTAGTTTCATCTAAATCAGATGCTTTAATATAATCAAAGAAACTTTTTGGATTTCGTAGCATAGTTTCTTCTGAATAATATAAAGAATGTAAATTGTCTTCATATATTAGTTTAATTTCTAATTGTACGTCAGACCGACTTAGATAATATTCTTCAATATCCTTTAATTGATTAATTAGTATTTTATTTTTTTCTTCTTCCGATTGCCAAAATACTTTTAGTTCATCATCTAATCCCAACTATATCACTTCCTTTCATTTATATAATATATAAATGATATTATTCAATAAGATTAAGTAACTCGAAATATGTAAAAGTTTCTTCATTGACTTTAAAGCAGTATGTCATAAATTTAAAAAATGAAGGAGGAATAGCAGTTGCTAAACTTACACCATTCCTTAAGTTTTCAATATACTCTAAAGCTTCTTCATCTTTTGTATCAGATACTACTGTAAATGAAGGAGTTAATTCTAAGAAAATTTCTTTTAATTTATTTTCATCATTGACAAATTCTTTAATAAATTTAAAAAACTCAGTATGATTTATTCTAATTGTTTTTGTATCGTCATCTGGAGGCATAAGATAAATAGTTAAAGGACATAAAAAAGCTTTTTCTGCTTTTTCTAATAATGGAATTATTTCTATTAAAAAGAATTTTTTAATATCAGTATTAAATAGTTCTATTTCAGGAATATTAGTTTGAACACAATCATCTTCAAGAAATTCATTAAATGTTTTCATATAATAGTAAGATCTCCTTTCCGATCTAAAGTATTATGCAATTTAAGTAAACTTTCAGTTGATTCTGGAAAATATATATACAGAATACCCATAGAACTATTATACCAACTTTTAAATTCTATTTTAGTTATCAATCTGATCATAATCGTGTTTATCCTCCTTTACTAAAGAAATAGTCATAAAATATGCTTTAACTGCTTCACTACATGTTATTGTATAAATTCTTCTAGCTCCGCCTTCTCTATGCTTTCTAAGATTTTTAATTCCTGTAGGATTTAAAGTATATCCTGTTTCTTCTACTCTAAATGAAAAGAAATTTTCATTAATAAACTCAGTATTTTTTTCATTTAATAATTCATTAATATAATTAATAAAATCAGTAATAGGAAATGTTATTTCATATGTATTATATGTCATAATCCTTGGTGAACCAAGAGAAGAAGTAAAATTACTAATGGCAGTAGCACCATCTTTAACAGTTCTTTTAACATAAAATTCTTTAAAATATCTACATCTAAATTCCATATTAAGCCAAAAATCTTCATCGGATCTCATATTTACAATATCAGATCCTTCTTCAATTGTTTCAAGTAAATCTTCAAATACTTCAAATTTAGTTTTAGGTTTCAAATTTTCAAAAAATTCAGTTGTATTTCTAGTCATTTAAATTCCCTCCATAGGAAAACCTAATATATCTATTATTTTAAGATAAGCATGTATACTGTCGTAAAGTTCATTACGACAGTATACATGAATTATACTAAAAGTATCATCGCCTTCTAAGCCTTCTAAAGTAAATGGTGAATATACACCAATTTGCTTAACTAATGTAGAATGATCTATCTTTTCTGATAAATTATCAATTGTTTCTAAAAGACTTTTTAGATAGGTACATGGAAAGTAAAGTAATATTTTAGTATCATCTTCATTATGTATTACAGAATATTTGACATTTTCATCGGTTGATAAAGCAGAAAGTAACTGAGATACAGTAAGATCTTTAACTTCTGTCATTTTAACCCTCCAATACAGATAAAGCTTCGAAATAAGCTTTTACTGCTTCAGTTGTTTCAATTTTACATGCAATATCAGGACGTTTTTTATGTTTAATAAACTTTTTAAGTTCACATCTACTACCAATATTTTTAAATGGATTATTTTTATCTTTATTATCTGTATAAGTTAGTTCAACTGAAAGAATATTTTCTTTTAAATAATCGTCATCGTCACCTAAATTTAAAAGAAAATCTACATCTGCGAAAATAGTTCCTTCTGGAACATTTTCTATTTTATCAAATACTACTGGATCGCCATTAAAATCCTTTAAAAGATAGCAATAAAGCTCTCCATTACAATATAATCCAATAGTATCATCACATAGTTTATTCATTGTTGGCTGGGAGTCTAATTCGAAATTAAATCCTATTGAATCATAAAGATTTTTTAAATATCCAATAATATAAGCATTATTTAGTCCATATTTAGAAGGGTTATTACTTTTAAGGTCTTCCATAGTTTGTCCTGTAGTTTTAAAAACAACATTACTTACTACGTCATCTATTGTTTTACGTTTTTGACCCATTAAAAACATTTTGTCTGTTTTTAATTTATTAAATATATATTTGAAATCATTAATATCTACTACAGGAAAGTTAACTTCTTTAGAAGTAAGATCTTTTATAAGTCTCTTCATATTTTTATTTATCATGTTTACCTCCTAATTGGTCAAGATTTAATATACTTTGAAGGGCTATTTCAGCATAAGCAGACTCAGTAATAGATATATCATAATGATAAAAATCAAATGGATGTGTTGTTGGAGAATCTTTTAGATTTTTTCCAAAATCTTCATTATCCATATCTAATACATTAGCGTATTCAAGATTTATTGAAATAATATCATCTTTAACTTTTTTGAATATTTCATTCATGCCACCAATTCCATTAGTTTTAAGATAATTCTTTACTTTATAACGTTGATTTAAGAATTGATTAAAACTAGTAAGACTAAAAGATAAAGCAGGATGTCCTTCACAACTCATAAGACATCCTACTCTTTCTTCAAAACCTATTCGATTAAGTATATTTAGAATATATAAACCATCTCTGTTTTCTTTTTTAGAATCATATATAACTTCTCTAAAGAATTCCATTTAAACCTCCTTAAAGTGTTGAAGGGTCTTTTATACCAGTAACCCAAAAATCATAGATTTCTTTCATAGTTTTACCCATTGATTCATAAATAATATTATCTCGATAAGGAAAATCTGTAGTTAGATAAAGAATATTAAGTCTAGCATATCCTTCATCTGTTACATAAACTTTAAACTTATCAGTATGAACTGATATACTATTAGGATCTTTATTAACAAATTCTTCTACTGTAACTTTGTTAACTATATCACGTCCATCTTCAAGTTTAATAAGTAATAAATATCTTAACTTATAACTTTTCATAATAATAGTTTCATTAGTTTCTAAATTAATAAGATCGACAATAATAGATTCATCCATTATTTTATCCATTATATCTGTAAAATATATTGGATCAGACCATAAACTAAAATGGTAAAGCTCTTTTTCCTTTTGGTTGTTTTCCATAAGCTTCATACCTCCATCTCTTTTTTTCCTTTTCTAATCTAGTGTTTTCATCAAATTTCTTTTTTAACTCAGTTGTAAAATCTTTTAGTAATTTACTTTTGTTATATTTACTTATACTAGTGATATCATTCATATAATATCTATAAGCTATATCAGTATCATGATATTCAAGAGTAGGAAATAATGTTAATATATTAATAATATCTCCATCGAAATCACTAGACTTAGATCTAATATCACTTACAACACTTTTTTGTCCATATCTATTAGTTAATATAGGGTGATCGCTATTTTCTCCTATTACATTTTCTAATTCTAATAGTGCATAAAGTTCTTGTGTAACAGTTATTACAAAAGTTTTATATGAAGAATACTCTACTGAAATAAGCTCAAATTTACTAATGCCATTTTTAACAACATTATAATTTTCATTTCTGAAAATTACATCACATAATAATATACTATTAGTTTTAAAAGAAGTTACTGGAGATTTAGGAAATTCAAGAAGTTTAACTTCTACTTCTCTTCCGATACAATAACCTGCACTATTAACTATATTAACTAAAGTATCGATTATTGGTTGAGATAAATTCATTTTATTTTTTCTCATTTTCATATTTATTCTCCTTTTTTATTATTTTCATTAATAGTATATTTTAATGATACTTCAGTACAAATATCTAATGCTCTTTTATGTTTAGGTTTTAATAAACATAAAAATTTCTTTTGCAAGTTCATTGTAGGCATATTACTCGGTATATCTTTTTTTCTTATTATTCTTCCAGTATATTTTTCATAGAAACATGTGTCAAAAGTAACTTCAAAATCATCTTCTTCTGTTTCATTTAATAATCTTAAAAATGTATCTGTGTCTATAGGATAAGTTTGATCTAATTCAGGTAAGTAAATAGTAGGTATTATATTTTCGTTAAATATAGATTTATGACACATAATATCATACATCATTTCTTTGTATTTAAATAATGCCATTAGAATTCTCCTTTTTTTTACTTTTTTATTTTAATCCTAGTATATGATTAGTTACATATTCTTGAGATAAAAGATCTATTTCAAACGGATTAGTTTCTTCTGTCTTTAATGTTTTTTCCATTAAATATGCAGCACAAATTTGTAAAGCTCTGTCATTAGCTGGATATAATACAAAATAAAAATTATCATCTTTCCATTTAGACTCGACATTAAAATCAGAATTTTCAGTTTCTTCAATCATTTTCTGAACTAATTTTAATTCATAATTTAAAATTAATTCTTTAGAATCTGGAATAGACACAACTACAATTGGAACTTTTCTTGGATTTGAACATAAAAGTAACATTAACTGTGTATAATTAAATAACATTAAAATTCCTCCTTAGTTAACATTAGAAAATAATTGATTTATAGCTAATTGAGCATATATATTATCTTTAATAGTAAGTGTAGTCATTTCTAAACATGTGCCTGTTGCTATAAGATTTATACATTCATATGACATATCAATAAATATACTCTCAACAAATTCTCTATAATTTTGAAAATCAAAATTACTTTTAAGAAATCTATTAGTAAATATATTAGTAGGTATTAATATTGGAATATCTTCAGTTTCACCAAATAATCTTAAACTAGTCTTTAATTTATAATCCCAATTATATGGAATTATTTCTCCTCTGTCTTTTTTGTTATTAAGTGTTTTACCACTACCTGAAAAGATATAATAACCTATTCTAAGATCTTTACTTCCTATGGGTTTACTTATTTGCATTTTCTTAACACATCCTCCAGCATTATTTGAGCATATAAATTACAATCTATTACAATTGTAGTCATATGTTCTGGTATATAATTATCATATGAATTTTGAATGAATATATCTTCATAAGATATATTCTTTATCATTTCATTTAATTTATCTACTTCTTTATCATCACAATTCATACTTATAATAGCTTGATTTGTAGAGAAAACTAAATATCCCATTTGTTTAATAATAGTTAAAAATATAGATGGTCTCATAAGCATTATTTCATTCAAATCATTTTCATTTATAATTCGTAGTGTTCCACTGGTAAATCTTGTTATACCAGGTACATATCTACCAATTTCACCCCTTTCAATATTTACTAATCGTTCATTGCTTATTTCTTCATTAAAAAGTATTTTAGTAATAGATGGTTTAAGTAAATTTAACTCACCAATCATAATATCACCTTCTTAAGTAATAACAGAATTTAACATATCAAGAGCAATTAAAGTTTCATCTTTACAGTTAATAGTAACTATTAAACTAGTTAAATTTTTATCTTCATTACGTACTGTTTTATACCAATTCTTTAGATGATCACTTACATCATCAATATTTATGCTTTCAATATGGTTTAATAAATCATCATCACTATTAAGCATTTCATATAATCTTGTATATTTAATATTTCTTTTTTTTAGATTTATAAGTTAAAATCCACTGTATAGATGAATCTGACATACAACCTATTCTGACAATTCTATTTAGTCTATTTTCTATTTCATATCTTTCCATAAAAGATACCTCCTTTCATTTTTATAATATAAATTTAATTAATTACTCTCATTAACTCAAACATAGTATAATCATTTTCAGTTAGTACTATTTCTACTGGAGAAAAATCTGAACTATCTGGTACAGTTTTATTAAATCTTTGTATATAATTTTTAGAATTGAAAAAATCTTGGTTATTCAAATTATTGAATAACCAATTTAATACATCAATTTTACTTACTTCATTTCTATATAATTTACTTTCTTTTTTAGTTGTGACATACCATTTTATAGATACTCTTGATGTTTCTGTAAATAATGCAAATTTCCATGCTAAATATAATCCTTCATTAGTAGTTAAACTAATTTTATCATAATAATCATAAACAGAAAAGCTATATAAATGAAGTTTTTCTGCCATATCTTTTATTACAGTCCAAGGCTCTCCATAACGTAAAGCTTCATACATTTTAATATCATTTGATGGACACATTACTGAAATATCTTCCATATTATAATACCCCCTTATCTAAACCTAAATCATTTTCCCACCTATAGTGTGGATCTTCTTCACTTTCAGATAATCTTACTTCTGTAATTACATCTTTTAAAGATAATTTAACATAATTTTCTTCTTTTAGATATACTGTAATTTTTGCACATTTATTTTGCTTATATTTCCAATCATGAGTAAACCAAGTGAATGATTTATAAGTACCATCAGAGCTTTCAATTTCTATCTTATTAATCAGTTTATACTTATCTTCTTCTTCCATTTCATCAAGTAATCTTGTTAATCTAGCTGATGACATAGTATAAGAAGAATTAATATCATCTTGATTGGTTATATGAAGTTGTATATGCTTATTATTTAGCTGTCTTAGAATTTCATCTAATACAGACTTCGGAGTTTTTTCATTATAAAGATAAGAAATCATTGATTTAGCTTCTTTAACTTTCACTTTCATTACATTCTCCTAATACATATTTGATTAATAAAAATGAATATAACTCTTCTGAAGTTATAATAATATTTGCAACAATATTTGGGTTATGATATCTATAATCTACTCTTTCAATATCATTTTTAAGTAATAAATATATGAATATTGGATTTTGAAGATCATGTGATAAATGGCCTTTATTAAAATAATAACTTCTAATATTTTTCATAAACGCTTTATAACCAAAATTTCTTGATTGCCAAGTATTAAAATAAAAGCAATTATTTTTATATTTTACATTTATAGTACAATATGAAACTAGAATTTCTTTAAGAATAATATCTAAATCATTAGAATTTTCTTCATCATTAATATCATAAAACATTGATCGCATATCCATAATTAGTTCTCCCTTAATATTTCTCTTAATTTTAAATAAGAATACACATCTTCACTTATATTAACTTTAAGAAATAATGTATGTTCTCCATAATTTAAACGAACTGGCATATATACAATATTTTCTTTATTTTCGTCATCTTCTAAACCAAGGATAAAATTATTACTAATAGTGTTACTGCTTTTTAGTTTAAAAAATTTATTAAATGTTTCCTCATTAATGTTACAAATATATTGATATAATTCAGAACATTCTCTAGAAATAAAATAACATTTGTCTGAATGACTCATTATCCATTCTTCATTACATGGATTTATCATTCCAGTTTTACATATAAATACAGGTTTATTATTATAATAGAAATATACCCAATATCTATTCATACTTAAAAAACTTTTAAAAAATTCATATGTAAATTCAACTTCAAATGTAGGTATATACATATTAATTTCCTCCTTAATTATCTAGAGTTGATTTAAGAGATAAGAATGCAGCAATAGAATCTGAAAGTTCTTTTGGAACTACATATGACAAATATGAAAAATCATATACATCAAATTTTATATTTGGCATATTTTCTTTAAATTTATTTGCAAAAAATTCCATTCTTTTTTCTATTTGTTTATTTGCAAAGGTAATTGTTTTTATTTTAAATTCATTATAGAATTCTTCTTCATTAAGAGATTCTACATAATTTAAAATCATTTCAGTTATTTCTCTTGTATATGGTCTATATTTATCTTCGCTAGATATATAAATTATAGCTTTATTATTCTTATCATAAATTCCTAATGTATAATTGATAGTAGCATTCCAATTAGGATTTTCTTCAAAAATTCCTTCTATAGATTTTCCATCATTAGTAATACCTTTATATGGTTTAGGACAATTATCTAAGATAGTTATAATATACTTTATAAAATTATTATAACCTATATTTTCAGTAAAATAATTTTTAATGAATAATAATAATTCGGAATGTGTCATTTTAAACCTCCATCATTTTCATTAAATCAAAATGAGTTTTAACTTCTTCAGATATTTCAAATACAAATATAAATATATCTTCAGGTCTTATCTTTGGATGATTACCTCCAACGACTATATTCATTATTGTATGTTCATCATAATATTGTAAAGATCTTTTTGTTTTATTTAATATTAAACCAACTCTACAACCTTTTTCATATGGTATATCATAATCAATTAATTCAAAATTAGAATTAAAATATCCATCAGTAATATTTTCAAGATATTCTCTAAATTTTTCTATATGTGTCAAATTTTTTTTTAAATATAATTTCAATGGATCATGTGGACATATTATTGAAAAATTATAAATATCTTCTCCTTTATATCTTAATACTACACTTGGATACTGATTAACTAAAATACTTTTAATTACAGTATTTCTTGTTATTTTATAAATAAACATAAAGCCTCCTTATTATTCATCTACTAATAACTTAACTTTGAATGTTGTATATAAATCTTTATCACAAAGAAAAATGTAATTACAATAAGCTACACTTGATGCTACATTAGTTTTTTCAGTAGTTAAATTTCGTTCATACTCAAAAATAAGGTTTTTTATCTGATCTAATTCAAGACCAGATAAAAATTTAAAGAAATTAAAAACTTTTCTTCCATCAATAATCACAGCTCCTGGTTCTGGAAGAGGAAATCTTAAAGTTATTCTAATAGCAATTGGATGTGGTAATTGTCCAACTCTTAAATCACTAAATGGATAATAACGTCTAGCAATATTATAATATTCATCTGCTACAAATGCACCACTAACATTTCTATCAAAGTTTAAATTAAAAGATTCTTTAAACTCTTTTTCAGTTATATTTTTCATTTTTGTTTGATTATAATATTTAGAATGGAATCCAATATTATTAAGAATTTCTAAAGTCATATCTATATTAAATGGATCTGCACAATAATTTCTCATAATTTTATTCTCCTTTTAAAGTTTTAAAGTTGCTTTTAAAGAAATTTTAGCAATTTCCGCTTCAGTAAGACCTAAAATATAAAGTCTTCCATTTTTTAAATCAAAATAACATTTTATTTCTGATTTTTTTCTTTGACTTTGACTTTTTAGTTTTAGTTTACTAATAAATAATCTAAACATTTTTAGATTTGGTTGATTATTAAATGCTTTAAGTTGATGTATAAATTGGTATATTTCATTATTATCAAGCGTAATTATTAAATTATCACTTAAAACTATATCTAACTTATAATACATACATATAAATTTATGGAAATTTTTAGCTATATCACTATATCCAGTTATAATAGCATCACGACTAAAACCATTAGAACCACCATTCATGTTTAATGATTTTTCAGAAAGATCATCTATTTTGAAATTTTGTGCTGCTAAATTAACAATAATTTTAAAATAAATTTCATCCATAAAATTACCTATACAATATAGATCATCTAAAACAATTATTCTATTTTTATCATTGCATTCATAAGAAGTATTAATAGTATAATTACCATTTTCATTTTTTGAAAGTCTAATTTTATCATAACGTGAGTCAAATGTATGATATATTATATTATCTACACAATTAAAAATACTTTTATCCATAATTAATCCTCCAAAGGTCTTTTATCATTTTTCATATATTTAAGGTATTTTACAAATAATTTAGATTTTAAATCATTAAGTCTTAAATATGCATCTATCGTCTTTTCATAATCTCCATCATAATCATAAGCAGAATTTGGTAATAACCAATTTGAATATGTTCTATTATCTACTGTAAGTAAAAGAGCAATATATGAAAATAATTTTTCACTTACAAAATACTGAGTATCACTAAAATGATGCGTACTATTTTTTAATAAATCATCAGTAGTATAACCGATAAGTTCAGTATTTTTATTTTCGATAAATTCATGATAGCATTCATTAGATGCTAATATATTAAATAAAAAATATGGATGAACTGTAAGACAATGTTCACCTACATCAAAACGATTTTGTTTCATATACGGAACTCTTACAAAAACTTCAATATCTGCTGCTGCATTCTCATCTCCTAACTTAAATATGATATCTTCACTTCTTTCAGGTTTTGTTTTAGCATCAAAATAATATGGATAAAAATTATCCTCTTCAGCAATTTTTTTAATCATTTTAAATTCTCCTTAACTATTTAAAGTCAATTTTAAATCAAATAAAGTTTTCATAATTTCATATAACTCATCATTTACTTCAAAATCAATTATATAACCAACATAGCTAATTTTAATGATTTTATTCCTATAATCATTCAACATTGTAACAACATCATTAATATCTAAATTTATCAAATAATTATTATTTTTATTAGAAATTTCAAATATATACATAAATGGAGTATCATTAACATATTTTACAAATTCCTCAATATCATTTGGTGTTATCATATTTTCCTCCTTATAAAAAGAAACCCCTAAGAGAAATTCTCTTAGGGGTTTTATATTTATCTTAATGCTACACTTAGAATAATATCATTTTCATCTTTAATATTGATAAGTTTTTTACCATAAGTTGTTCTCTTTAATGGTTCTAAGAAATCTTCAGTACTAATTGCAAGAACTTTACTTGTTGTCGTAATAATAATATCTTTTACATCATCTTTTTCATGAATAGGAATAATTTCAACAAGTTTGTCATCTTTAAGTGCAATACCGATTCTTCCTTTAATTGTAGCACTTCTCTTTAACCTAGGAAATCCATCATTAATATCAACCATTTTCTTTGTGTTAGGATCTTTTTTCTTAACCATATCAGTAATTAATGTAGTCTTACCAAGACCATTTTCTGTAATGAAAAAGATTTTATCCTTTAAATTATTGATAATACATGCACTTGCAATATAATCGTCTTCAGCTAATTTCATAACCGTATTACCCTGAGTTGTTCTACCGATAGGTTTAAACTCTTCATGATCGTATCTTACAGTCATACCCTTACTTGAAGCGATAATGATATCCTGAACCTTTTCATTTGTATTGATAAATCCTACAAATACAATCTGATCATCATTCTTAAGATCAATAGCAATAATACCACTACTATTAATATTCTTGAATTCTTCAAGAGAAGTTTTCTTTCCAAGTCCATTCTTAGTAACGAATATTAAATAAGAACTCTTATCTGCAATCTGCTCATCACTAAGACATAAGAATTTAACGACCTTTTCATTTGCTTTGAGATTTAATGGAAGTTTTGTTCCTTTACTTTTTACAGAAGTTTCCTGAATTTTATATACCTTGATATCAAAAACTCTTCCTGTATTCGTAAAGCAAAGAAGATGATCCTTAGTATTCGTTACAAACATATCTTTCACATCAACTGAGAAATTATTACCCTGAGTATTTCTCTTCTGAGTCTTAAATTTATCAGCAGGAAGTCTTTTAATATAATTATCTTTTGTAAGAATAACTACACAATCTTCTTTTTCGATAATATCTTCCATAGTGATATTTGTATCAATATCACTATATTCAGTCTTTTTAGGAGTTCCATATTTCTTTTTCATGTCATTCTGTTCATTGATAATTCTCTTATTAATATTATCAATCTTAAGAGATTCCATGAGTTCTTCTACTTTACCTTCTTTATCTTTCTTTTCATCTTTAAGTTTATTAATTTCAAGACTAGTAAGAGAAGATAACTTCATATCAAGAATATTATCGATCTGAACTGTTGTTAAATCTGGAAGTCTCTTTTTAAGATTAACTGCAGCTATATTCCTATCCTTAGACTTTCTAATAATTTTAACAACATCATCAATTGCACTTAATGCAAGAATCTGTCCTTCAAGAATATGGATTCTTCTTTTAAGTTTATTGATATCAAATACAATAATCCTACGAATAGTCTGCTGTCTAAATTCAATAAACTCTTTGAGAATTCTCTTGATATCATAGTAATCGTAATACTTATTATTTAAGCATACGAGCTGAATTTTAAAACTTCCTTCAAGTTTTGTATATTTATAAAGCTGCTGAAGAATTATATTCGGATCATAGTCTTTCTTGACCATTATATTAATATCAATATCCTTTTTGGAGTGATCCTGAATGTCCGAAATACCTTCAATTTTTCCTTCTTTGATAGCCTTGACAATACTGTTAATAAGACCTCCATCAGTACTATTAGTACTACCTGGAGTAATTCTTGGACCGATTGTTAAGAGATAAGGAATTTCTAGAATTTTAATAACAGAAGTTCCATTTTTCTTACTTTCAATTTCTACCTTACCTCTAACTTTGATAACACCTTTACCTGTTTTATAGGCTTCGGTAATATCAGAAGAATTGCAAATAATTCCTCCAGTTGGAAAATCTGGTCTTAAATTCTTTGCAAAATAATCAAGTGAAGTATCTGGTTGTTTAATAAGTTTAATTGTAGCATCACATACATCATTAATATTATGAGGAGGAATACTACAAGCAAATCCAGATGCAATACCTACTGAACCATTAATAAGAATATTACATACCTTTGCAGGAAGTACAGTAGGCTCTAGAAACATTACTGAATAGTTATCTACAAAATCTACTGCATTCTTATTAATATCTTCACAAAGTTCAAGACCATACTTTGTTAATCTTGACTCAGTATATCGATATGCTGCAGGACTGTCACCATTAATAGTACCAAAGTTTCCATGACCATCAATCATTGGAAGATTGTTACTGAATGACTGTGCTAATCTAGTAAGAGCCTGATATGCAGTAGCATCACCATGTGGTGAATATTTACCAATAACTGATCCTACTGTCATAGCACATTTTACATGTGGTTTATCAGGAGTACAACCAGTATTATACTCATCCCAAATACAATATCTCTGTACAGGCTTCATACCATCCCTGACATCAGGGATGGCACGTTCCTCTAGTACAGATCTCATATATTTGAGCATATAATCTTCCTGTAACTCTGTTAAACCAATATCGATAATTCCCATAAATTAGTCCTCCTGTTCCTGATTCTGTTTCTTAAGTAGAATCATCTTTCTGAATGCTACATACTTAGGATTATCATCCATAAAATTATCCATTGAAGCCTTTGCCTGTTCTACATCTTCAATAGTTATCTTGTATAGATTTCTCTTATCTTTATCAAGAGTAGTATCTCTAAGTTCATCTGCATCCATCTCACCAAGGCCCTTTAATCTTACTCTACTCTTAGGAGTAACATCGATAATAAGCTTATCATAAGCCTCGATAGTGAATAAAGAATACTCTTCAGTATCCATATTATCACTATAATAATATATACTTCCGATTGGAATCGAATTTTTCTTAATAAACTTGAATGTATTTGTAATGAATGTAGTAATATCAGAAAGTTCAAAGAAGACATATTTATCATTAAGAAAACCTTCATACTTATTAGTATTAGCGTTGAAAATAATATCTCCACCACTAAGCATATTTAAACACTTTTTAACATTCTTTGTAGTTGCACCATTTATAATGCAATAATCAAATACACAAAGTAATACTTCTTTGCTAATACCAAAATTATTATTAGCATAGTTAACGATATACTTAAGAAGTTCATCATATTTATTAAATACTGTAGTAATTTTCTTAATAGTATTTAAAGCCTTATCGTCTTCAGTTACGAAACTATAATTGTTAAGAATAGTTTTATAAATATATTCGTCATATTCTTCCTGATCGATAAAATATCTCTTCTTACCCTTTTCAATAATTGAATAGAGTGGAGGAATTGCTACATAGAAATGACCAGTTTCAATAATAGCTCTCATATGGTCAAAGATATATGTCATAACAAGCATTGCAATATGATAACCGTCAACATCTGCATCACAGAGTGGAATTACTTTACCATATTTTAAATCTTCAATATTAAAGAGGTCATCAATAGCATTTTTAATACCTGTTAGGATAAATGCTAAATCAGCACACTCTTTATTTTCAAGAACTTTTCTTTTTTCCATGTTAATTGTATTTAACATTTTACCACGAAGACTATATACTGCCTGTGTTCTTTTATCTCTTGCTTCTTTTGCAGTACCAGATGCAGAACGTCCTTCTGTAATAAGAATTTCATTCTCATTAATATCCTTTGAGATACAATTTGCAAGTTTGCTTAAGTCACTTACAATAGAGAACTGATTCTCACCCTTTTTAAGAGTATCTTCTCTAGCCGCTCTAGCATTTTCAGCTGCTCTTACACTTGTAATAATCTTCATACAGATATTCTTCATATCTTTCTGATTATTATGTGAAAATTCTTCAAGTGCTTCAGAAATAGGTGTAGCAATCTTATTAATTTCAGAAGACTTAAGTTTAAGTTTAGTCTGGTTTTCAAAGATTGGATCAGGATGCTTAATAGAAATAATTCCTACAAGACCGTCTACTATATTATCACCAGTGATCTTATTTAAAAGCTTTTCATCCTTCTTAGAAAGAAGTTTATTATCAGTAATATACTTCTTAAAGAATCTAGTTAATGTAGTCTTGAAAGCTGTTTCCTGTACACCACCTTCTCTCATATAAAGAGAATTACAGAATGAGATTAAATCAGTATGGGATTTCTTATCATAACTAAATTCCATATCGAGCTGGAATACAGTTTTACGAACTTCACTACCATCATCATAATCAAATGGAATTTCTTTAGAAATCTTAATTGTGTTACAAATAGGTTCTTTATTATATTTCTTAATAAAATCAGAAAGGCCCTTTGGTGAATAAAATTCAAATTTTTCATTTGTATCTTCATTAACAAGAATAATCTTTACACCTTTAAGAACGTAAATTTTAGAAGATAATTCATTTTTGATAGTTTCAATATCAAATTCAACTGTCTTCATAAATTTCTTATTAGGTTTAAAGAATACAATTGTACCAGACTTTTTCTTTTTAGTTCCTGTAGCCTTAAGTTCAGTAATTGGAAGTCCATTACTAAACTTCTGAACGTATGCCTTTCCTTCCCTTACAGTCTCAACAATAAAAGACTCTGATAATGCATTAACAGCTGTAGTACCAACACCGTTAGTACCAGCAGAAGCTGAATATTCATTGTTATTAAACTTACCACTTGAGTGGATCGTACAAAATGCTTTTTCAATAGCTTTCGGTGGAATACCTCTACCATAGTCTTCTACTACAACTGTACCATTTTTATTTGAAATTTTAATTAAAATTTCATTACCAAAACCGTTTAAAGCTTCATCAACTGAGTTATCAACAACTTCACGAATCATATGAGTACAACCTTCAATATTGATATCACCAATATACATAGAAGGCTTTTTCTGAATATTTTCAGGATAATCATACACCTGAATACTGTTTTCATCATACTGTTGAGTTTTCTTCTTACTCATTAAAAATCCTCCTGTCAATAAATTAGAATTTTATTCCAAATATATAATATATGCTTAAAATAAAAAAATAGACCCATAAAATGGGTCTATTTTTTATATATTAATCTAGTATATCCATTACTGTTAATTTTGCTTCAAGAGACTTTACAAATTTTTGTAAGTCATTTAGCTCAGCATTATTAACAGCATTTGAAATTTCAGTAGTTTCAAGTAAATTATCTAATTTACTTTTAGCTTTTTTATATTTTGAATATATTAAATTATATCTTATATTACAAATAATCTTTTTAACACACCATAGACTAACTAATATTGAAATAACAAATAAAATTTTATACAATTTAAAAGTCCTCCTTTTGTTTAAGATGGCTGATAACCAGATCTCTGACGATGTCTCTTTCGTCTATTAGTCTTAGGCTTAGCCACTACTTCTTCAACTTCCATTGACTTAAGAGCTTCATGCATTCTTTCAAGCATTTTGCCAAAGTCACTATTATCTTTACGTCTTAGTTTTTCTTCATAAAGAAGTTCAGCTCTATTTTTAAAATAACTATTGAGTTTTGGTCCATACTTAGGATTATAATCATACTTTACAAACTGATAATTCGATTCTTCATCCTGAATAGTAAGGATTAATGCATATACATCATCATCATCAGGAATATAATGATTTTCTTTAGTTTTTTCAGCACGACTTTTAATCCATGTACCAATAGAGTATCTACCATTAATAGAACGAGGATTGTTATATTCTTTAAAAGTATTTAAAATAGGATAAATACTTTTAAGAAGAGTATACATATCATCATAATCTTCTTTATTAGCTGTAATATTATTTAAGCAAATTTTAAATTTACCTAAATAAGTCTGATAATTCATTACAAAATTAGCTACCTGTGGAATAAATGTAGGAATATTTTCATGATTTCTTGCGTTGGACCAATCATAAGTCTTTTCCATTAATTCTTTAATACATCTGATTAATTCTTCATCAAGTGTATTATTATTAGCTGCATAAATAAGATTGAATATAGCAGTACTATAATCATTAATCATTGAAATATATTCTTTCTTAAGATTTTCATCAAAGCTAATAAGCTTATAATTATTTTCCATACATTTCTTCATAAAAATATAATATGGATGCTTTTTATATTTAGGAATAAGTTTTTTACAATTATTTAAAAATTGATTTGCATCTTCATACGAACAAGTATCATCAATTCCAATACGCCCATAAGGATCAAGTTTTTCAACACAATCTGGACAGATTCTTACAGATACTTTACATCTTGGAAAATTATTGGAAGATACCTTATAGATATCTTCAAGATCATGTTCTTTATTACAAAAAGCACATTTACATTTTTTATTTTTTGGATTCTGAAAATTAATAGGAATAATACCATCTGCTTCTTGACCGACCACATACCAATCTTTAAAGAAATATTTAATTTCTTCAATATCAGATTGAGATAGAGGTTTATCAATATTAACTTTTCTTAAATCTCTATAGCTTACTGCATCTTTAGACTTAGAAAGAAGAATCTTGAAAGCATTTTTCATAGCTTCCATTTCATCTTTTGATGGTGTTTTTCCTTTTTCTAATTTAATGAGTGTATTTTCAAATGTAGTCATTTTCCATTACCTCCCTAGTGAAATCCTAATTTTTTGTTAGTTGCGGACTTAAAATTTAAAGACCATTATCATAAACTGATAATGGTCTTTATAGCTTATATAGCGATTATAATCTCTTTAGAAGCACGAGTTATACCAGTATATAACATCTGCCAATAAAGAGGATCTCTATAATTTCTAAATGGTTCAAAAATGAAAAATACTTTATCCCATTCAGAACCTTGAGACTTATGACAAGTTATTGTGTATCCAAAAGTAAGTTTATTAATGGTTGAAAATTCATCAAAGAACATTTTTCTTTTCTTAAGAATATCACCATATTTATACTTTACTATATTTTCTTTATCGAATAATTCTTTATCTGTTGTGAATCCTTGCTTAAAATACATCATATCTATTGGAACATAAAAAACACTATTGTTAAAGAAATCTGGTCTTAATTTAGCATTTGCATGATAAGTAGAAGACATAATTTCTAAATCATTTTCTAGATAACAACCTAATCCATTTACTAAATTTGTAACTACATTATTTTCAGCACAAATAGCATTCCAATTATTTCTTAAACATATAAGTTTTTCACCTTTTCTAGGAATCCAATTATCAGATGTAATTCCCATAAATGCTCTTCTATAAAAGCTATTCATCTTCTTTACAGTATCGTTTTTACCTGCTATAATCTGATCTGCATTTTTAAGAGCTTCTAGGTCAAGTTCATTTTTCCTTATAACTTTTACTCCATCACCATAATCTCCAAGTTTAATATATTTATGCTGTCTTGCTTGATCTGCTAAATATATAATTGGATTATCTAAGGCTTGCCTTAATGGTTTAGTTAAAGTTGCATCTGGAACTAAACATAGATTACTAGCTTCTCCCATTGGTGGTGGTAATTGATTTGGATCTCCTAAACAAATGGTTTTAATACCAAAAGAAAGTAAGTCATCCATAATATTTTTACTTACCATATAAAATTCATCTATTACAAGAAGTTCAATATTTTCATCAATAGAACTTTTTTTTACAAAATCTGTAACTTCTCCGTCTTCATTTATTACTGGATCATAGATTAATTTATGAATTGTCATAGCAGGATTTCCTTTTTTGATAAGAACTGAAGCTGCTTTACCAGTATATGTAGCATATCTTACATTACAACTATTTATGCCAATTAGCTCAATAAGATATTTAACTATTGTAGATTTACCTGAACCAGCACATCCTAACAATACAAAAGGTTTTTTGTATTCCTTATTTAAATACCATTGTTTAGCTAATTCTATAGCATAATTTTGTTCATCTGTTAATGTAAATGATACATCAGACATTTAATTACCCTCCTTTTAATCCTACAATAATATTTTATTATTGTAAAAATTAAATTTAAATATCATAAAATTCATTAAACCATTCTTTAAATGATTTTCTCCTTTCTTCCATTTTATTCTTTAAAAACTTTCTTTCTGCTTCTTTTCCAAGGCGATATCCATATATAATACCACCCAATGTTGCTGCACAACAACAGAGCCATACTACGACAAAAGTATATTCAACCATACATAATACCTCCAGAAAATATATTTATTTCCATAGTTATAATATATAAATATAAAATAAACTTTACATTATTATAAAGGAGGGATTTTAATGCAACATTTTGGATTATTTGATGAAAAAATAGTTCATCGTTTTAATTTTCAAGGAGAATATGTTGGATATGTATTAGATAATTCAGAATTTGAAGATACTTTACAAATAAAGGTATTTGTTCCAGAATTATTTGGTTATAATTATACTCCAGCTATTAAAAATATAGATAGTACTGTAGAAATATCTACAAGTCATTTATTTAATAAAGATGAGGTAAATATTACAACTCAAGTAAATAAACAGGAATATATTTATGCTAGAATTATATTAGATAGATCTGATATTACTGGAACGAAAGAATCTTTTTTAAAAGAAGTAAGACCTAAGATTGGTGAAAAAGTAATTGTATATTTCTTTAATAATAACCCAACTAATTGTGTGTATGAAAATAAACTATTCTTAACTGATGGAGAAACTTTAGAAATAACTGAAGATACTACAACTGCTTCTAAAATTATTAAAATTATTAATAAAGAAAGTGAAAAGAAATCTAAAACTGATAAGATTGTATGGCAATATTTTAAAGGATAAGAAAGGGTGATATATATGGCTGATAACAGTACTGAAAAACAAATTAGTTTCCAAATAGTTAATGATTCTACTTCTGATAAAACTAAAACTAAAAAAGAATTTCAAGAATTTTTAGAAGATACTATTATGAAATTAGAATTACAATATAATGACTATGTAGCATTCGTAGTAGATAATATTAATGATACTGAAGGTGCTAATAGAGCTATTCTTTTAAGATTAAATGGAGGAGATACACAAGTATTTTTTAATAGTTCAGATACATTCTTAATGTCAAGAGCTGTTTCTGCAAAAGAAGAAGTTACTAGTAATAATTATGGTTTAATGTCTCCTATTAATCTTGCTAAATTATTAAATCTTGATAATAATTTAAATATTGAAAAAACTAATTCAACAGTAGCAAGTAATAATAAAATTTTATCCGATATTATTGAAGTAGATGAAGAAAAAACTATTAATAATACAAATAAAATTTATAAATTTAAAGAAGGTAAAATTAGTACTATCGATGATATTAAAGATCAATTAGAAGCTCATTCTGAAAATATTGAAGCTATTTCAGATTTCTTACAGTTAGAAAATACTAATTCTCAATATCTTAATATTCAAGAATATATTGAAACATTAGTTGATGCAAAAGTTGATAAAATTGTTAGTGATTATATTAATCATACTCATAGAAATTAAAATAATCCCTATAGGTTTTTACCTATAGGGATTATTTATTAATGATATTCTTTCTTTATTTCATCATCCATTGGAGTTCTCCAACATTTTCTACAAAACATATTAGTTTTATCAAATTTATTTGGATCTCCTGCTAAACATTCACAGCAATTTTTACCATAAATACTTTGAACACAAAAACTAGGAATATGATATTTATCAATAGAAACATTTGGCATCTTTTCTTTGATATCCATTAAATAACTAGTAGGTGGATTATCATTAAGCCAGTTTAGTACAGTTCTGTTTATTTCATTACCTCCACCAAATTGCTTATATAAAATTGCATATCCGCATACTCTACCACTATTTAATGGGCAATATTCACAACCTTCATTATTAGAAATATGATCACACATATATTGAATATCTCTAATATTAACATCTTTTTTGCCTTCAAAAACTAAATCAGTAATGACATCTGTATTTTCAAATGGATCTAAAATTTCAACTTCCATTAATTCATCTTTTTCTTTATTATCAGACATTAGTTATCACTCCTTTTATCAACTTATTAAATATATGTTGAATATTAGACTTTTTAAAAAATAAATTATTTTATAACAAATTATTGTAGAGTTAAAGTTATAGCTAATGAAAAGAGGTAGTAAAATGAAAAAGCAATTAAAGTTTATTAACGTTTCTGATGTAGCTAATTTTGTCAATATAGGACTCGGTGTACCATTTGATATTACTGCTGGTAAAGGTAGATATGTTGTAGATGGTAAATCTCTTATGGGAATTTTATCTTTAAACTTATCAGATCCAGTAACTATTGAGTATGACGAAAATGATTCTAGATGTACTGAAGAGATAGAAAGTGCATTTTTAGAAAAAATAAAAAATTACATTATATAACATATTTTTATAAAATTAGATATTTCAGTATATCTATTGAAATATCTAATTTCATTATATATCGCAGGTTATTGTATCGGTCACATATCTGGCTCATAACCAGATCAGACGGGTTCGACTCCCGTACCTGCAACCAATGGGAGCTTACTGGAAGTGGTCATAACCAGTGAGTATAGAGTACTATATACAAAAGCCTTTGCGGAGGCACATTCGTTCGAATCGAATAGTTCCCACCAATTTTATCTATTTATACATTATCCTCCTAGATTATTATTTGCTCTTATGGATTTTTCCATAAGAGCAAAATTTTCAACATCACTTTATTATATTATATAAAGAAAGGAAGTGTTATAATGAATATTACTTTTGGTAATACAGGTCGAGAAGAAAAAATAGTTAATCAAACATATAGTACTATATCAATATGTAGTTCAGCTAACTCTTTATCTTCAATTATAGGTTCTGTAACGAGTTATATTACTGAATACTTTAAATCAAAATTTCCAGAAAAGTATTTTAAAGAAACTTATATTTCTTCTACAATGGCAGCAAGTGCTATTCAAAAAGATTATTTTGAACCTAAAAAGAGACCTTATTTATTTATACAACCTCAATTTGATTTATCAGAAGGTATAATGGGTCAGTTACCTATGTTATTTACTGATTATTCTTGGGTTTATTTACAAAATCTTAGAAAAAATTATAATTTAATATTTGAAGATCCAAATACTGGTATAAGAATATTTAATGCATTTAAAAGAACTAAAATTCAATTTAGAATAGGTATTAGAGTTAATTCTGAAATGCAAGGATGGAACTGTTTATCATATATAGATCAGAATTTCCAAACAAATGGATGGTTTTTCTTAAATAAAATATTTTTACAAACACAAGTTCCTCCTTTTATTATAGAAAATATAGCAAATAGATTAAATTATGATCTTTCAGATCCTTTAGATCAAGAAAGAATGGAAGATTTTATGATGCAGTATTCTTATAATGGAATATATTTAACTAAAGATTTAGCTACTGGTAATGATAGGTTTATGTATAAATATCCAGTAAATATCTTAGTCAATTATCCAGATATGTCAAGTAATAATAGAAATATGAGACAAAATGTAATTCAAAATTCTCAAATTGAATATCAAATTACTGCAGAATTATGGACTCCTTCTATGTTTATTATGGAATTAGATAATATGGAAAGATTCAAAAATATTAAACTTATACAACCTTCAAATTATGAAGATGGTACATATAGATTCTCAATGGTTCTTAATGAAGATTATATTCCATATACTAAAAATGATAGAAATATTATATTTAGACGAAACTTTATTCCTGAAGTAAATGTTGAATATGATACGGTAGATCTTAAAGCCGTTCTTCCAACAAATGTGCATAAAGTATGTGATTTATTAAAAAAATATAGAATAAAAATGAGTAAAGTTTTTACAGTAGATTTATATATAAACGGTAAATTACTATTTCCTGAAAATTATAGTTTTGATGAAAAAGATTTTATTCTTAAAACAAAAAATCCTATGTCAAATACTACATATACAGTTGTATGTTATGCTGATATGGGTATAATAAATAAGATTAATGACTTAATGGGTGAAGATAAAGCATCAGACAAAGAACTTGATGAATTATTAAAAAATTTAAAAAAATAACAGGATAGGTAAATTTTACCTATCCTGATATTATAGGGTATAATTATGATGTAGATCTATTCATTAATTCCAATCATCATAATTATACCCAAATGAATCTTCAGTATACCCTCTATCGTCTGCACTCTCCTCTCGTTTCGGGGCATCTGCTTTAATATTATAACGTTGAGCATACATTTCTGCCTGATCTTTAGAATGGCACGACTTGACTACTTTACCAGTTTTACTGTCAATGACATTGCCGTCTAAACAAAAATATCTTGGTTTCATTTTATGTACCTCCTTTGTACATTCAATAATATAATATATATTTGTTTCCCATATAGATAATTCTATATGGGAAACTTTTATTTACCTTCTCCATATTCGGATAAAAATCCTTCAACAAATCCTTCTAACCAATCAATGGTAAAAGGTTCTTCTTTATATTCGTTACAACGTTCTTCTATAAAATCTTCTAATTCTTCATCATCTAAATGACCACAAAGCATTTCTTTACATACAGTTTCTATTTGACTTTTGATTACTGGATTAAAATCAGGTAATTCATTATTAAAATCTTGAAAACCATACTGAGATAAATTTGGGTTATCGACTAATTTAAGTTCAACTCTTCTAGTCATATCCATTCCTAAACTAATAGATGCTATTAATGATTTATTAGTCATATCAACTCCATTTTCAGCTAATTCTGCCATTTTATCATTTATCATATTTTGAATAACTTTAGGTTTAAATAAATCATTCATATTAATATTATCATTTAAATAATTTGTAATTTCTTCTTTTGTTTTAAAATCTTTAGTTGCAGTCATTAATTGTTGTCTAGTAAAACTCCATAAAAAATTATCAACTTCTTCTATATTATTTTTATCGATATCATTTATATGACTTATGAATTCTGGAAGATTTTCTATAAAATTAACATTGGGTTTATTAAGTTCACCTTCTGCATGAATCTCTGAATTTAACATAAAAATTCCTCACTTTCAAAGTTCAGTATAATATAATATTATATTTCAATTTTTTTAATAAATATTTATAAAACAACCTAATAAATTTATATTGAAAGGTGGAAACACACTATGATGTTAGAAAAAAACGAAGATAAAAGCTTAAGTAACTACGATCAACGAGATATTTTGAGTAACCTTTCTTCGGAGATATCCTTAGATACAATATCACAACAGATAGAAAAACTTTTTGATGAGGATGATACACCTAAAAATAGCAGTGATGTATTTGAAAGTTTTATTCAACAGTATAATTTCTTAAAAGAAAAATATAAGGATAATGAAGAATTTTTACCAGAATTAGAACAAATTGTAGATGAAGCTTCTACAAATATTATGTCTTCTATTGAAGAAAAATTTGATTTTAAAGTTACTTTTAGTGAAGCATTACCAACTCAGGATAAACTTCATTATATTCACATGATTTATAATTTCTTTATTAATTATGTAGAAGATAATATGGAAAGCTTATTCTTTAATTATTTTGTAGAACATTTTGATGAATTTCCTACAAGAGAAGTTAACACTAAGGACCAGACATACATTAATTTTAAAGGAATTATTCCTTCAGAATCATTGAATCAAGTTTATAATTTTGTAGATAATATTGAAACTATTAAGACTTATAAACTATTTGCAGAAGATATTATTGAACTTATGGTTGAAAATGATCCAATGAAAGAATGTAACTTCTGGATTACTAAGATTTTTATAGATAATCTATTTACTGATGTTGCTTATGGTGATGGATTTAAAGACGCTATTTTAAAAATTGCATTTAATTCTAATAAAATTTATAAGGTACAAAATCTAATCATAAAGAAATATGCTAATAAATAAAATTTAATTCCTATAGAGATAATTTCTCTATAGGAATTATAATTAATGATTTTTCATTTTTTCTCTAGCTAGATAAGTTCTTCCCATTCTACCTAATTTTCTAAAATCTTTATCTGAGTTTATATCATATTCATGTGTTGTTTCATTATTTCCATTTTTAATTCTCAATTTCTTTTCTTTACGATTATATTCTATTTTAGATTTTGGATCTAATTTATTAATATCTATGTTTCCTTTTCTAACTTCATTAGCTATTCCTATTGTTGAAGCCATATCTCTATCACGTTGTCTATCTTTATGTATTCCATAAAGTACACTTCCAGCTACACCTGCTGCTGATAATCCAGCTGCAATTTTAGCTCCTTTATTTTCATTAAGAATATCATATAAAGCATCATAGTAACCTTCCATAAAAATTTCATCATAAGTAGCCATATCAAATACCTTCTTTCATAAATAATTTAATAATTATTAGTTTTTTTTTAAATAAACTAATCTTTATAAATCTTAAAAAAGAAGGTGTTATTATGCTTAAATTTTTAGAGCAAGATGGAGAATCTATTAGATTTACAGGCGATATTCTTAACGTATATTTACCTAAGAATTATTTTGAATCTGGTGTTGCTTCATATAATGGTAATGAAGTAAATACTATTGCATATTTCTTTTTTGAAGTAAAAACTTTTGCAATGGAAGAAAAAGATGAAATGGGTCATATATATACTTTTAAACTTCCTGCTAGAATAGTATTTGAATTTGATGATAAGAATTCAAAAACTATGAATATTAAAGATACTGGTGATATTCAGTATGATATTCTTACTATGAATAGAGGAAGTATTTTTGTAAAAAATATTAACGTAGAAAAATCAGCTGCAAACGCTAAAGACTTTTTATATATGTTACATAAAGGACGTTTTCCTTCTTTAATTCCATATGATGAAATTATTAAAATTTATATGCAAAATATTGATCTTAATGGAATGGATTTAGGTTGTCAAAATACTATTTATGAGATGATGATTGGTGAATTAATGAGAAATAAGAAAAATGTTAAAGAACCTTTTAGAAAAACTGCAAATAAAGCTAATGTATCTCCTCTTGACTATAAAAATATTAATATGAAGAATATTGCATTCTTTAGTAGTTCTTACTCAGCAATTGGCTTTGAAGATATGAATAAGGCATTAATTAGTTCTACGGCTAAAGCGCTTAATAATGAAAAAGAAATTACTTCTCCTGTTGAGAAAGTTCTTAAATATTAAAAAAAAATAACCCTTATGGATTTTTTCCATAAGGGTTTTTATATTTATATTATTTATTTGAAATAATAAATTTTAATATTTTAAAAAGTGAGGTATGTAAATATGATTAAAATTAGTTGTCATGAAGATATCATTAATTATTGTCAAGAAAATAATATAGGTGTTGAAACATTTAATGAACCAGTAGAAATCGTTATAAAAAATACTACTAATTTATCAGAATTATTTTCTAATTGTAAACTTTTTAATCAGCCTGTAATCATTCCTGAAGGTACAACAAATACATCATTTATGTTTGTAGGATGTATATCGTTCAATCAGCCTGTAACTATTCCTGATACCGTACAATATACTAACAATATGTTTGATACGTGTATTAAATTTAATCAACCAATAATATTACCAGCAGAATTAAAAGAAGCTATCGAAATGTTTCTAGACTGTTATACATTTAATAGTCCTGTTTCTTTTGAAAAAATTAAAAGTTATCAACATAGAAAAATGTTAACTTTAGATTCTATGTTCGAAAACTGTCATAAATTTAATCAACCAGTTAATATTCCATATGCTAATTCTTGTGAAGGAATGTTTCAAAATTGTTACAACTTTAATAGTAAAATAAATTTTGTAGAATATGATAAATGGTATGATATTTACACAAAAGAAGAAGATCCTCTTACTTTAACAAGATTTCTTTTTAATTGTTATTCTTTTAATCAAAAGATTGAATTTCCCAATCAATTTACTAGATATGTAACAAAAGCATTTGAAAATTGTTATTCATTTAACCAAGAAGTAGTTTTTGATGGATGGACTAAACATTTAGAACATGCTTTCCGTAATTGTACCGAATTTAATTCTAATATTACACTACCAAAAAACAAACGAGATATCTGCGTTAATGGATTACTAGAAGGATGTATTAGTTTTAATTCTTCTATTATAACAGATATAATTCCTTACAGTATTGAAGGAATGTTTAAAAATTGTAAAAATTTAACACATTTAAGCTTAGATATAAAAGGAATTTTAGATAATTACAATATTAAAGAAATTTTTAAAAATTGTGATAAACTCAGATTCGATGAACCTTTAAATATATTTGACAATATAAAAGATATTAAACATAGATATGAATATTATGAAGATGCTTTTGCAGGAACAAATATTGATTTAAAAAGTAAAATAGAAAATTTTAAAAATGTTACTACATTAATGAAGTTTTTTGCTTTTGTAAGTAAATATGATTTTGATCGATTTAAAGAAAGAGTAAAAGTTAAAATAAATGATACAAATATTACGGTTAGTTTAAAATCATTCTTATCAACTAGATTTACACATAAAAATGATTATACTTATATGTATAATGATTATACAGAAACAATTACAGTATTATATGATAATGAATATACTCGTAGAAATCCTATATCAGATCATGCTATTGCTAAGATGCTTTTAGATAGCACACTTGAAAAATAAAAATATTTCTTAAGGAAATTTTCCTTAAGAAATATATATACAAATATAAAATATAATATTTTAAGTCTAAAGGAGAAAATATTATGAATAAATATATCATTATTAATGGAGAAAAATACAATAATATAGGTGATTATTGTGCAAAACAAGGTATATCACTGGAATGTTTTAATCAACCAGTTATTATTCCTGAAGGAGTAAAAGATTGTTCGAGTATGTTTCAATGGTGTGAATCATTTAATCAGCCAGTTATTATTCCAAAAGGTGTTAAAGATTGTTCGAGTATGTTTAGTGATTGTACATCTTTTAATCAGCCAATAATTATTCCAGAAAGTGTTGAAGATTGTTCGAGTATGTTTGCTGGTTGCAAATCTTTTAATCAACCAATAATTATTCCTGAAGGAATGGATAATTGTAACTTTATATTCTATAATTGTACATCTTTTAATCAACCAGTTACTATTCCAGAAGGTGTTGAAAGTTGTTTATATATGTTTGCTGGTTGCAAATCTTTTAATCAACCAGTTACTATTCCAGAAGGTGTTGAAAGTTGTTTATATATGTTTGCTGGTTGCAAATCTTTTAATCAACCAGTTACTATTCCAGAAGGTGTTGAAGATTGTTCGTATATGTTCTATAATTGCAAATCTTTTAATCAACCAGTTACTATTCCAGAAGGTGTTGAAGATTGTTCGTATATGTTCTATAATTGTACATCTTTTAATCAACCAGTTACTATTCCAGAAGGTGTTGAAAGTTGTTTGTATATGTTCTATAATTGCAAATCTTTTAATCAACCAGTTACTATTCCAGAAGGTGTTGAAGATTGTTCGTATATGTTCTATAATTGCAAATCTTTTAATCAGCCAATAATTATTCCAAAAAGTGTTAATGGATATCTTAGAATGTTTACAGAATGTTGTAATTTTACAGAAAGTGTAGTTTTAATTATAGGAAAAAAGAAAGATATATACATATTTGATAATCAAAGATACCTGATAAATGGAAAAGAATATAGTAATGAAGACCTTCCATATATTAAATTTAAATCTACTGATAAAATAAAAATTGATGTTAAATGTAATAAAATTATAGTTGAAAATGAAATTGATGCATTTAGATTTAAAACTGCAACTTTTACAAATAGTGATATTATTACTTTCAAAATAAATGGAAATATTTATCGTAAAACACAATTAAAGAATTTTAGAATAAATAAAAATGATAAATTTGAATATGATAAAAAGACTAAAACATTAACCTTTTTTAATGAAATAGATGAAGCTAGAATAGCTAAAAGTATGATTAATAGAGCATTATCTTAAGCTATAACGAATAAAAATAACTCATAGAATACATATTCTATGAGTTATTTTTTTTTATAGCATATTTTCTTTTTTCATTCTAGCAGCTCTAACAGCATTTATATTAGCTATAGATTTTTCATGTTCAGCTTGAGCTTTTCTACGTTTATTCTTAGATTCTTTTTCTTCAACTTCTGCTTTCTGTTTTCTTTCTTCCATTTTAAGTCTCTTCCAAGTTTTAAAGTTTGGATACATTTTAGGATTTCTTCTATGATCCAGCTCGTATTTTCTCATTTCTTTATCTTCAAAGTTATCAATACTAAGTTGTCCACCTGCTTGCTGATATGCAAGATATCTCATTTTCTTTTTTCTATCTTCTTTCTCTCTTTCTTTATCAGCTGCTTTAAATTCTTTTTTAGCTTTAATACTTTGAATTATACTTTCAACTAAATATGTGTTTTTCATATTTCCACCACCTCATATCTATTATTATCTTCATCATAAGCAAATTCTTCTTCTTCAACAGTATCAAATCTTACAATTTTAATAACAGATGTATCAAAACCACTATCTTCAATAATATTATAGTCTTCATCTATTACATAAAGTTCTTTATCTTTTGTACATACAATAGTATATTCATCTGGTAAGACTTGTTTCTTTTTAGTTTCTTGCTTTTTGGTTTCTTCACCTTCAGATAATCTAGCTTCAAGAATTTTATCAATTTCAGCATCAGATGGTTGTTCTACTGGAATATTCTCTTCATCTTCAATAGCACTCTGTTTAAGAATACTTTTATCATTTTTATTAAGTAACTTATAAATTTCAAGAACTTCTTGGCTAACACCAGATGCTTGTTCTTCAAGTTTATTATTAGCAGTAAACATTTTAGTTTCAATTTCCATCTTAGCTTTTTTAATATTAGTTAATTCTTTAATAATATTTAATTTTTTCTCTTTAATTGAAATTAAATTAGCTGTTTGTGAAGCCATAAAAACAGGGTTAGCTCTAGTTGGTGTCTTACTTACAGCATCTAATCTAGTCTTAGCTTCTCCAAAAAGAACATCTAAAGAAGATAATTCATCTTTAAGCATTTGATATTCTTCATCAAGTTCTTCTGGTGTAAGAACTAACTTATTTCCAGCCATTTGTATCACTCCTTTATTAAATAATAATAATCTATAGTTTTTATAATAATGAAAAAAAAAAGACTACCTCAAGTTATGAGGTAGTCTTTAATTTATTCTTCGTCTTCTTCTTTTAAGTCATCATGAAAAATTGAATATATAAAGTATTTACCAAAATAAAGCTTCATATATTCTTTTAATACTGGGTCATTCGATTCATTGATGATATTTTTAAGTTTTCCTTCATCTAAAACAACCTTTTCTTCATCTTCGAATCTATAAACTAAAATAAACGAAGTAAATACTTCGCTATCCCAGCTTCCAGTAATAGGATATTGGTATATAATTGGCTCACCATCAGAAGCTTTCTTAAGATCTCCAACAGCTAAATTTAGTTCAAGACCTTTTATCATAATAGATGCTTTTCGATTACTATCAAATTTAATAATATGAGAATTATAATCATCATTAAGTTTCATCCAAGCCTCCGTCTTTACAGTATTTCCAAAGTCTTTCTGAAATCCATTTGAAATTCCTTCATACTTTTCTTGAAATACTGAAGGATGTCTATATTCATCGATTCTATATGAAACTGTTCCATTTTCATTAATAACACGACAAATATATATTCCTTCTTCTGTAGGTTTTTCGCTTATATGAGTAAACATAATTAATAACCTCCTCTACATGCAAGTTTTTCCTTTTGTTTCTTTTTATTTGGAATAACTTTAGCAGCAGGGTTCATTGCACCCCAAGTGTTTCTTTTAGAATTATTAATTTTCTTCTGCTCTTTTTTAGATAATTTTTCAAATGAAATAAACTTTTCCATATTATATCCCTCCATAAATAGAATGTTATTATTTACCTTTCTTTTTTATACTTTTTATGTGATCATAAGGTTTTTTACCGAACCTCCTACAATAATTTATAAATATAACTCCATTTATATTATTATGTGATGGTAACGCAAAACTTTCCTTTTGTGAATTTATATAAATTATATGCTCACCGTCATTTCGGACAAAAGTAAAGCCATCATTTTTCAAAATCTTTTGAAAATCCTTCTTTTTGATATTAGACAATACGCTCATTGTAATCTCTCCCTAAAAATATAATTTTGGTAAATCTACCACGATAATAATATAAATTTAAAAAACCCCTTAAGGATTTTTCCTTAAGGGGTTATTATTAAAATGTTCCTTTACAAATAAACTGATTTGAAGTTACAAGAATACCAATAATACTAATTACTGCCTTAAGAATTTCTGTTTCTGTCTTAAGAGAATTAATAATATCAGTATTTTTATCATTCTCAAAATTCTTTGTTTTTAAGTTATATATACATCTTTCATCTACACATTTATTAATTATTTCATTTGCTTGTTCTTCTGTTTTTCCTGCATTTAAAAGTACATACTTATAACAATCTTTAAAAGAATTACTTACAAGATTAGTAAGAGTATTTAAAAGTTCATAATTAGAAGAAGCTCTATCATAAACAGTATGCTTAATGGTCTTTGGAATTGTAAGATTACCACCAGATACATATCCAGTTTCTAATGCTGCCTTACAAGCAAAAATACTGTCTTCAATAAGATACTTACGATTATTCTTTTCAAGTTCAGTATCTCCACCAACATAATACTTTACAATAGAAGAATTAAGATTACCTCGTCTAGTTTCAAGTTTAAAAATTCTATCTTCAAATGTATCATCATGAAGTTCTTTAAACTTATTAATCTCTTCAGTAATATGATCTACTCTATCTTTAAGTTCCTGATCGGAACATCTTCTACCAATAACTTTAGTTGTCTTATTAGTGATTGCAATTTCATCACAAGAACCTAGCATTTTATAAAAATTCTTTTTAAAGTCTTCTTCTTTATCAAAAGTCTTATCATAAATAGTACTCTTAGTAAATAATGCAATATCCTTAAAAATTTCTTCCTGATTCTTATTAGCGAAATTAAAATCTACTAAACAAATCTGAAGATTAGGATTCTGCTTCTTATTAATAATCCAACAAGAAACAAACTCTACAGAAAAACTTCTAGCAATAATAACTACAGGCTTAGTCTGCTGAGATACAAGATTACCAATTACATCTACAATATAATTAAGATCAGTAGAATCAAGTCTATCATTACACATAAAAATAAAAGGTTCTTTAACTTTAAACTCAGGCTTATTTCTATTATTGGAAAAATCTTCTGCAATCATACCAGTTGCAAATTCAAGACCATTAAGATACTCATATGTATCATTATTATCTTTAGAATTCTCTAAATAAATAAAGCCTTCTCTACCAATCTTTTTATAAATATCATAAATATTCTTACCAACAATTGGATCATTATTATTAGAAACTTCTGCAATCTTTCTAATTACATCAAAATTCTCTTCAGTAATAGGAGTTGCAAATTCTTTAATATCTTGATTAATATATTCTTCAATCTGTTTTAAACCATCAAAAATTTCCTTTGGAGCATAGTCTTTTAATTCAGTAGCAAGAGCATTGTTAATATTATTAAATAAACTTTCTGCAATAACTACTGAAGAAGTACTACCATCACCAACTGTTTGTACTAAATTAAAGGAAATTTTCTTAATAATTTCATAAATAGTTCTAGCTACAGGACTTTCAAATCTAAGTGATGACAAAATAGTATAACCGTCCTTTGTAGCAACATGTCCATTAATCTTATCTTCAATAATAGTCGAAGATCCATAATATCCTAAAGACTTTCTTAAACTATCTGCAATAATTTTTAAAGTCTTTTCAGATAATTTCTTATAATCTTCTTCACAAACTATATTTGAAGCTTCGCTATTAATAAGTGTGTTATCCATATAAGTTACTCCTCTATTAAATCAACTTTTACTTTTAAAGTTTGATCTTTAGAAATAAAAGTATATATTTTTTTATCTTTTGTGATATCAAAAACACCATCTAAACCATATTTCTTTATTATAGAATCGATATCCTTTGGTTTACTAAAAACAAAGGATATCTTTCTAAAATTACGTATATTACTATCTTTTGAATTACAGTCAAAACCTTCTTTAACTTTATATTTAACATTTTCTAAATTCAAAATATTAACTAAAGCATTAAATTGATATCCATGTTTTTTATCTAACGATTCTTTAAAATTTTCATATGCTATATCAGCTAATTGGTCAATTTCACTTTTTACTAAATGGTCAGATGGTTGCATAAGATCATTATAATAAAAATAAATCATTTAAATCAACCAACTTTCTATATAATATATGCTCAGCCATTAGCTTCCTTTTTGTAGTTTCTTTCTTTCATTCTCTAGTTTTTCTTCTCTTACTTCTTTCATAGCTAAAAGTAAAGAATATTCCATATCCATCATTTCTTGAATGGATATTTTACCTTCGAATAAATCAACTAAATATAATAAGAAGCTAGCACTATTTTTATATTTTTCTTTTATTCTTTCATTACCAATAATATCTTTACTTATTGGCTGAGCATTAGACGAAAAAGTACATTTTCCATATCAACTGGCATAGCACCTAAGTCTTTCTTACAAGAAGGACATTTAAAATTAGGAATTCTATATTCTGTCTTATATTTTTCAGTCCATTCATCAATAGCTTTTGCAAGCTGCTTTGTATCATTAATAGATAACTCTTTAAGAACTCTAATTATCTGATCCTGAGAAGTTACAGGATAATAAATAGGAGATCTCTTTTCAAGAGTTTCTGGTACGTTAAGAAGAAATATATCTTTAATAAATAATAATGTAGCAAGATCATCAGACATACTTTCAAGCTGATCTGCTGGAGTAGACTTTAGAAGATCAAGCTGATCTTTAAGAGAAGGAATTCTAATATCAATAACTGTCTTAGATTGATCTAGACAAATTCTCTGATGTTCAGCAACAAGAGAAGCCTTCTTAACTTTTTCAGGTGTATCAGCAGTTCTAGCTACTTCATCAAGTCTCTTAAAGATTTCATCATCTTTACTAAATACTAAACTATCATTTGGAATATCTTGTGAAAATTCATGTTGACAGTGAATACATTTAAAATCAAACTTAGTAGATCCTGGGAATGTCTGCATATGTAATCCATAGAATAAGCTCTGTAAATCAAAGAATGAAGTACATTCACAGAATGTATCAAAACTAATAGCTCCAATACTTGTAGCCTGAAGTCTACTATGAATAATCTGATACATCTTAAGAGTTGTATGATATTCATCCATTGTAGAATTAGTAATAGCATCAATATCATTATATTTAAGAGCTTCCATATAAGCAACATAACAGCTCTGTGGAAGAGTAACCTGAAAAGTAGGTTTACTATTAAATACGAGATCAAGATTGTTATGTTTTTCAAGACTGTTAAGACTGTCTGAAATAACAAGATTATTTAAATCAATATTCATAGTAGGAAGAAGATCATTAATCTGTACCTTCATATCATTAACAATCTCATGCTTTGCACTCATAAATAAAGGATTAGGATTAGCCTTTTCTTTCTGAGTGAGAACTTCTTTTGCAGAAAGACTAGTAGAATTCTTTCTCTTAGTAGGAGTATTTCCTCCAGATTTCTTAGTGGTCTTCTTTTCACCATTATCATCTACATTAGCATTAAAACTAAGACCACCATTAACTTCATTTCTAGCACGTTCCATAGCTGCAAGCATTTCTGGATTAGCTCCAGTAGGATCGGGTGCTATATTGTCATTAGGTTCAAAAGTAACTTTTTTAGCCATAATAGTTTATTCCTTTCTAAATAAATTTAAAGATCCATCTGAGATATAACTTTTCTATTAGATGTATCTCCAGTAAAAAACAGATTAATCTTATATTCTTGTGAATTTCCTTTTTCATTAGTATCAAAAATTGTAAAGAAAATAGCAAGAGTATTATAAGCACCATTGGCACTTCTTAAAAACTCTACTTGATGCTTTGTATTTATATTAGATTGAATGATTGATTTATTTAGCCATTTTTCCATTTGAGTATTTATACTTTCTTCTAACTCATATTTAGTAGTATTATTTGCAAATTCAAATAAATAATCTTCAATACCTACGCCAAAATCAGGATTATTAGGATAAGTGCCTTTTTTAGTAATTAAAATATGTTGAATAACTCTAGCTACTGCTTCTTTACCAGTAGGCTGCTTTATTTTTTTAAATTCTGTTATATTTAAAGAAACATCACGAAATTCAGTAGGTGTATTATTTTTAAGAGCTGCTTCTTTACCAGCCTTAACTAATTGCTCTATAATTCGATTAGCTTCATCAATAGGGTTATTCTTATAAATCTCATACAAATCACTTACATTTAATTCTCCGCCTTTTCTAGCTCTATTTATAGCATCAATATAACTCTGATCATAAGTTCCACTTTCTCTTTTATCATTAGGCATTTTATCACCTCAATTCTTTTAACTTATTAATATATTAAATTATACTTTTTTGTTAATTATAGTTTTTATTATAAAATAGAAAAAATAATAAACAATTATTATACGATAAAAAGGAGTGATATTATGGGCCAATTAACTGAAGTAACTTTACAAAAATATGAAGATAATAAAACAGTTAGTGAAATGGAAAAAAATATTCAAGAAGCTATGGGTTATAAACCTGCTAGTGAAGAGTTACATGATATTAATGAATTATCTAATATTGCCAATGATGATTCTAGTATCCCTAGAAAATATGGATACGTGCCTAAACTAACTGTTACTTTTAGTGACGGTTCTGTATATGATTTACTTGAGTTTACAACTATAGTTCAAGTAGAATTAAATTTAGATTTTTATGTATTTCCATTAATCTCTGTAAGATTAGATCCTCCAGTTACTTTAATACCTAAAATACAATTTGATGATGATTTAGAAATTAAATTTGAGTTATTATATAATGCTATAACTGATATTGAAAGTGCTCCAATGTATGATACTTTATGGAATATAACATTACGAAAAATAAAGCAAGAGAGTTCACCTATTATAATTAATGAAATATTTTATCAAGAAACTAATGAAGGATTAAGAACTGAACCTATTGAATTAAAACTTATTCCAACAGAATGTCTAAAAGCTAATAAAAATTTATTTTCTGGAGTATATGGTGATTGTACTATGATGCAATTACTTACATTAATTACTGAAAAATTAAATTATAAATCTTATATTGTAAATCCAGATAATGTAAGAAAATATAACCAAGTAATTTTTCCACCATGTAATACTTTTTATGCAATTGAATACTTAGACCAATATTATGGATTATATGATAGAGGTTTAAAAATGTTTTATGGTTTTGGACAAAATATTATAATGCCTAAGAATCATTATATAGAAACAGGACAAAATAAAGTAAAAGTAAGCTTTTCTCAACAAACCAATGGTAATGATATTTTTACTTTTACACAAGGTGGTATAGAACGTTTAGGAAGTGATAATTATATTTCAATTACTCCTAATAATGTAAAAATTCTTGATAGAAGACACTATATAAAAGAAACACTTGGTACTAAAGTAACTACCTATTCAAGAGATGATCATGCATATTTTGAACAAGCTAGAGAATATGATTATACAGATGGTAATGAAAATATTGAAAAAGTAAAATCATATATAAATCAATATAATAATACTAATAAAGAAAAAGAATTTTTATTACAATCTGCTTATTCAAGACAATTAGAATTATTATTAAATGATGCAATAATTCCTCCAGATTCTTGGTTTAAATCATTTAATATTAATTTTGATTCTGAAAATTATAATAGACTAAATGGTTTGTATAGTATGAATGGATATTACTTTAGATTTAGTAAAATTTCTAATGGTAATGGTACTTCTGAATTTAACGTTCAATCTGCTATAGAATTAATAGAAGTTTAAAAAAATATCCCTAATGGAAAATTCCATTAGGGATATAATATTAGTCTCTATACCATGTAGCATTTCTATGCTTATCAGTTCCAAGAGAATCTTTACCTTTATTAATAAATTCTTCTTTAACTTCTCCAGTAGTATAATCTAACATTTCACATTTTTCTTCATAATTATATTCAATGATTGCGTTTGTTTGATCTGCTGCAAAATAAACTGTATCACCTGTAGTTCTATCTACAACACTTATAACATTTTCACTAACTGCTTTAGCATTATTTAAATCATATCTTTCACAGTTAAATACTTGTACTGTAGAAGTATAAATGTCTGAAACACTATACCAATTCATTCTCCATTTTACTTCATCATAAATTTTAAGTAAATTTCTCTTCTTATATTGAGGCTTTGTACGATCATCAATATATTCAATTAATGTATCTCTCTCTAATAATTCATTACCATCTTCAGTTAATGGCTTATGCAATTTAACTAATAATAGCTCAAATTCTTTATAATTGTCAAAAAAATTAAAAACATTTTTGCCTATCTTTGGGCTACTGGTAATTATACTAACAACTTCAGAAGCAGTCATATTATCATTCCTTTCTAAAATAAGATTATAACCATTTGTTAAAAATAAAAAATTTTGTAAATAATAAATTATTATTATAATAAAGGAGGGATAATTAATGTATATTCCTATATTAAAATTTAAAATAACAGATTATAAAGAAAAAGAAATTCCAAAAAAATTATTTAGAAAATCTAAAATTGTTACTGAAGAAGAATCATATGAAATTACTTTATCATATAATATAGATGAGGATAGGTTTTATTATGAAGATGAAAATAAACTTATACCAACTAAAAAAGATTTATCAAGATCTATTATTATGATATATGATATTTATAAACGATATGAAAAATTTGGTTTTAAAGATAATTTTAAAGTATCTGAAAATAAGTTAAATCAATTTCTTAAAAATTTTTTTAATTGTAATAATAATGAAAGTGAAATATATTTAAAAAAATTGATATTTGGAAGTCAACCAGTAAATTTATTAGCTATTAATTCAATATTAAATGAACTTGAAATTGATGGTGTAGATTTTACACAATATTATTATTTTCAATATCCACGAATTAGTTTTAGATAAAAAAAAGAAGGCACATTGCTATCACCTGAGTGCCTTCCTTTTTTTTTGGTAAGAACGACTTAGTCGTTCTTACACTCCTTGTTGTTGATGGCCTTGACAAGGCCATCAACGACTCCAACTGCCAATGCAATGGCAGTTGTTGCAGCTACCTGTCCTACAACATTTCCTGCAGCATTACATGCTGCATCTGCAAACATCTCCTTTCTTGCAGCCTTTCTTGCAGCGATCTTCTTAGCTTCCATCTGTGCCTTAAAATTATTAAACATGGTATTCCTTTCCCCCACTGCCCTTAGGCCCATGAATGTGAGTAGCCGTTAGTTATTAATGTAATAAGGGAACATACAAAAAGGTGGCTTAATCCTTTTCAATTATTTACCTTATTCACAATTATAATATGTATTCAGAAATATAGTTTAATACGGTTTAATAAAAATCCCTATAGGTTTTGTACCTATAGGGATTATAATTTTAAATAAATAAATCATCACCAAGATTATCAATACCATCTCTAGGAGTAACTTCCTGCCTATTATCTGGATTAATCTTAGCTTCAATTCCTTTTGAAACTTTAGAATCTTCTTTCTTTAATGTAGCAATACTATTATGCTGAGCTTGCTTATTATCATTATCAAGAGCTTCTCCAAGCTTCTTTAATTTACTAGCAAGACCAGATTGTTTTTGACTAATAGATTTATCTCTAGGATTTCCATTTCCAACAGCTAGACTATTAGCTTCAACCATTCCACTAATATACTTTAAGTTTTCAGAAATTTCAATCTTTTTAAAATAATAATAACAAATAAGAGTTCTAGAAAGATAAACTAATGCAAGAATACTACTACCAACAGCAAGAACACCTAAAGCAATAGCTGCAGGAGTATTAGCAGCAGCTAAACCGCCTATAGCTGATCCAATTCCACCAAGGGTAGCTCCGATTCCAACTGCTTCATGATATACCATTTCATATTCTTCACATTTAGCTTCAAAGTCTTCATTAAGCTTAAGTTTATTATTTCTACAAATATCATTGAATTTTTCAATGTTCTTAAAAAGAATATTTTTTGTAAGAGAATTCTTTGGAGGATCTCTATATATTAATGTATTTGCTTCAGTAAATGAAGTACTATTAATTAAAATTATAGAAGCAAATTCAATAGTAGCAGCAGCAATAGTTTGATAAGCTAAAATATTAGCTGAATCATTAGTTTGATATGCTCTTTCAAAATATTTAACATTCTTTTCAAGATTACCCATAGCAGCTTCTACATTTTGAAAAGCAGTAACAGCTTCTACAGTGTTTTTACCTTTAGCTTTTTCAACAATTGGTTTAAGCATAGAAATACACTGTTTTGTAGTTTTATAAGATTTAGATTTCTTAATATCTCCCTTAGTTTTAGGAAGATCTAAGAAAGTTCCTTTTTTAGTAAGATGTGCTAATTTCTTTTCAGAATTTTTCATAGCACTTCCACCCATCATGTCTGCTAAAGACATTTTTTGCTCTTCAGTAAGACTATTTAAAAAAGTGGAAGAAATTAATGTAGTATCCTTATCTTGATGGTTTTCCTGTATAATGTAATCCAAACTGAATCTGTCTGGAGTCATATTCATAATGTATGGCATAATTGTTTCCTCCTCTCTATTATCTACCAAATAATGATTTAATATCATCGATACTTATTGGCTTTGGTTTCTTCTGAGTTTTAAAATCATTAAGTTTTTTAACAGTATAACTTGCAGATGGTTCATCATAAAGATAAACTGTTTCAGTAGATTCATCTATATAAGCAAAATTTAATAAATAAAGAGAATCCATTAATCTTTGAGCAAATTTAGGCATAGAAAGATCAATTCTATAAGTGCTTGCAATATAATCAACTTCATCTTTAGTAATTACTAAAGTAGCTGTTTTAATTGGAGCATTCTTTTTTCCTGCAGAAGAAGAATGGAAAATTTGTTTATTTTCATTCTTAAGCTTTCTAAGCTTATACCACCAATAGTTAGAAGTCTTAGCTGCTTGAATACCAGTATTCTTCATGTTAGTGAAGTCAAAAATTAATTCACCAAGACCTTTAAAGAATCCATATTCGCCAGTTGTCCATTTAATAAATTTAAATAAAGTAGAATTTTTAAATTCATTACCAATATTAAATATAATATCTTCGGATTTAATTGGATGAGCAATACATTTTACACCAAAAATAACTTCTTTTTCATCAAGAGAAGTTCTTGATATAGTAGAATTATGACCAACGCCTATTCCACCTACATTTCCAGCAGCTTTAGCAGCAGAACCACCAAAATGTCCACCAATTAATGCACCAGCAATTTTAGTAGCACCGTTCATATCAGTAGTAGAATTTCTTTCAGAAACAGTAGAGTTAGCAATAGAAATTTTAACTTTAATAAATGTTGGTTGTAAATCATTAACCTTTTTAAACATATCAGGATTAAAAGGTGCTTTATCATCAAATTCAGCAGTAATAGTTTTATCATTTACACTATGAGAACTTCTGCTTACAGAACCTAAACCAAAGTTTACAGTAGTTCCACGATTTGCATCTGTAACAGTATTATTTTTATATTCTGCTTCATTTAGATATTTTGGAAGAGTTGCTTCATTTAAAGACCATTTACAAAACTTATCTTCTACTGGAATAGCTAATGATTTACTAGCTAAATCAATATTTTCAAGTAAAGTTGGTTTTCCTTCAATATTAGTATGAAGTAGTCTTAAAGAAGTAATTAGGTCTCCAGAACCATTTGTTAATGTACCAAAATCATTTTGAAGTAATAATCTAAGCATTATTGCATTTTCAACTTCAAATCCACCGGCTAATGTAGCAGCAGCATCTTGAGAAATATTTTGAGATAATAAAATTGGAAACTGTAGGATTAAATCTTTAGTCATCTTTTTAATAGAATTACCAGTATAGGCATCAGTATCAAATCTAGAGCTTCTTCTATAATTTGCACGTCCTGCAGCTTTTTGGATGAAAGTATCAAAACTTGCCATATATATCATTCCTTTCTATAAAAATTATAAAAAGTTGTTAAAAAAAATGGGTAATATTCAAAAGTAAATATTACCCATCTTATATCACTCTATTGATAGAGAATTACTTATGACATTGTTAAAATAAATATAAGATACTATTAATTAAACATATAAAACCTTCTCCCACTGTTTCACATTTGTAATTACTATTTTTAGCTCCTGGAAATAGGTTAGTCCATGTTGGACCATAAATTTCTTTTTTATCTTTTTTTCTTTCTTTTTTACTGTTATCTTTAAGATTTTTAGATATTGTATCAAAAATCATAAGAATCTCCTCCTAATTAAAATTAGGAAGAGGAGCATGCAGACAGGACTGTATACAAGGCCTACAATATTTTAGGGTTTAAAGAGTGATATAAGCGACAGTCTAACTCCTTTCCATCTTTATAATATATATTTAATAATTTTCTATATAAACAACAAACCAATATTATGTTTATATAAAGAAGGTGAGATTATGCAAAAAGCAATAGATATTATTAAAGAAAGATATCAGGATCAAATTAATATATATGAATATTTCAATCCTTATAGACTTAAAGAAAACGTAGAACCTTTTATGGGAGGATTTCCAATTATTTTTATGACAACTCCTTCTATGACTGTTTATGAAAATGGTGAAGTTCCAGAAACACTATTAAATGCAAATCCATTATTTGCATTACTTGCAGAAAATGACCCTTACATTTTAAAACAGTTACAATATTCTTTTGGAGGTTCAACTTCTGCATTTATTAAATTAGTAACAAATAGATTTAAAGGTATTACATTAAAAGATTTTAATATGAGAACTGTTGATGAACATGAAAACTATTATGGTTGGAAACAAATATTACCAGCTTCTACTGTTGATAACTTTACAGCAGAATCTTCATTAACTATAAATTTTTCAGAGTCTAAAAATTTAGATATGACTAAACTATTTTATGCTTGGATGAATTATATTGAAGTTGTAAGATATGGTTTACATGAACCTAGAAAAGTAACTAGAGATAGCAGAATATTAGATTTTACTTCATCAATATATTTCTTTTTATTAGATTTTGATATGCGTACTATTTTATATTTTTGTAAATATACTGGTGTATATCCTACTAATGTACCATTAAGTAGTTTAATTATGAGTGATATTACTTCTAGAGGACCAGTAGAAACTTCAATGACTTTTACATATCAATATAAAGAAGAAATGAATCCACAAATAATTTATGATTTTAATGCAGTAGCAGGTTATCCTGCTTCTATTTATGCTGATACAGCAAAAGGTGATACATCACCTTCATCTTATTATGGAGATTTCAAAAATTTTAATCCAGAAAAAGATAAGATTGAAGTATCAAGTAGTGATAATGATCCAACTAATAGAATTCTAGATGATGGTAGAGATTTTCTATATAATAAAAAATTTAGTACTATACAAATAAGAACTATGACTGAAGGTAAATATGATACTCAAAGTCAAACTGCTTTTAATTCAGCAGAAAATAATACTAAAAGAACACTTGTTATGGAATTCTTAGATAATAATGAAATGCCTAGTGCTTCTGATAGTGATTTAAGTTCTTTAGTTGAAAATATGAAGAGCCAAAAATATTTAGATCTTAAACGAAGAATAAAAGCAGATGCAGTTAATATTATGGGTGAACTATCTACTGGTCTTGTCGGAACTGCCACTAAAAAACAGTATAATGATTACATTGAAGACACTAAGAAAAAATTAGGAATAGATAATGAATCATTAGACAAAATTAAAGGTGAATATAAAGCTAAAGTTGAAGCAGGTGAAATAACTCAAGAGGAATATGATGCTAAGTTAGAAGAACTACAAACTTGGGCTGATAAAAAAGTTAAAGATAATGTATTAGACTATTTAACTTATAAAGGTAGTGCTGAATTTAAAAATACAGTTAGACAAGCTAACTATATGAAGATGATTGAAAATTATACTAAAATGGGTATGGCTATTCCTAGTATGGCTGAGTTTTATGCAAATAAACGTTCAGAAAATTCAGAAAAAGCTGATAAAGCATCTGATGATTTTTTGAAATATTTTTATGGAATGATTTAAAAGGAGGGATTAAATTATGGCTGTTGATGTTACTAATAAAATACCAACTGTTGAATACAGTGATCCTTCTGTAGATACTAATGCTAAATCAATTATTAAAATTAATTCAACTAACTATAACGTGTATGATAATTGGTTTGATTTTATTAAAAAATATTTTGGTGTAGATCAAGTAGGAAATCCTTATATTAATACATTAAAGTCTTCATTCTTTGGTTACTTTAATGAACTTGCTTCAAGTGAAATTAAAAATGCAGTATATCATAGAAATTTCTTATATGATGAACATTTTTTAAATACTGCTATACTTCCTGAAAGCATTTATAATTTTGCTAAGCAGTTTAACGTTCCTATTGATACTGCAACACCAGCTACTATGTTTTTAAAAATCGGTGTTACAGAAGAAAGTTTAACTTCAAGTTCTCTTTTAAGAGAAATATCAATAGATAATGAAAATACAAATAAAAATGCAAATACTTTAAAACTTTATACACTTACATTTACCAGAGATAATACTTTATTTACTGTAGGTAATTATAATTTTTCATTAGCTTATCCTATTATATTAACTATACAACAAATAAGCGATGAAGATGATAACTATTCTTATAGCTATGCAGTTAATTATGATACTACAGCAGAGCATTATCCTTTTGTTGAAGCAACAGGTTCTTTACCATTCTTAAAAGTTTGGAAAGAAAATGTAAATGGTGTTGATTTTGTATATATTGGATTCCAAGTATATCAATTTGAAAAGAGAACTCATGAAGTTCTTATTACTACTTCAGAAGGAAACCCAGATACATTATATCATACTTTTAATTTTGATGATCAGTTAGCATTCTTTGATGCTAAATATGAATTTAATGGAAAAATTGCTGATTTACATCTATATTTTAATAATATCTATGTACCAACAGAACAAGAATATTTTGCATATTATACTTATTTAAACGATAATTGTATTCAGATGTCTTTTTCATCAGATCAAATAACTGGTTTTAAACCTTCACCTGGTTCTACTATTTATTTTAGAACTTATACTACATTAGGTGAAGAAGGAAACTTTGACTATACTGGTGGAGTATCTATGAAATTTACTAATAATACGTCATATAGTTATCTTGATTTCTCTTGTGAAACATTAGTTAATGGTTCATCTGGCGGTAAAAATAGATTAGATACTTTTGGACAGAAAACTAAAATTCTTGAAAGAATTACTACCAGAAATAATATTATTACCGATAATGATTTACTTAAATTCTTTGATTCAGTTAATGAATCTTTAAATATTAATGGAAGTACCATTCAATTTTTAAAGAAACAAGATGATGTTATTAAAAGAATTTATTGTAATTTCTTACTTTTAAGAGATGAAAATAAACGTGTAATTCCTACTAATACAGCACCACATCTTAAAATTAAAGCATCAGATTTATTGCCTGTTGGAGATAGTGTTGCTAGTAATAAAGGTTCTAAAACAAAAAATAAATTTGTTCTTAAAGAGCATTCAATTATTAAATGTAATTACGTAAGAGATATTCCAAATTATAATCCTTTAACTACTGATCCAGATTTAGTTGTAGATAATTTTGAAGATTATTTCGATAAAGATGATAATATAAGATATTCTCAAGATTATATTAAATATATACTTGATAATAATTATTTCCAATCTATTATAGATACTAAAAAAGATTCTTATGAAATTGCTTTAGATAATCTTGAAAGTATATATGATATTATGAAATTTTTTGAAGTAGAAAATGATGAATTAGTATATACTTTACCATTTATGATTTCTATTGAAAAAGAACCTTTCCTTAAAGCTACTTATTATAATATGGATATCAATACTAATGTACAACTTAACTATAAATATTTAAATAGTAAAGTAGGTGCATCATTTAATATTAGCACTCTTTCTATAGAAAAAGATATAAATCCAACAGCTACTAATAAATATTCTTTAGATTCTAATGTATATAAATTATCATTTAATTTAAATACTAATTTAAGTTATAGTGATTTAAAGAATAGAGTTGTTGTTAAATGTATTTTAACAGATGCTAAAGAAACTAAAACATTTGGACATTTCTTCTTCAAATTAAAAGATGTTGAAACTAATAAAGATGGTGTAGTAAGTTATTCTTATAAGTATGAAGCTGAACTTGCCACAGACTATACATTTGATAGTGGTATGCTTAATATGTATAATTGTCTTTACAAGAATTCTTCAACTTCAGATAATTTTAGAAGTCAGCTTTATAGAACAGTTCCTATTGAAGAAGACATCTGTTTCCAGATTGGTATTCTTTATTATGATAAAAATCAAGCACAAACACAGACTAAAGAAGAAAAGGATGACTGGTATTATCCTTTCCCAATAGGATTTATTCAAACTATTGAAGATCCAGTTGATATAATTAATGCTGGTACTGGCGGAATACCTTTTGAAACTTGTGAAAATTTAACAGATCAATCTAACTATTATGATGAAGGAACTGATAAAACTAAATGGGTTGGTTATAAAAATGTAGATTCTGTTTTATTCCTTCCAGTAGATGAAGATGCTTCAAATGGTAGCGGTACTTTAAATAATAATTATGAATTTTATGAAGATGGTCCATTTGATTGGAATGTTATTATAGATGATAAACAACCTTATAAAAATTCTATTGGTAAAGTAGAATATTTCTTAAACGAACATAATTTACTTGATGGAAAGATTATCATTAAAATTAAAGATACCTATCCAGTAGATAATCCAGACGCTGATACTAATCATTTAAAGTTAGAAGGTTATGCTAAAATAGCAATTCCTAATTTTGTTTTAGATGTTCATAATTATACTATTGAAATTGGACATAAATTATTTTATGATGAAGCATTAACTAATTTTGGAAATACTAATGATAATATTAATATTAATAAAACATTTGATAGAGATGGTAATAAATATATAACATTTACTATTAAAAGTATAATTCGTTTAGAAGATGATCAAGATGTAAGTTATGTAAAACTTATTGCTGAAGAACAACCAGATGAAAATGCAACGTCTAATGACACATCAACATATAGAAGAGTTATAGATATTGTAAATATGAAAGGACAATTAGGTTATAGTATTTTACAGCATGTTAAATATATGGATAGATTAGCAGTAATGTTTTATAATGCACGTAGATCTGAAACTCTTCCTAATGATAATAGCACAGAAAATCCAGTAGATATATCTCAATTATCAATTCAATCAGCTATTTTAACTAGAACTGATAGTGATATTGATAATAATGCTGATTCTAGAGATAATATTGATAACTATGTATTAGCTACTGTTCTTAATAACTCTAATACAGTAAAAATGTATCAAAATATGTCTAGTATTATGAGCTCAATAGTTCTTTATGATGAAGAAAATGATGAATTTGATATTGAGTTAGTTCCTATGATTTCATTAAGATACTATATGGCTAGACCTAAAATGATTTATGATTTACTTACTAAGTTTATAGATATTGTTGATAGTTTACTACCTAGACTTGAAAATAATACTAATTGTGATATGAAATTCTATAATACTTACGGTCCTTCAAGATATTTCTATTTTAGTAAAGAAGCTATTACTGAAACAAAATATGTTGATGCTGAAACAGATGAAGAAGTTGATGTTAATGGTGATGATTTCAATCCTTATAGAAGTACAGTAGTATCTACTAATAATTATACTAAATATAATTATCTAGGTAGAACCGATATTATTCTTGATTTTACAATTTTTGTAAATGAAAGTGTTACTAATCAAAAGGACGAAGAAATTAAAAAATATATTTCTGACTTTGTAGAAGCTTCTAATGATGAACTAATACTTCCAATTTCTAATTTAATTACTTCACTTCAAAATAATTTCCCAATTATCAAGTATATTAAATATAATGGTGTATTTAGTGATATTGTAGATAGTAATAATTCATCAAAAAATAATGATTATCAATTAATCGATAATGATTTTGATTTTAATGCAATGACTAAAGATGAAATTAGAGTATATGTTCCAGAATATCTTAATGTAAAGAAATCTGTTGTTAAGGAAAATGAAGATACTATTAAATATACTAATGATATATTTGATCTTCTTAGATATTCTACTTATGATTATGTAATTAATATCACATATAAATTATAAAAAAAAAGAGATAGGATGTACAGTCCTATCTCTTTTTTTTAAACCCTATTATCCCATATATTCTTCGGGATAGAAAGCCTTCAGGATATTCTCCTGAAACCAGCTTTCAGGGTAAACACCTAAAGTTTTTAAAAGCTTTGGTGTTTCTTCATCTTTGATTTCGTCGGGCCATTCCTGGAACTGATAGCCATAGAAGCCGAAACCTCTACGAATATCTTCTGAGGAAGGATACACCCCTCCAAAATGGTCTCTAGACTGCATTGGCATTCCAGAGACAACTAACCGTGCAATATATACACGGTTAGATTCATCTACCTGCAGATGAAGACTGCAGGTTTCTGACATCGTTATAGTTTTATCCATAATATACCTCCTTATGGATTCTCACTGGGTTAAGTTTACTATGATGTGAGAAATCAATAGTAACTTTTTTTACATAATAATAATACATATTTAGAAATATACTTTAAAACAAAAAGTTATAATTTTTATAGAAAAGTGAGGTGTATTGAAATGCAACATTTTCATGAGGAAAAAATTTTAAGTACTTATAATACTAAAGCTGCTCAAAAAAGAAGAGAGCGTGCTGCTAAAACACAGGAATTGTTAGAGTCATTTGATGCTTTAAGAGAGACAGATGATATAATTGAAGCTAGAAAAGAAAAAGCTTTAAAGGAAAGTATGTATCAAACATTTGCTACTAGAAGACAAATGGAAAGAAATAATACATATGAATTAAATCAAAAGAATAATTATATTAATGAACAGATTGATAATCTCGCTAGAGATTTATTCTTCTATACTGTTTATGAATCTCTCTTAGTTGATGAACCAATTAAAAATGCTAATTATCAATATATTCGTGAACACACTAATGAATTCTATGATCTTTGTAATAAAAATCAAATGATTTCAGTTAAAGAAGATAGTGGATTTGATGATATTCTTCAAACTGGTATTTATATGCTTAAGGAAGAATTAATTGATAATAACAGTTGTGATTTAGGTAGAGTACTTCAAGAAACAGTTGAGAAAGAGAATTTCTTAACTTTCTATGCAATAGAATCTATTAAATTTAAGACTGCTGAGAGTCTTAAGAATGAGAAGCAAGCTTCTATTTTAAAGGAACAGTTAATTAGCGAAGACAAGTATGTTGATCCTTCTAAGTCTTTATTTAGATATCTTTTTGAAAATAATATTAGAGATACTATTGATAAAACAAATGTAACTGAACCTGAAAGCCTACAAGATATGGCTATGCTAGAAACTATTCTAGATTACACTATTATGGAAGCTGCAAATACTCTACAGCTAGTTGAATTTACTAATCTTAAGTCTATTTGCAATAGTAAATCTAATTAATTATAAATCCCTAATACCTTTTAGGTATTAGGGATATTTTATTAAATATAAATATGGTATCTAATATTAAAGGATGATAATAACTTCTTAGAAAGAGAAATTTCGTCAAATGTTAATCTACTTGCAAGAGTAATACTATTAGTGTCAATATCAGTAATTAAACCAGATTGACCGATTTCACAATATGCTAACACTAAACCAATTTCACTAAAAGATTTACCAATTAAATCATAAGAACCAATGCTAAATTTAATAATATACTCAACTTCAAAATTTTCAGTATTAATCTTTAATTCAGAATTAGTTGTATTAATAGCTTTACAATAATAATTATCTTGATCCTGAAAGCTTGCTGGAGAGAAATACTTAATAGTACTATTAGCATCTCTAATAATATAATCTTGATTAAAAGATTCTGAATTAATATTAATAAATTCATCAATATTTTGATAACTTCCTGCTGTATTTAATAAAGTTCCTCCTGCATCTGCAACAGAAATCATAGGAACTGGAATAAAGCTAGTAGTATTATTATCTAAATCAGGTGTTTCAATAAAATTATCAGTAGGTGAAGGAACTCTTAAAATACTGGGATTACTAATATTAGCTCCATTGTTACCAAACATAAAACCGCATATAGTTGGTACATAATTTTCTTTACCTTCTGTTTTTTCAGGAAGATAAGTACCTGCAACTGTTTGAAGAATTTTTTCATCTTTGAAAAGATTATATAAAATAGCAAGTCTTGTTGATAAAAGAATTAAATTATTTATTTTTTTAATTAAATTTCCTTTATCATCAAAAATTTCTACCATACCTCTTATTGGTTTATGTTCTAAATCATATTCTCTAAAATTAAGTGGTGATGACATAATAAAACCTTCTTTCAATATAGTTTTTTATAATATTAAGTTAGTTTTATATTTAAATGTAAAACTAACATATTTGTATAATAAACTATTTAAGGAGAAAAATTAATGGGTATTGCTGAAAAAACGGTAAGAAAGAAAAATGAAAAAATAAAAAAAGCGAATGTAACTATTATTGATTATAATGATGATGCACTTTATTATGATCGAGAATCAAAAGAGCATTTAAAAGCTGTATCTATTGGTATTGGTATAGATCAATGTATTGAACCTCAAATGAGACCTAGAAAAGGTGGATTTGGTAATTTGTATGATCCATTGGAGAAATACAAGAATATATTAAGAGAAAAAGTAAAAGAACAATTGGAAATAAATAATATAAAAATTGATATAAGTGAAGATAAATATATTAAAAGTACAATTGTAGTAATTAAAGAACCTCCATCAACTCTTACTAAAAAAGAAAAGTTATACGCTTTACTAGGAAAATTTAAATTTAATAAAAAACCAGATATTGATAACTGTGTAAAAACTATTTATGATAGCTTCGAAAAAATATTCTTTTTTAATGATAGCCAAGTAACTACAGAAACTTTTACAAAAAGATATGGTACACATGATTTTACTAAAATATATTTAGATATATTTGATCAACCAAAAATTACTGGAAGACTTACTAAAAAAGAATTAGAGAAATATCCAGAAGAAATCATAAATTATATAAATAATACTTAAAAATATGGAAGGAATGACTTAATTATGGCAAATAATTTAGATGAACTTTTTACTGATGAAGATAGAAATGAGTTAGAACAAATTCAAAAAATGAGAAAAAATATTCTTAAGAATATTGGAATTGCTAATTTTATTGATCTTATTAGAAATCTTATTGATGATTCAGAGCATTATGAATTTACTTCAGCTGCTAAACGAAAATTTATTAGTATTAATACACCAATTTTTACTATTAGAAAAAAAGATTTTGTCTATAATGAAAAAGATTATAGAACTCAAGGAAATAAAGATGATAAGATTAATGAAATTACTAAAGAAATCACTAAAGAAATTTTAGATAAAACTACTACAGCTATTCTTAATATCATTAATAGTGATGAAGAACTTAAAAAAATTTATGGAGATATTAATGAAACTTTAAGAGGACTTATGTGGACTACTGTATTTGAAATTAGAGTTTCATTACAAGATAATATCATTTATATGAGATATTGTATTTAAAATTCTTAGAAAAGATAATCTAAATGCAATTAATAGATTTATAGATTCTTATAATCTAGATATTTCTTGTAATAAGTAAGGCTATTAAGTGGTATTGCACTTGAAAATTACCAGAATGTGATTATATATATTTTATTAAAGGACGGTCTAAATCAAGAAGTTATATTGTTGAAATGTAGTAGCTAAAACTACATATACCAAGTCTTTAAAAAATAAAAATTATTCCCTATAGGTTTAAAACCTATAGGGAATAATTTAGAAATATTAACCCAACCAGTAACATACTTATCAAAAGGAATTTTACCCACATACTCAATAGTATTAGTTATTCTATTTCTCTTTGTACTTCATTATAATCATATCCAGCTTCAGTAAGAAGTCTTCTTCTTTTTTCGCCATTACTCCATTTACCTTCCTATATTTCGTTAGCAATTTCTTCAACAAGTTTTTCAGATTTAATTGATTGATGATTTGGATCAGCAAAAGAAACACCAATAATTTTTGGATAATCTTTAAAAGAGTAATCCGTATATACTGCTCCACATTTGTCACATCCTGGAATTTTTCCAGATCTAGTGCATTCGGAAGTATTACCAATAATAGCATACTGCCAACAACTCCATTCATTAGGAGAACAATTACCCATAGAAGTTGACCATTTTGCTAACCATTTTTCATATGGAATTTCAGCCATATTAAATCTATTAATAGCTGAATAGGAAGTATATATACCTGCTTTATAGCCAGCAGCTTCTACTGTTTTACACCAATTATTAACCATATTAGTTAATGTAGCTTTACTAACACCATTTACTAAAGATGTCTTAGGATCTTCAACATCATAATAGCATGGGAATGAGAATTTCTTTTCTTTAATTACAGAAAGAAATGCATTAGCTTCTACAATACCATCTTCAGGAGTATTTGCATAACTAAACCAATAACAACCTACTTCTAATCCTGCTTCAGTTGCTTTCTTATAATATTCTTCAAATCTATTATCTTTTTGGCTAGCAACTCTACCATAACCTGTTCTAAGAATGACAAAATTGTATCCTCCTGCTTTTAATTTTTTAAAATTTACAGTTCCATTCCACTGTGAGAGGTCTACACCATTATATAAGATATCTGACATAAAAAATCACTCCTAAACAAAATAAAATAAATTATTGTTGGATGTAAGAAAATTATATAAAACTTAAGTAAAATATGAAAAAAAAATATGAGAGAACCCTATAAAGAGTTCTCTCATACTCGCTCTTACATGGTAAACACTTTTGTAAGAACGATATAAAAGTTTTCGATGAGGCTACGAAAAGTGATAGTAGCCTCAACTATGTATAAGAATGGAAGAATCATAAACAACATTGATCCGTCCAAGAAGAAAACTGCTATCTTCCTTAACAGTTTTCCGAAGCCAATCTTATTGGCTTTGTCGCCATAGATACCTATGGCGACAATTGCTATTGCAAGACCCATAAGGCCGACTGCAATAGCAGCGTAAAATGATGCTGATGAGGCAAATGCAATTGCCTCATCAGCATCATTGAAAAATGAAATTTTCATGCTATCGTCTCCTTTCTTGTCCTTGTCCGTATTAGTTGATAGCACAATTATAATACATTTTTAAGCTATTAATTTGTTACGGTTTTCTCTTTTTCTAAAATAATCTGAAGAATCTCAAGGATTGCATCTTTCATGTCGTTCATTGTCATCCACCTCCACTACATTAATATCAAGATCTTCGTTAATATGTGTCTCTAGTTTGTCTGGAATAAATTGATCGTGTACTACTTGTTCCCAATCAACCTCTTCATTTTCATCTTCTACTTCTGTCTCAAGGTCAACATAATACGTAAGAGTTTCGATTACCATTACCTGCTTTTTTACTTTCATTAATATTCCTCCTTTGAATAAAAATTGGGTTAAGGATTTCTCCTTAACCCAATAAATTATCGAGATCATTAAAGTTTCTTAATTGAGGATTTGGATCTTCCTGAACTGGAAGTTCCGCATCTAGCTTCTTTTCAGCTAAGCGAGTTCTCTCTTCTTGCTTTGTCTCGAAATAAGCTTTACATAAATAACCTAAAATAGCTGCAATAAGACATCTAATTATTTCCGTACTGACATCTGTTACTGTATTTGAATCACCATACTTAATTAATGCAATTGTAGCTAATACATAAGACCAAGTGACCCAAATGACCGATAGCCATAAAACGAGAATTATTAGTCTTTTTGTAAAGGTTAAATATGTATCTTTTTTCTTACTTGAAGTTGATTTCTTAACTTGTTTCATATTATCACATCCTTTACAATATTTATAAAAGGATGTTCAAATAATGAAAAAATATAGGTGATAACAAAAGTTATCACCTATATTATAATTTATTTAATCTTCAAATCTATCTCCGTTTATGTTGATAGTATCAGAGATTTCTCCTGTTACTTCTCTAACGTATTTTGTAAACTTTTCAGCCCACTTAGCATATTTCTTATATGCCTTTTCTCTTGCTACTCGTCTTCCTATGGAGCGATTGAATGTATCGCCTTCTGCACATTTAGAATATGCAGTAAAACTTTCTGGAACATATAAAATTTTTGGAAGTGGCTTAGACATATACTTAGGATTTGATTCTCTAAGAATACTTCTTACACTTTCACAGATTGCTTCAGCTTTCCAGCAGTCTAGCATCTGAAGCTCGCACTTAGTTGTACCAGTCTTTTCAGACACACCGTAAACCTCTCTGAACTTGAACTTCATAAATATTTCTCCTTTAATTAAAATTTTTAGTGTATGAAAATTCATACACTAAAATAATATATATTTATTTTATTCATTGGAAAACAAAGCCTTATTAATATAATAAAATAAAAGGAGTGAGAATAATGCTTACTGCAACAAGAATAATTCAAAGATTAGAAAAAAAGCTTGGATACAAATTCATGGATTTAGAAATATCACATGAAGAAATTATTGAAAATATCAAAGATGAAACATTAAGAACTTTTTCTAAATATTTTCCTTATCAAGAAACATGTGTTATAGATCCAGAAAACAGGGTAGAACCTTATGAAAATAGATTCTATATTAAAACTCAAAATGAATGTGTTGGAATAAATAGGCTTATTGGTGGAAGCTTATTAGGTGCTAATTATATTACTGGTTTACTTCATCCTGTAGCGGCAGATATGTTGTTAGGTGATCCAATTTCAAGACAATTAAATATTGATTTGATGTCTTTTACTTCAAATCCTATTACCTTTAAATATGTAGAACCAGGTATGATTGAAATCTATCCAGTTTATAATAATGTAAGAAGTTATCTTATTGTGGCAAATACTGTTCATCCAGATCATTTTGGAACTATTCCAGTTAATCTTGAAGATGAATTTATGAAATATGCTTTAGCAGATACACAATCTACATTATATATGATGAGAAATAGATTTCAAAATATTCAAACACCTTATGGTAACATTGAAATGTTCATAGACCAATTACAAGGTGCTGAAGATAAAAAGGAACAGATTGAAGAAAGATGGAGAAATAATTCTCATAAGAATTCTACTAGAAAAAAAATTTTTGTAGGATAAGGAGGGTTATTATGATTAGTAAGGAAGAATATTTAAGAAAAATTAAAAATTCCAAATATTATAAATATGCTGATGATAAAGAAGAAATACTAGCTGATGCTGAAAGAATATGGGAAAGACGTTATGAAAAAAATAAACAACATAATAAATTTGAAAGAAAATTAAAATCACCGATAACATATGTAAAATTACATAAAGCTAAAAATTTAGATGATTTAGATATTTAATAATTTTAGAAAGGAATGATTTTTATGAATTATAGAGATTTTTTAGTAGATAATTTAGAAAATGAAGGATTTTTAAATGAAGGAAAAGGTGACAGTAGAAGAAATAGACGAAAAGGACATAAGAACAAAAATAATAAACCTAATCCCACTCCTAAACCTACTCCTAAACCTACTCCTACTCCAAAACCTACTCCTAAACCAAATCCTAAACCTACTCCTACTCCTACTCCAAAACCTACTCCTAAACCAAATCCTAATCCTAATCCTAAACCTAATCCCACTCCAAAACCTAATCCAAAACCAAATCCTAATCCAAATAAAACCAAAATAGAAAATGTAACTAAATCTAGTAAAGATGAAGATAAAAAGGGATTTAAAAAATGGAGTGAATTTTCAGATGAAGATAAACAAAAATTAAAGAAAGATGCAAAAGTAGCAGGAGCTATTCTTGGAGGAACTGCTTTAGCTAGTGTTGGAATTAATCATATTATAAAGAGACAGAATAAAGAATATGATGATGATGAAGCATTAACTAAAGAAGAAAAGAAAGAATTAAAAGAAGCATATGAATATTTATTTGAAAATTTCTCTGAAGTAGATGTTTCTATTTTAGAAATGTTAGATGAATATGATTTTATGGTATTAGATGAAATTTCAGAAGGTTATAACAGATTTGAAGATTAAGAAAGGAGATTATTATGATTAGTAGAGAAGAATATTTAAAACGAGTTAAAGAATCTCCTAGATATCAAAGAACACTTAATAAACTTGAAAGAAAAAAAATATTAGCAGATGCTAATAAAAAATATGATAGACGAATTGCTAGGATACAAAGAGAAGCTGAATTTGAAAAAGAATTAGAAAAAATGAATGAAGCTTTTATGGAAGGTTATTTAGATGGTTTAAGTAAATCCCAAGAACTCGATGAAGATCTTTTAGCTAGTATTGGTAGAAGATATGGAAAAGCTGGAGCTGTTGCAGATAAAGCTGTAGACTCGGTAAAATCTAAATTACCAAAAATCAAAAAATTGGAGATACTCAAACAACGCCAAAAGAAAAAGCCAAAAATTATAGATAGAGTTGTTGATAAAGCGGCTAAACCATTAACTAATTATCATACTAAAAAAGCAGTTAATTCATATACTAAACGTCATGGTCATGCTCCAGATGATAAAGTTGTTGAAAGATTCAAAAAAGGACAAGTTGCTCCTGCTACTAGAGCTGGTTTAAAAGGATTTGCAAAAGTAGATGCTGCTGCTTCATTAATTCCTGGTCCAACTTCCGCTTTAGGTCATGCTCCCATAATTGGTTTAGGAGTTGCTGATGAAATTAAAAAGAATAGACAAATGAAAAAAGCTAGACAAAATTTAAAAAAATAAATAAAATCCCTATAGAGTTGAACTCTATAGGGATTTTATTTTATTAATTATCAATAATCATCAATCATTTGAGCACTATGTCTAAAATCATCAGAACGTTGTCCAGCTGTAGCAGAAATAGCACCTGCAATACTAGATAAACCACCTGTAATGGGAGCAGCTAAAATACCAACTGTAGCTTTAGTTCCCATATTCCTCTTACGTAGTCTATAGAATTTTGTAGCTTCTTTAACAAATGTATCTTTTTTAACTGGTTTTAAAGCACTTGATTTACAATATTTTACATATTTATTATATAGCTTTTCAATTTTTGATTTATCTTTTAATTTGGAAGAAGCAACACCATAAGAAATTAATCCGGCAGATAACCAGTCTCCAGCAGTTGTATGATGCGCTAAATAATCTTGAGTTGAAGATCCTTCATTTAATTCTTGAATGGCATCATCATAACCTTCTAAAAAAGCTTCTTCTTTCATACCTAAAACTTTTTTACCAAATTCATAAGGATTTTCTTTTCCTCGTTCAATCTTCTTTTGATTTGCTTTAGACATTTTATCAATTTTTCTTTTATCTCTAATTTCACGAAATTTTTCTTTTTCAAGCATCATATCTGTGTCAAAATCAAACGTAGGTTTGTATTTCATTTTTTTTATTTCTAATAATGCATTCATATAACCTTCCATAAAAATTTCTTCATAAGTCATTTTACTAACCTTCTTTCTATATAAATTTATAATAATAAGTTATTTAATTATCTTTCATTATAAGCTTTATTAATTAATAATACAAAATAAATATAGCATGCTTTTCTATAAATAACTTTAGTAGCATCTCTTTCAGTATTAGCATATCTATTACAGTATTTAGTTAAAAATTTATCTAAAGTATTTTTGATATTAAGACTAATATCATTTTTACTATTAGATTTACTATAAGCACTTATCATATAAGTAACGAATTTTTGAGAGCCAAACTCATTTGAATTATTATTATCATTATAAATATATAATTGAACCATTGATAATAATAAAATTCTAATAGATTCTAATTCATTATCTTTAATATTTTCAAGAGCTAATTTCATTACACTTTGTTCAGCTTTACAAATACCACAAGCAGTTCTAAGAATAACTGGATCAATTCTAGTAGTATTAAATTTATTATAAGCTTTATTAACGATATTAACTAAATCAGCTGACATATTAGAAGTTTCGTAATAATTTTCTTCATCATTAGAATCTTGCTGAAGTTTAAGATATTTTTTATTATTAAAATCAGTCATATATTCATTAACAAATGATTTCATTTGGTTATTAAGTCTTGTACGAATAGCAAGAAGATAACTTAAAATATCCATATCATTTTTAGAATCTAAAGATTTCTTTTGTGTTTCATGAGCATTAATAACAGTTGCAAATAACGCTTTAAAAACAGATTGATACTTTCTAAAGTAATATTTGTCTGAAACTCTATTAAAAGTAAATTGCATACAATCTTCATTTGGTAAAAATTTTTGGAAATATTTAGCATGAAGTGCAGCATACTGATATAGAGTAAGATACATTAAAGCTGCTTGTAAACCTACTTTATTATTAGTTAAATGATAATAACGAACAAGATTAACCATTAAGAAGTTTAAAGGAAAGTTAACTTGATTGATAACACCATAACATTCTTTAGTCTTTTTAATTTTACCTACAACAGTATCAATTTCATCTACAGAAATTTTAAATAAATCAAATGGATATTTTATATCATTTGGTGTAAAAAATAATCTTTTACTTGGTATATTATGAAAAAGTACTTCAGAATTTTTATCCATATACTTTTGTACATAACTTTCAAATTGCTTTGTAATAGCAGGACTTTCATTTGTCTTTAACATTGGAAAAATTTCATCATGAAAAAATGTAGACATAATCTCACCTCTTTAATAAATAATATAAAGAATAGTTCTACTAAAAAAAAATGGGAAGGAATTACCCTTCCCATTTAGTTTACTCAAAACCCCAGAACTTTCTCATCTGAGACTGAGTTTCGCATATTTCCAGTTCTACATCATTTTGACATAAGAACCTTACAATACTTCCCAAGAAGAATAAATCATAATCTTCATAGGAAAACTCAGTATAACGAAATTCTTCGTTATACTGAGTTTTATATGTATTACTTGGACCGCCCCATCCACAAGCACTTTTCAAGAATGCTTTTACAATAGCATTATCACCATTGTAAAAGACTGAATATCCATGACTTGAGCAGTCAAAGCATTTTCCTTCAGGCTGCCGTCCAGCGGTCAGATCTACTATGAGTCTTTCTTTCATATAATTTCCTCCTTAATAATTTTATCATGAACTTCAATCTGCTCAATCATTAGACAGAAATAATGATGTATATAACTATAGGTATTTCCATTTATAGATGTTCTAGGGCATATATCGACAATAGCTTTTTTATATTTATCATTTTCTCTTAAAGGATAAAATTTAGCTTTTGATAAATCTGTAACATCTCTAGTAGTTCCATCTTTATGACATTTAGTTTTAATTTTAGTTAATTTTTTAATTTGTTTTAATAATATATCTTCAGATGAAAAATATAATTCAAAATGATTTTTTGTTTCATCAAAAATATCAATTGGTGAACAAGGTAAGCTCATCAATGTTTCAAGATTATCACATGAAGGCTTTATTTTATTATTATAAAGTTCTTCATAATAATACTCCGTTACTTTAAGTTTAAATATAGTAGACATTATTAACCCTCCATTAATCTCTACTTTCTATTACAAAGTATTTAGCTTTATAACTTTTTGCAAGCTTTCTTACTTCTGAAGTTTCTTCTTTAGTTTTACAAAAGATACTATAAAGATACACATTATCTTTAGAGGTAGGAACTTTAAGATAAGGAAGCTCTTTATCATTCATAATCTTATCAAATTCTTTATCATCAAAATTAGATGTAAGTTCAATCTTCCAAAGTTTATCTTTCCTTGACTTAACTTCAATAACTTTAACTACATATACACCGATAAGATTACAAATAGCAACGATAGCTGCTTTCTTCCAAATAGGAAGATCACATGTCATATAAATAAGGACTACTGTATACAACCCATAAGCCACTGCATTGACTAATGCAGCAGTAATAGGACTACCTTTTAATGTAATAATAGACTTACCAGTCTGAATAATTACATTAAATACATTAAGTACTATAAAGATTGTTAATACACTCATTTATCTTACCTCCTCAATATTTTTATTATTTTTTTCTACATCACTCATAAATATACCTCCATAATAAAAATATAGATTTTTACCATTAAAATAATATATACTTAAAAACCTATTATTATATATAATAAAAAGAAAGGAGTAACTTTTATGATTTATGATTATAATACAAAGAATATAAGTTTCATAAAAATGGCTAAGCAATTAAAAGATAAAGGTGTTAAGAATTGGAATTTTATGTTAACTTTATATGATCCAAAGTTACAAGGAGTAGATCCTTATGACCCAGATCTTTCTATAGAAATGCAAGCAAGAATACAAAAAGAAGTAATGATTAATTATTGGTACTATATTCGAGAAGTTATTCGTATTAATTCTACTGGTGGAGCTGTTTCATATGAACTTCATCTTGGAAATATGGCAATGCATTATATGCAATTAAAAAATATAGATGTTATTTTATGTTTACCCCGTCAGCACTTTAAAACTTGGAGTTCTGTTGTATGGTATTCATGGATTTATTTATATCAAGCAAAGAATTATACTATTATATTTAGTAATAAACAGTTACAAGACTCACAAGAAAACTTAAAGCGTATTATGGATGTTATTGAAGTTTTACCATCATATTTAAAGAGTCATATGAATCCTAAATATGATACCGATAATATTAACATGCTTAGAATAGCTGAGAATAATAATACAATTAAAGCATTATCTTCTCCTAAAGATGAAAAGTCTGCCGATAAATTAGGACGTGGTCTTAACATTCCTATCTTATGGTGTGATGAGTTTGCATTCTTAAACATGAATCAAGTTATGTATATGTCTGCAAGACCTGCATTAACTAAAGCATCTGAAGCAGCTAAAAATGCTCATCAGCCTTACGGTATCACTATAACTACTACTCCAAATAACCTTGATGTTCCAGAAGGAAAATTCTGTTATGATATGATTCAAAAAGCAGCTAAATTTACTTTTGCTTTTTATGATTGGACTGATGATCAATTATGTGATTATCTAGATAAAAATTCTGGTAATAACTATGTATTCATTGAATATCATCATACTGATCTTGGTAAAGATGATAAATGGTTAAAAGCTCAAATTAGAGCACTTGAAGGAGATATGGCTAAAGTTAAAAGAGAAATTCTTATTGAATGGACTTATGCTTCTAATATGTCTATCTTTACAGAAGAGCAGTTAGATGACATGTCTAAATATGTAAAACATGAAAATCTTCAAACTATTTATATAGACAATTATAAAATTGATGTATTAGAACCATTTAACAATCTTATGTATAAAAACTGGTGTCTTTCTATAGATATCGGTGGAGGACTTGGTAGAGACTATTCAGCTTTTTCTCTTATAGACCCAGTGTCTCTTAAACAAGTTATGAAATTTAAGAATAATAATATCTCAGTATTAGACTTTGCTAATTTAGTAATTAAATTTGTAAAGACTTATGTACCTAATGCAGTTATTATTCCAGAGCGTAACTTTAACTCTGCTTTTATAGAATACATTCAAAAATCAGATTTTGCTAAAAATCTTTACTATACTTCAACTGAAGATAAAGATTATACACAAAAGAAAATTAAAAAGACTTCTATATTTAAAGCAGGAAAAACAACTAGTGTTGAAACTCGTAGATATGGTTTCCAAACAGATAAAGATACAAGAAAGTATATGACTGAAGAAATATTATTTATGATTGCTAATCAAAGACCAGAATTAATAAATAATGATGAACTTTTTGATGAAATAAGAAAGCTTATTAGAGAAAAATCGGGTAAGATTAATCATATGAATGGAGAACATGATGACTTAACTATGAGTTACTTAATTGGTTTATATGTATTAACAAATACTACTAATAGAAATAAATTCTTTAAGAATATTTCAGATACTCCAATTACTGCAGATAAGCCAAAAGAAATTAATAAGCAAGAACAACAATTTAAGAGAATTGCTAAATATAACGATCAAGAGGTTATGAATAATATTATAAATAGTAATTTAGATAGAGAACTACTTGAAATGCAAAGACTTATAGATGAAAAAAATAGTAAAATTGAAACTGATAGTAAAAAGAGGCATATGAAAAATATATTTAGTATGAATGGAAGTTTATAAAATAACAATTATTAAATTATATGGAAAGGTGGTTTTATAATGTCATATTTAAAAAATTTTTTAGAAGGTTATATGGATGGTATTAGTGAATTAGATGAATCAGTTCATACAAAAGTTGCAAAAAAGACTAAAAAATATATAATTCAACAAGTTGAAGATGATGATAGCCATTTATCAAAAGGCGGAGATATACAAACATATGATATTGGAGATAAAATAAAAGATAGTGACCATACTTGGAGAGGAACTACTCATCCGATTAGTGTTGAACATGATGCTAAAGATAAAAAAAGATATACTACTACGTATCAAGTTCCAGATAAATTAAAAGAATCACACATAAATATAGGAAAACGAGATTTAAAAAGTAAAGGTATAGCTCAAGCAACAGTAGGACACGAAGTAGGACATGGTAGATTTGCTTCTAAGTTTGCAAAATCAGTATCTTCTGGAAGTGCAGATCCCATATTAGCAAGTGTAGCAGCCAAAAGAGAATATGAACGACAAAAAAATGGAAAAGTTCATAATCATGCAAATACTATTGAAGTACAGAGATCTTCTAACTTCAGTGAATATTATGCAGATCAAAATGCAAGAGAAGCTTTAAGACGAGCTGATCCAAAACATTCAGATATTAAAATGAGAAGATATTTTAAACATGTTAGCAAATTAGATAAATCTGAAAGAAAATTACCAAATGCAAAAGCAATAAAAGCAAGTAGAGCTTTAGATTCAGTAGATAGAAAACAAGCTATGAGAGAAGTTGCTAAATTACGTGCAGAAGCAGTAATGAAAAAGAAAGATCCTAGACAAATGATCAAATACAAACAAGGAATGGCTGGCGGTAAAAAAGCTTATGAAAAAGAAGTTAAAAAACGTAAATTACAAAAGAAATTAAGAGAAGAGTTATTAAATTATTATTTAGAAAATTAATTTTATTAAAAAAAGACTATAGGGAATATTCCCTATAGTCTTTTTAAAAATCAGCAAAATATTTTAAATAAGGGTAATAAAAACTTTCCTTATTTATTGTTTTTAATATTTCTTTTTGTTTATTTATTCTTATTTCAGTTACTCCACATCTTTCATTAATAGTATAAAATAATTTTCCATTAATTATTTCATCAGCTTCTTTTAAAAGTTTTTCATCTTTTTTATTATTTTTATAGCATTTTAATAATTCATAAAACATAAACTTACACCTCCTTATTATTTATATTTCATATAAATAATATATATTTAACCCTTAAGGATTAAATCCTTAAGGGTTTTTTTATTAATATTTAGAAGTTCTTTTTACATTTATACTATTTCCAACTTTAACTTCATGACTTATTTCTTTTGGTCCATTTTCTAAGTTATTTTTCTTTCTAACTTTTTTATCAGCTGCATCTATTACAGTAGTACCAGCTTTAACTGCTGTAATACCAGCGAGTGTAATACCAGCTTTACCTAAAGTCTTTTTTAAATCATGTGCAGTTTCTTGTCTTTCACACCATCTTTTAAAAGGTAAAAAATCTTTTCCTTGTTTTTTACGTTTTTTTACATATTCATCATATTTGAGTTTAAGTGCATCACTATCTAATCTTTTATCCTTTTTAAAAAGACCTTCGCATAATTCAGTATAATATTGATCTAAATTATCAAAATCTTCATTTAATTCATTATAAACAGCTATTTCATCTAATTCATAAGCTTTTTCCATTAATGTATCAAACCATTCATTAAATACAGCTGTTCCACCGTTCATTCTATAATCGACAAAACCTTTTTTAATTTTATTCATATTAATTCACCTCTTTATTTTAAATAGTAATATAATTGATTAATATATTTATCAATAGTATTCCATTCTACTAAAAAACTAGTATTACATAATACATTATATTTAGCATTAATTGGAACATCACTAAATATAAATAATCTATCTTCAATATATAAAAGAGCATCAAAATATTGAAGTATCTTTTTATAATTGTCTTTAATATTTGGCATAGGTTTAATATAAATATCAAAACCTTCTTTACTTCTATAATCAAAATTTTCAACAATACTAAATTTCTTTAAAGCATAATTAGCTGAAGCAGGACTATCACTTTGAATTATAATTTTACCAACATAACCTTTTCTAGGATAACCTTTTTCTTGTGATGTATAATTTAGATTAATAATATTTATAAGATTTCTGTTAAATTTATCAAGATGATATTTTTGTAAATATTCTATGATATCATCTCCATCAAATTTAGACTCATTAGCTTTTAAAGAAAATACTACCATTGTATCATGAGGAATGAGATTAGTATTAAGCATATATATTAATATACTATTTAATATAGCTGGATTCATAAATCCTTTAATACAAAGAGATTCATTTTCTCCACCAGTATTTCCTGTTGTTAAATAAGTTTTTCTTTCTTTAGTAGGAAATTCATAAGTAATACTTTCACATTCTTCTTTTTGTATAGAGTATTTATTATCAATAGGACAAATAATAATACTTCTTAAAGATTGCATTGAAATATTTTTTGCTCTTACTGTAATTAACCTATTTTGAATATATTCAAGTGTATATTTATTCAAATCAATATAATCTAAAATATTCTTAAATTTTGGCACATCCATAAAGTATTTATCTCGTACACTTGTATACATACAATTTTTATTAAAATCGTTCAAAATAGTGAAGAACTTATCTTTATTAATAGTAAACATATTCTCACCTCTTATCAAAAAAAAATTATAAATGATTGTTGAGGGATAAAAAAAAATGACGGCCTTATTCAAGGCCGTCATAAGTATCAGCCAATTCAATGGCCTTTTCAAATTCTCCTTCTGCCATATATCTCTGAAAAATAGATCTAACGGCAGGAGTTGCTTGAGGTCTAGTCTGCATTGAAGACAACTGTTCATTAAACATTTCAGCAGCTGTCTTATGCTGTTCAGCGATTGCCTCAGCAATGTCTTTTTGCTGAGCCTCTAACAGTTCAGCAAAAATTTTTCCAGAACTTTCAGCATAAATTCTTTCCTTGCTAATATTTACATTAGCAAGATTTTTTGAAATATTAGACATATTTATACCTCCTTTTATTTAATGTCTTATTTCAAAATTATAATATATATTTAATCATAATATTTAATACTCTTTTTGTACAAACATTTTTTTATAAAATTATAAAGATATTTATTAAAAATGATTACTAGATGAATTTAAGCTAAATTTTGAAGAAAGGAAAGATTGTCTAGTTTAGTAATCAAAGATGTCTTGGCTTAGGCATTATATAGTTTATAATCTATATATTTTTATTCAAATGACAATCAAAGTGATTAATATGGCTAGTGAAATTACTTTAAAATATCTTCACCCTTCTATAAAGACATATATCACTACTGAGAACTATAAATATGACACTTCTGTTAGGAGAGAAGTTCTCTTTGTGGCAGACGTCTTTGATCATGGTAAAGATAATGTATTACAGGAAGTAAATACTCTTAGTGAATATTTATTTAAGTATGGTACTCCTAATCTTAAAAAGTTCGGTCAAGCTGGTTATAACGTTGAAAGATGGTTAACTAATGGTGGTTCTGCTGTTATTATGAGACTTCTTCCTGAAGATGCTTCTTATGCACATGCAGTACTTAATATTCAATATAAGAATGCAACTAATGGTAAAACTGTTATAGATGCAAATGGTAATGATACTAAAATTAATGATGTTTATCTCAGACCTTTAGTAGCATATATTGGTGTTAATAATACTTCCGAAAAACTCTTAGAAAGTGAATTAGCTGAAGATCGTACAGGCTATCCTACTACAGATGGTTATATTGATAACTTTATTTTTGCAGTATATCCAGAAGGAAGAGGTGAATATTACAACGATCTTGGTTTTAGAATTCGTTTAAATCCTTCTTATGATGGAGTTCTTACTTCCAGAGTTTATACCTTTGAAGTTATTAGATATACTTCTGACTCAACTTTCGATATCATTGATGGACCATATTTTGTAACATTTGATCCTGATGCAATTGATCCTAATAGTCAAAAGTCTATGTTTATTGAAAATGTTGTTAATAGTTATTCTGATTATATTAAAGTTAAGTTTAACACAGATAATTATATTAAGCTTGCTTCTGTTATCAATGATGAAGTTGATCCTTATATTATTGATGTTATTAGTGGTCAGTCTAGAATTCTTCCTAGCGGTGAAAGAGAAACTTATTTTAGTACTGTTACTAATAAAGATGAAGATGTCCATGTTTCCTTAAGAAAATATTCTTCTAATGGAATTGCTCTTCAGGAAAATGGAGATTATATTTTAAATATTTCAAATAATGATGAAACTACTTCTGATATTGTTGATATTGCTGATAATTCTCGTAGAGTTATTTATAATAATCAAAAATATGTAACTGATTATATGAGAGGTTACTATAACTGGTTAATTCAAGACAGAATTCCACAAAATCTTAATAAAATTATCGCTGGTAATATTGAAAGCGGCTATTTAAATATGGGTGGTCTTCTTTTAGATAAAGTTGAAAACCTTATTTATGCTAATGAAAAGAACTCTGATCTTTATACTTATTCTTATGATAATGCGGAATTTTCTTCTAAATATGTAGGTAGAAAAACTTCTGAAACCGTAGCTCAAAATGCAAATAATGCTTGGTATCTTAGAACACAAGAGATTATTAACCCAGGCTTAAAAAATAAAGAAGGTAAATATGTTGGTAGTAAAATAGGTGGAGTTGTAACTACTGGTTATGAAAATGGAGACCAAGTATTTACATCTACTTCAGAAATGGCTGCAACAATTACACCTGATGGATATATTGAAAAGACTAATCAGCATTTAATTAGTTATTATCATAATTTCATGAAGTATATTGAATTTGTAACTAATTATGACGTTTACAATAATTGTGGTTTTGTAATTTCAGAAGATTATCTTAATGCAGATAAATATTTTGAATCAGTTGACGATGAAGCTCCATTATATGCAATTTATTCTAGTAATGGTAGTACTGATCTTTATAAGAATATTTATCATTTAGATAATGGTAATTTAGAAACTATTAAGAAAGAAAATTTCTTAAATGAAGGATATACTTCTATTTTTGACATGGTTCTTAAAAATCTCTACGGTGATAAAATTGTTGAAAATGGAGGAACTAGAACTGCTGAAGCATTTTGGAGTCCAGTTGGTACTGCTGGTATTGGTGAAGCACCAGAAAATGCATTTAGTTATGCTAAAGAAGATGAGAATAAAATAGTTCTTTATCCAATGTTTATAGATGATACCTATACAGATAATGATTTATATATTCCAATTATTAATCTTAATACTTATAATGAAGATGGAATTATCAATGTATTAGGAGATTATATTAAAGTCGTTGATATAGTTGGTAATACTAGAATTCAACCAATCAAAGGAACTACTTTAAGTGCTGGTAGTGTTGCATCTTCAAAATATTTAAGACCATATATTTTAGATTATCTTTATAATATTTCAACAGAACGTTACAATGATAACGGAGTTCCTGCTGGATATACTGATAATTATTGCGTTATTAATACAGCTAAACCAGATACCTCTAAGATAAATATTGAAATTAATACAGATATAACTCAAAATATGACAGATTTAGGTAATTTCTATTCTGTTGATGGTTATTATAAATTCTTATATAATATTGTAAACCATTTTGATGGTGATATTAATTATAATGACTATTTAATTTTAGTTGATGGTAATAATGGAGTAATAGCTGATGTAGAAAATTATAATGATTATAAAGCTAAAAAAGATAACTTAAATTATATTGAAATTAAATTAACTGACGTTATTAAGTTTGTAAATGCAATAATTGCAGACACAATTAACGTTGAAGCAAGCACTGGTAGGGTTTATTATCCAAATTCTACAAATAAATTTAATATGGTAAATATTTCTCTTACCGCATTTGATATGTGTTATGATAAAATAATTGGACCACCTGAAAAGATTCTTAAAACTAATGTTGGAAGAATTATTACTGATTTTTATTTTAAGAAAGATAATATTGGTAGTGGTATAAATGTATTTAACTCTGTTTTTGATGAAAGACTTAAAAATGGAAAATTAACTAATTCATTTAATAAAGTAAACTCTTATGCTTCTTTAATTAGTAAAGAATTAGACGGAAAGGGTAAAGATACTATTATAGACGATATTACTACTAAGAAAATTGAAAATCTTGATTATAGTGATTATTCATTAACTACTATGCTTAATGTTTTCGTTGGTGGTTTTGAATCTATTGTTAATAATATGGGTTCTGTTACAGATTACTCTAATTATTCTTCACTTAAATATTTAATGAAGACTGTTAATAATAATCTTGATCTTAGATCAACTTATTTAACTCTTCTAAATGTACACAAGAATAATATTCTTGATTTAAGTACTGATTTAGCTAAGGCTAATGCATCTGTTATTCTTGGCGAAGAAACTCTTGAAACACTTTACTCTGCAATGGATACTGTTGTAGCTGAAACTAACTATTTAATAACAAATATCATCTTTACAATTCTTAATAAGACATATACTATTTATGATCTTGAAACAATGTATAAAGCTACAGATGGTACAACTCCATATACTTATTATTTTTCTGATAATATTCGTCCTGATGGAGAACTTAAATATAATGAAATTGAACAAATAGTCGATCCATTAGGTATTAATAACAATCTTAATAATTATGGCAAGAAAGATGACAATACTCGTTATGTTGGTATTCTTCCACTTCTTGAAAAGATTCTTATTAATATTACAGGTCAAAATCATTATGGAGAGAATAGAGACCCAATTTATGGTGGTCAAGCTCTTATCTCTATATATGATGATATTAAGAATGGTTATGTTCTTGGTGGTCTAACACAAGAAAGATATGAAACTATTTATAAAATTCTTTCTGAAAGTTTAGCTCAACTTATTGATATTCATAGTATTATTAACGTTTTAGTTAATGAAAAATATATAACTGATATTATTAATACTTTAATTGGTACTATTGATATTAAAAATACTATTATTAAATATAATGGCTCAACTTATTCCGTTAATACTCTTTGGGATTTCTATAATTCTGATGCGAATAATGGACAGCTTACTCAAACAGATGTAGTTAATCTTATTAACAATTCTCTTAAGATAAGCTTAAATACTCAGCCATTACCACTTAATAATGAAGAAGCAGATAGCGATCCAGTAATCAACTATCCTTATTCATGTAAAACTGATATCGAAGATACTATCAACATAGCTAAAGATAATAAAGATATCGTACAAAATAATATTAATAAACAAGATAGAGTACTCGCTTCTCTTAATACTCTCTGTTATGATAACCTTGTTACTAATGTTACTGCTCCATTAAGTTTAATGGAAGGTTCTGATGGATCATTCGCTTATGATGATTCTACAACTGCAGCTCTTAAGGCTCGTCAGCATCGTATTAATGATATTCGTATCAAGGCTTATAAGGGTACTTGGAATGAAGATGTTCTTAATAAGGATCTCTTCGAGTTTGATCATATCCTTGATGCTAACTATGAAGATCCAGTTAAGAATGCTATCGTTACTCTTGCAAGAGATGAAAGACAAGACTTCTTCTACTGGGCTGACACTAAGATTCAAAATACAGTTCAAGATGCAATTGATTGGAAAACTGGCTTTACTAATCAGACTTACTTTATGTCTATAATTTCTCAGTCTCAGGTTTGGTACGATGAATATACTTCTAGAAATATTAATCTTACTTCTACATATCTAATTGCAGACATGCTTTGCAGACATATCGACAGTTATGGTATTCATTATCCTATGGCTGGTTCTAGACGTGGTGTAGTTGGCGGATTTATTTCTAATGACTGGTATCCAAACGAAGAGCAGAAAGAAAAGCTCTATAAGAATAAGATTAACTATCTTGAAAAGGATATTACAACTATTCGTATAGGTTCTCAAAATACTAATTATCCTACTGGTCCTCTTGGACAGATTAACAATATGCTCGTTCTTCTTAGAATTAAGAGAACTGTTGAAAAGATTGCTAAGACATATCAGTTCGAATTCAATACTGCTGATACTAGAAGTGCAATGGCTGCTGAAATCAATGTTTACCTCGGTAACTGGATTAATAACGGTGCATGTACTGTTGCTACTGCTACAGTTTATGCTTCTGATTATGATATCATCCAGAAGATTGTTCGTGTAGACGTAACACTTCAGTTCACTGGAGTTATTGAAAGAATCGTAATTAATATAGACTGTCCTGCATCTATCTAACATATAAATAATTAAGGAGTCAAGATTGACTCTTGACTCCTTATTTTACTTTACTATGAAAGGAGATAACTATTATGTTAATACCTGGTAAACAAATTAACATTTTCGATATGGATGAGAGCAGAGTTCAGGGCAGCTGGTTTACTGGTAAAATGAATACTCAGAAGCTTGACTTCGATCCACTTGTTACTGGTTATGCATTTATCATTTGGACAAAGTTACCTTTCTGGGTTCAGAAGACTTATACCAACTTTGCGGATATGACACAGAAGAATTTTAAGTCTTTTGACGGTCTTGCAAATATGGAATTACAGACTGCTCAGTACACTCATACATTTAATGCTAATAGCTATGAATACGCTACTTCTATTCAGAAACAAAATACTAACTTTACTATCAAGCATCAGGAATTCTCTGGTAACCCAATTAAGAATATGTATCAGTTCTGGATTACTGGTATTCGTGACCCTGAAACTGATATTGCAGTTTATCCAAGAGCATTTGGTTGTACTTATGGTGCTAAGAATCACACTGGTGAACTTTTATATATCGTTACACGTCCTGACGCAAATAACGTTGAAAGAAATAATATTGAGTTTGCTGCTTATTATACTGCAGTAATGCCTACAACCTTACCAATTCAGCATTTTGCTTATAACCAAGGTGACCATAATTCACCTGAAATTGATATTAACTTCGTTGGTGACCTTCACTTAGGTCCAGAGGTTGATAACTATGCTGCTGAAGTTCTTCAAGATCAGCATGTTACTATTGCTAGACCTTATCCTATTCTTACTACTGCCGATTTTGATCCTAGCAACAGAGATTATAAAGATAGCATGGCTACACCTGATACTACTCTTAATAGTCTTCCTACTGGTGGCTGGAACAAGCTTAACGATGGTCTTCAGATTGAAATTGGTGATGAAAAGATGCGTGCTCCTGCATGGGATGCTACATCAGGAACTAATTCAAATAATAACGGTTTATAAAAATATATCCCTAAGACTTTTATAGTCTTAGGGGTTTTTATTTTAATAATCATCTTCTTCTAACATATCTAGTTCATTTTTTTGTTTTGCTTCAGGATTAAAGTTAATATTCTTTTCAATTCCATCACTCATTGCTTCTTGATCTACTTCTTTAAAGATTTCATCATAAGAATCCCATTCAAGTGAAGGTAAGAAATGTTTCTTATAGATTTTCTTCTTAAAGCTAGCTTTTTTAAGTTCATAATCATATCCTAAACCAGCTTGTCCTGTTGGATCTTCTGGATAATAAGTAGTAGTAATAAATTCTGCCATTTGCTGTGCATTTTGAACTTGTTCATTCATGTTACCTAATACTAAGTAAATAGGTGTTGGGAATCTAAGTTCAAGTTCTTCTATATTAATACTAAGATAAGAATTCTTTTTAGTTTTAGTAGCTTTAGTTCTCTTCTTTTTCTTTTCAGCCTTATCTTGAATAAATTCATTCTTATAAAGCTCTCTAATAATTTTACTATAAAACTGACCGAATTCTTCTTGGTCGTTAATAATAGCTCTTACAAATGGGTTATTAGTCATTGTAAGTGATCTAGCAAAATCAATTTCTGCTGTAGAATCAATATAATTATAAGGTACGTTCATACCTGTAATAATTGATTTTAAAAGCATTTGAGTAAACTCATTTTCCATTTCTACATCCATACCTGGAACTGTATCAATTTCAACACTTCTTTGTCCATCTACAGTAGGAATATAGTAATCTTCAAATGCTCCAACACTATTTAAAATAGTCGTGATATTTTTAAGATAACCAGAAGTCAATTCCTTAGATTTAATATCACGAATAAATCCTTGGATTGCTCCTTCCATATCATCATCAAGACCTGTTTCGACATAAAATGCACGTTTCAAATATCTTCATATAGATTCGCTACATCTATATCGTTCACTTAAGAACTGCTCTATGTCACCATAGACGACTGTTGAATTTCACAACAGAAGGAATCATTTCAGATTCGTTGAGACTATATCTTCACCAATATCTAAAAGACTTAGGTGTTTCGCATAGGACTACGCTTGTAGCCACTTAGTCGTTGAACTTAATTAAAATCTCTTCAGTTAAAATTTTGTCTATATTTTTAAAAGAAGTATAAGGTATTCTTAAAAGATAAATGTTATTATTTTTACAAAAATCATTTTTTATTTTATCTCTTTTATGCTGCTCTAATAATTCTTTTTCATTGTTGTAAAATTTAGTTTCAAAATGTTGTGAACCATCAAATTCAATACAAGTATTAATAGATGGAATATAAAAATCAAAACGTAAAGGTTTTTTATATTTACAATTTTCAAAAATATATTCATCTTTATAATCTATTTTATTTTTCTTTAAAAACTTTTCAATTTTTAATTCTCCTTCAGATTTATTTTTAGTTTTATTACAAATAGGACATCTAGAACCTTGTAAAAAATGATCAATTGTCATACTAAAATTATTATTACATTTATTATGTTTAAAATTTACTTTATTTTTACAATTTATATAGTCATTTTCTAATAAAGTATATTCATTTCCAACTATTTCAAAAATTTCATTTTTAATTATTGTTATATCTTTTTTAGGATGTCTACAACAATAAGGACAACGGTTACCTTGTAAAAAATGAGTTGGAGTAACAGAATATTCTTTCTTGCATTTATTATGTTTTATAATAACTTTAGTTTTATTGTTTTTATATTCACTTTTTAATTCATATTCATTATTTGTAATAGATTTTATTTTTAAATTAAAAGAGTCAGTATTATATTTAACTTTATTAGAACAGAATGGACATTTTCCTTTTTTTGCTAAAAGATTTGAAGGAGAAATATCCCAAATATAGTTACATATATTATGCTTAATTGAAATTTTTGTAGAATTATTTTTATATTTACCTAATACAGTATATTCATTATTTAATTTATCATATACGTCTTTTTCAAATTGTTCTTGTGTTTTCTTTGGAATCATTATTATACAACCTTTCATGAGTATTTTATATAATAATGTTCCTTAACTTAATAAAATTTTAATTAAGATGCTGGTTGTCTATTATAAATAGCACTTAGGACTCTGTTTTACAGAGCTTTTATTTCACCTTATGCTATCTTGAAGATTTTTTATGTCTTTCGACTGCCATTCACGCTTAGAATCACTTCTTACGTTGTAGCTCTTCAAGCTTTAAGAGTTTCCAGCAATTAACGAAATATTTTTTCGCTCAGAATTTCTTCTAAACGGAGACTAACGTTAATCTCTACCTCTAATAACCTTCTGCATTAAATTAGTTAATAGATGACTTAAATAAATCTTACAGAAGAATACACTCTTACTAATTTTACTAACACCATATAAATCAGTGCTGCTAAGTTTAAGATGATGAATATACTGAGGTTCAATAAATGTCATCTTAACCTCTTTTTTAGTAATATATTCTTCATGTACTAATGTATAGATAAGATCTTTAAACTCTTGATTTCTCATTAAGAAATCTTTATTAACTTTCTTTGAAATACCCTTAACAAAGATTTGAGAAATTAAAGCATACTTAGATTTAATTTGTGTCTGATCTCTATTTAAATAGTCATATCTTGAGTTAAATACATCATTAGATCCATAACCAAGACTATCAGATGTATTAATAGATGAACCAGTATTACCACTTCTTAATGAGTTAGGATTAGAATTTCTCTGACCCTGTCTATCATGTTGAAGGTTAATATTATTCTTTTCAATATAAATATATCCAAGAATTTGTCCATCTAATTCAAGAACTACAATATTTTCAGGTGGTAATTTTTTAAAGATACTACCATTAAGTTGTAAATTTTTTAAATCTTTAGATTTTTCAGATTCTTTCTTTTTCTCAGAAAGAATATCAGTAGGATCTTTATAGAATTTAATATTATTATTAATAGAATCAATAATATCTTTCTTAGCTTGTTCTATAGTTTGTTTCTTTTCTTTAGCTCTATTTGATTCTTCATTTAAATAAAAATCTCCTTCAAATAGTGCTTTAAACTCAGCATCATCATCAAAATCCATAGATTCTTCAGTAATAGCTGTTCCATATTTATCTTCTTCAAAATCAAAAGATTCAGTAACACCGTCTTCTTTAAATATTTTAGTAAAACCAACATTATATGGCATTAATAAATAAAATAAATCACCTAACTGACAGCCTTCACGAATATCAGTTCTTATAATCTTTTTAAGATCATAAAGTTTTTCTAACTCTTGTAAATTATTAAAAATATATTTAGTCTCAGAATCTTCTTCTGAAGATATATTAGTATCATCATAAAAATAATTTAAAGATCTCTTAGTTAAATCATCAGGAGAAAGAATACAGTCTCTAAATAAATCAAGACATTTAGAAACTTCAGGAATATATGCGTCAATAAGTCTAAAGTCTTCATATTTAAAGAATCTATCTTTTTCTTCTAAAAAAAATTCACCATTAGAATTTTTTAATAATGACTCTAACTTTTTAATTCTTCCATTCTTACCATTAAACTTAGCTTTTTCAGCTGGATCATTAGATTTATTATCCATTTCAACTCTATTTAAGAATTCCATTGGATTTGCACCGATTGTCGGCTTATATTTATTATTTATAGCTTCTAATCTTTTTTCTAATGCTAAAGTTGGATCATTTTCAGTATTATTAATTTGATTTATAGTATTTTCATATCCACCAAATAAAGCAGAATTAATATTTTGATCTTGTGTAATTAAATTATCTTTTATTTTCTGCTGTTGTTTAGGTACTTTTGTAAATTTATTATTTCCTCCTAGTCTATTAAGAAAACCTCTTCTAGTTTTAATATCTTTTTCTAGCTGTTCAGATTGCTTTTTATCTTCATTAGCCATTATAATTCACCGTCCTTTATAAAAAAAAAAGAAGGCCAGATATTGGCCTTCTTAATTTTAAAAATCACATATCATAAAATGATGTTCTATAGTATCATTGTTTTTAAGAAAAACTACAAGGTCTATATCAAAATAATTACCGCCCATAGCTTCATTAAGATAGATTTTAATAGGTGTATATTCTTTTACTGGACCTTTCTTTAATTCTTTAATTTTATAAGAGATACCATTAATAAACTTTTTGGTAATAAAGAACTCTAAATATGATTCAATTTCATCAAGGTTAACTTTATCTTTAATATAAATATTTTCATTATCAACATCTAAAATAAGATGTACTAGCTTTTTAGTATCAACATTTGCAATATTATTTATAATTTCTTCTGGGAAATTAAACTCACACATATAGTCATCACCGTCATAATGTCTTACATTTCCCATATACTCTTGCTCTTTATCAAGAATCTTAGAAAATAATTTTTCATTCTTTTTTAGCGAGAAAATACTACAATTGTTAGCATAAAAAACAATTGAGTTTTCATTAATATCAATCTTAGTAATACTATTTTTAACAGAAGACTCTTTAAAAACTTTAAAGAAATCACCAGAATCAACAGTTACATAAAATTCTCCTTTAAAAGGTTCTTTAAAATTATACTGAATAATTTCTGGAATACAATCTTCATCTGCATATAAAGCCATACCATGATTTAAGATATATACTGGAAAGAAGTTTGGTTCATCTTTATATATAGATTTCATTAATTGATTCACATCATATAATTTTTTAATGAAATCTTTAACATCTTTTCCTGTTATCGTCATAAACATACCTCCAAAACAATTCATTAGGTTAATTATTTTAGCCTAGTTTACTCCTTTATTTATTATATCATTTGTTTTAACCCCTAAGACAGAAGTCTTAGGGGTCTTTTTATTTTAAGCTTCTGCAAATAATTTATACATTTCTTCATAATCTGGAAGATTATGGAATTCATGACAGAAGCTAACAACATCTTCAGAAAGATACTTTTCCATAAAATCCTTAGTTATATCATCAATAATTTCTTCCTGAACTTGTTTACCATTTTTCATTACTGTAGTATATTCTCCAGTATGATTTTTAACGATAATTCTAAATTCAGCAGTAGAAGAAGAAATATTAAATGTAATAAGAATATTAGGATACATTGAACTTAAGTCTTCATCAATAACTAAATCGAAACACTTATTAGATGGTAAACCATTAATTGAACCTACTAAGTCAATTAACTCAGGAGGAGCAACATAAGCACCACTAATACCATTCTTATCAAAGAAGTGCATACTAGATCTATTATTTGAAATTGTATAACCCATTTCTCTATAGAATACATTTACATAATTTCTAAGACAAACAGTTTTAGTTAAAGCTTTATTAGCTCTAGTATGAGTAAGTGTTACAATAGTATGAAGAAGATCTACGAAACCAGTATTTTTAATAATTAATGCAAGAAGCATTGTATCAATACATCCATACTTAAAGAATAATGAATAATCATCTAAATGAGCAGTCTTAATACTTGTATCTTCTGCACTTAAATCTTCTTTAGACATACCAGTCTCTTCTAGACCAATAGCATTAAGACTATAAGAGTCCTTCTTACCAAGAGGTCTAGTTATATTACCATATAAAGGTAACATATCAAGCCAAACTGTATAACCATAAATATTGAAAATATCAGTTCTAGCAGTAAAATCGTTTTTAGCTCCTATTGAATCATCTTTAGCAATATATACTTGCTTAACTGGAAATTCTTTAGGACACATAATTTCAGAAACTTCATCATTAACATTTAAAGAATATACTTTTCCATTTTTAGGATTTCTGTCACTTATTGGATTACCAGTTAAAATACAAATTCTATGATGTAATGTAATAATATCGAATTGAGCATTCCATGCTAAATTATAATCTGGTTTATCCTTATTAACTAAATCAAAGAAACCTGCAATAAGATTTAATTCATCATTATAAATTTTAGCTTTAATTTTAAAATCTTTAAAATATTGATTATATTTTTCTTTTACTTCTGCAACTTTCTGTTTAGCATATCTTTTAGTAAATTCTTCAAAAGTTTCAGTATCATATTTAAGCATAAATACTGTTAACGTATTAGTTTTATTATTATAATAAGTAATAAGGTTTACTGGGCATGGAGCTATATCTTCATCAGGAAATCCTGGATAATCTGCACCATCAACCTCAATATCAAATGAACCTATTGAAATACCATAGTTATATTTTTCCTGATTATTTTCTTGACAAAATAAATCTATATAATAATCGGTAATATTTGCATCAGTTCCATGAAATTCATTAAATAAATGCATTTCTCTTAATTTTGATTTATTTTTCTTATTTTCTTCATAGAACTTTTTAGTATTGATTCTGTCAGTATGCTTATTCATTGAACTATATAAATCATTATACTTACAAGTTACTTTTGTTACATCATCTAAAGAGATATAACGATATTCATAACCGGCTGGGTTATTTTTAGTTTTTGCATACTGAGCTTCAATATCCTTTGTTACATAGTATGAAAAACTTGGGTCTTTAATATAAGTGAAATCTTTCTTTTGATTTTTATCTTTCCACACTAAAATAACTGAATCATTGTCTGCTACTTTTACTCCATTATAATAATGATATGTGTATAAACAATTTACAAACATACATTCTTCTGGAAAAAGTCTTTTAGCCATAATTATTCCTCCTAAAATCGATTATACAAAAATGTTAGCTGGACTTTTAAAAAATGAATGGAGAACAGATTCAATCTGTTCTCCATATTTTTATCATTCTTCAAAACCTTCTTCATCTTCCTCTGTATCAAGCTGCATACAATTAAGGAATGCTTTCAGGATCTTAGAATTCTCAGACCTTGTTTCAGAAGGTTCAATATTAAATCGATAAGGATTATCAAAGAGCTGAGTTTCAAGAAGTTTCATTCTCATCTCTTCATTATTGGCAAAAGCATCAAGATACTGTTTGTTTGTAAACATTGCTTTCTTATTTGCTGGATTTGCTAAAGCTAGACCGATATTCTCCATTTCACCAATTTTAATAGCATTTGTAGAATAATCGGCTTTATACTGTTTATACTGGATAGACTTTACAGGGATATTCTTAATTGATAACTGATCAACACTTCTTGCACTAAATTTAGATGCAGGAATATGCTTTAAAGTCATCATAAACTTTTCACCGAATATAACTGTATTTTGAATATCAGCAAGTTTAGTACGATCTACACCAGTATACTTATAAACTCTAGCAAGATCTTTAATATTTTTAGCTCCATTAAGAGGAGGCTGATGAATAGGAATACCATTTCTGATAAATCCTTCTAGAAGAGCTTCTGTCTCTTCTTCATTAAGCGTTTTAAAGAATTTTCTGATATTATCAGATTCTTCTTTATCAATCTGATCAAGATAATCAGTTAAATACTTGATTTGCTTTTTATTACTCCATTCTCCCCAATGGGATTCCATAATATAACGTATATATTTGGAATTATAATTTAATTCCATTTCAATACACTGTGCAGGATTAAGTCTATTTCCAACACCAAGAGGATTAAGAATCATATCAATTTGGAAGTTAACTACTGAATCTTCATCAACTTCACCTAAACCTGCAAAGTCAATTACCTTTGGCATTTCATCGTCTGGAAGAATCTTAGATACAACACCTTTATCTCCATAACGACCTGCAAGCTTACTTCCAATTACAAGAGGATGCTCTTCAAGAATATAGAACTTAAGCTTTAAGTGATCAAATAAGTTATCAGATACTAAGAATTTATTATTTGGATCTGTTAACTTACAATAATAGTTGTAAAGATCTACAAGATCAATACTTACTTTATTTTTCTTATCTGTAATAATCGGTTCTACATATTTAATAAACTTCTTATAGTATTTCTGCTGTTCAGTATAATACTTTTTAATTTGTTTATTATATGTAGATTCAAGAACTTCGTCGGGATCATTTATATTTGAGATTACCTGAATGTCAACTACTTTACCATTTCCTCTATACTTAGCATCTTCAGAAATTAGATTGATGGTATCAGCAAGAGTAATAGGTGCAGTTTTATAATCTATACGTCTTGTGGCACAAAGTAATCCATCTTTACACGTTTCCCCAATCTCTGGAAATCCTTTATAAAAATATTTAGTACCATACATATTGGTAAATATATCGTTTGTATTTAAGCTTACTTCAACAATCTTTACTTCATAGTGACCCATTTTCTTGGCGGTACTTTCACTAATTACGATTGCATCTTCATTAGTTAAACCACCATAGGTTAAATAAACCACATTAAGATTTCTTCCATGAGTGAGATTCATTTCTTCATCTCTATTATTGTCTTTGAATAGTACAGTATCTTCTTCAAGGATGTCGCCTTTTTCAAGGCTATCGATAACAGCATTATCATGCTTATAACCATACTTTTCAGTGAGATGAGTACATTCTACTCTCTGTACTACATGATATTCTCCTGGAAGAAACTTTGGCTTAATACCTTTCTTGAAGTCAGCATTCTCTTCAGGACTATTTTTAATCTTTCTAAGAATAAGATCATAATTATATTTATTCTTAACAATTTTAGAAAGAACTTTCCAAGTTCCTTTAAGTTCACAATAACCTGAAGAATACTTACCCCACTCATTCTCATAACCAGTAAATACTAAAGGTGCTTGTGGTTCAAGCACCTGTAGTCTCTGTTCAAGATGAGCAGTATCCATTTGGGCTCTATTTGCATCTGTTGAAGCAAGACCAGGAATCATACAAGTTGGTCCTAAGAAAGAATGACCGGTGGTATAATTCTTAGCTATATTTTCTACTAATTCGATTGGGTGCTTATTCATAAATAAAATTCCTCCTATTGATATTCAAATAAATAATATTTATTTATTAGAAAATGTCAGTGTATTCTTCTTCATCTTCTTCAAATTCCATTTCATCATAATCGACATTAGCCGTAACATCTTCATTGAGATCAAGGTCATAACCTTCACCATCAAAACCAGATGAAATAATATTAGGCTCGTCAGTGAAATGCCAAGTATCGTTTACTGTTGCTCCAATTGTAAGAGCTCTTGTAGTACCTGGATCATTATTTGAAGTATAAATGAGATCTACCTGACCAATCATAGAAGGATCAAGAGTCTTTCCTTTAATCTCTCCCCTAGCATTAGAAATGCTCTGATTTCCTGCAATTGTAATTTTCATTTTATTAAGAATGTCAAGACTATCTACATTATTCATATAACGTAAATTATCTGCATTCTTACCTTTTGTACTTTTCATTTTCTTAATAAGAAAATCTGGCTGAATATTACTAAATAAACTTTCTAGGGTTTTAAGAGTAATATTTTTACCATTTAGAACTCTTAATACTCCTTCTGTCCACGTCTCAAGAAGTGGGAAAATAAAACACTCATTAAGACGCAGTCTCTTATTTGCTAAATCATCATTATTCTGAAGTAGCAGATTATTATAATTAATTAGAAACCATCTTAATAATGTATAAATATTTTCTTTATCTGTGTCTGGAATACGAATGACTCTCTTAGTTGTATTATCTAAGAGTCTCTCGAATGATGCTTTTACTGAACGACCCTTATTATCATAATTGGTCTGATTCTTAGTAAAATAACTACCAAGTTTTCTTACCCAATAATTAAGGTCGTCAACCTTATCCATAGATACTTTATCCTTCTTCTGAAATGCATTTACAAAAGTAAATGTCATCATTCTAGTTTGTGGACTGTCATCTACATATTCCTTTGGAACTTGTAGATAAATCATAGTACCTAATTTAAATAGATAATCTTCTCCATGATAGTTCTCTGCTCTTTTCTTATCAATAATTTTAAAAATATCCTGAAGAGCAAAGAATTTTAATGTTTCTGTAATACCAAAATTTGCAAAGAAATAAATAAAGATTGGAATTTTAGTATTAAAGATTTTACTATAAGTATAATAACCATCAATATTTTCTACTAAATTATCAGGCTTCATAGTAATATTCTTATGATTAACAACAATTGGCTGAAGGCTTGTTCTCATAGTTATACTCTGATTTGTCTTATAAGTCTCAGCATCAATAATCTGAAAGATTGGATAGAATCTTACATTATCAATAAGATAATAACAACCATCAATAAGCTTTGGGAAATAAAGCTTCTTTTTAATAATCTTTTTATCACCATTCTTAGGATCTGTTAATTCAAATTCAATATCAATTTCAATTAATCTAGATCTTTCAAATGAGATATCAGTAATATCTGTTGATGGTTTATATAGAGATCTTTCATCTTTCTTAACAGCCTTAATGAATTTGATTCCTGGAATAGTCTCTAAGGATTGACATGCATCAATAATATGCTGAAGAATATCATCGTTATCTTTTAAATAAAAGATATCTTTGTTAAACTTCTCTGGATTTGAATCATGTAACCCCTTAAGCATCTTGTTCCACATCTTATTATATAATTCTGGCATTATTACATTACTCCCTTTATCCTAGATTTGTAAAACCAAAAATTTCATGGTTATACCTATTAATAATATATATTTTATTTTAAAAATTTAAATTTTAATAAATAAATAATAATATATTATACCGTGTGAATGAAATTCTTTGGATGAACCTGTCAAATTTAAATTTAAATTCAAATTTTAAGTTCTAACATAAAGGTATAAAAAAATTTTTGACTGAAAAGTCTGAAATTTAATTTTATTATTTAAAATTTATTTATAAAGGAGTAAACTATCATGGCTACTAAGAAGATTATTAAGAAGGCTGCAACTGCAGCACCAAAGGCAGCAACTAAGACTACTGTTAAGGCAGTTGACAAGGCAAATATCACTAACGTTGAGGATTTCTATGGTCTTGTTAGAGATCAGTACAATGCAACTAACGAGAAGAAGATTACTAAGGATGAAGTTAATAAGGTTATGACTGCATTCTCAGAGGCTTTCGGTAAGTTTGCAACTAATTCTGATGCTGATAAGGCTACTTGCATCCTTCCTGGAATTGGACGTTTCTCTGTTTTCGTTCAGAAGGAGAGAGATGGTGTAAATCCTAAGACTGGTGATAAGATTAAGATTGCTGCTAAGAAGAGAGTTTCTTTCAAGACTTTCCCAAGATTTTCTGATATTATCAATGGTAAGTAATTGATAATTAAAACCCTTAAGGAAAAATCCTTAAGGGTTTTTTTTTTCATTAGCTAACAATCATTTATAAATATATAGAAAGGACTGATGAAGATGACAAATGATTCTAAAAAAGATATATCCTTAAATAGATCTATAAAAATGTGGAATAATATTCCAATTGACAGTAGATTAGTTACTCCTTCATTAAATAAATTAGATGAAAATATAAATTTTCCTTATATTGGAATGATTTTTTATTCAGAATTTGAAGACAGCTATTATAAAGTATTAACTCTTGAAGATGGTTATCGTGTTGGTAGAACTGGTGAAGTAGTTAGAATATCACAAGTTATAGATCCAGATCCAAAATTAAAGATTACAGGATATTTTATTGGAAGTTACGAACATTGTTCTTTAAAAGAAAATACAAATTTAAATAATTATTATACTAAATCTGAAGTAGATTCTAAAATTAATGAAATTAAAGAATTAATAAATTCATTATTACCATAATTATAAGACTAATGAGCTTATCTCATTAGTCTTATAATTTATTAAATTAAGAAAGCAAGTAAAATAATAAATTATAAATTCATCTTAAAAAAGTAAAAAAAAAATAAGGCTAAGAGATTAATCTCTTAGCCTTATCATACTATTACTTTTTAGTAATAGTATGATTATAGAACTGTCCATGTTTCTTGATTGCAGAAACAATCATTCTACCTAACTTAATTCTGTCTTTTGGAACTTTTCTAAAGTTCTTCAGAACATAATCGATAAGAGCATCATCACCTGAAATTTCTACTGTATCTTTAGTAATATTATTGGTAACAACATATAAATCATTATTGTCTTTTCTGAGTTCGATGTTTGTCATATCTTCAAAAGAAATAGTTTTTGTTTTTTTAGCTCTATTTTCAAGAGCAATTTTAATTATATTTGGTAGAGTATATTTTCTTTTACCAGCCATTCTAAGATTTCCTGTATGACCTCTGTTAATTACATTTTCATTTTTAAAAGCTAAAATATTGCCGTTGTTTATTATATGAGTTCTACTATCATTTAAAATATCTTCTAAACTATTAAACGTTAGATCAGTTTCATAACCATTAATAACTAATGCAAAATGTGTATCTCTATCGATTATACCATAAGAATTAACTTCTCTTCTACCAACTTTATAGGTAGTTAATAATTCAGAAGTTGTCAGCTTCTTTATGGTTTTTAAATTTATAAATTGTGTTAGTACTTTATGTTTAGATGTTTGCCTATTTGCTCGTTTAATATTTTTATGCTTATTTTTTGGGTCAGCTGGTTTATAACTATCGAGTTCCGTTTCAACAGTCACTTTATTTTCTTCTTTTTTATTATCATTAGTAGCTAATATTGGAACAGATACTTTTGAAAACCACCAATCAACGAACTGTCCATTAGTGCCTTCATCTGAAATGAAATGAGCATTAAAGATATATACACAAGAATCGTCTGACTCGTCGATAGAATCAATTACATCCTTATAAATATTGAGGTATGTAATTATTGGATTGTACGAATCTCTACATACTCTCAGGATGTATTCCTCATTAAAATACTGAGGAAGCTCAGAAGCCTTAAATGCTTCTGAGCTATAGTATCTATCGAAAGCTTTTGGATCATCTTCTTTTCTTGGATACCTCTGTTTGAGAACCATTATCTTTCCAAGCTGAACGTCTCTGTCTGTCTTATTAATGAAGTTGTCCTTATTAAATTTCATTTTATATACCTCCTTATTTAATTCCACGTTGCAGTTAGAAGTGCATATAACAACACCGATAACGATAAAAATACGTAAAGAAATGCTTTAATTGTTTTAAGCTTTCTCATATAATCACCTCCTAATGTTTAAAGCTCATGACTGATGTCAATAATCTTATTATAAACAGAGCTAGTCATCGCATCAGAATTTTTGAGATGTCTTGCTCTACGCTTATAATACTTTTTATAGATCTTCTTGCAGTTGAAGTGGCGGTCATCCTTTTTTGAAGTTCTATAAGATTTACTCATAAAAATATTACCTCCTTATTTTCAATCACCATAATAATATATATTTAAAACAACCAATTAATATTTTATAGAAAGGAGCAATCAATATGTCTGTTAAAAGTTATCCTTATAATGATAAGACACAACTAACAAAAAATTTTAACATTTCTGAATTCAAATGTAAATGTGGAAGAAACCATAACATTTTGAATTCTACCGAGGAAGTTAATATGCTACAGAAAATAACTGACTTGGTTGGAGCGGATTACGTAACAATTTCTTCAGGTTATCGTTGTGCTGCACACGATAGATCTGTAGGTGGTTCTGGTTCTGGACCTCACACTGGTGGTTTCGCAGCAGACTGTAGGTTTGTAAAGAATGGTAAAGCAATTAGCACAAAACTTCTTTCTTGTGTTGCACAAGATTTAGGTTTTATGGGTATTGCTAATATCACTTCTAATTACGAATGGATCCATTTAGACATGAAAGGCAGAGTCTATAAAGGAAATGAAATTGTAAGTTATAATACAGTTACTAATGACTTCTATAGATATTACGGAATTACTAAAGAGCAAGTGTTAGAATTAACTAAAGGTAAAGAAACTGGTAATAATAATACTTCTTCAACTTCTAATACAACTAAAATTAATAACAAAGATAAGTCTACTAAGAAAGTTGTATGGTCTAATAAGTTTGATGCTAAGATTAGAGAAGTTCAAAGAATCTTTAATCAAAAAGGTTATCAATTAGTTGAAGATGGATATGCTGGTCCAAACACTTATGCTGTAGCAAAGAAATTTACAATTAATAAATATGATAATGGACCTTTAGTAAGATGGGTTCAAGAAAGACTTAACTCAATGGGTTATAACTGTGGTATTGCAGATGGTAGCTGTGGTGCAAACACTATGGCTGGAATTAATGCTTTCCAAAAAGCTTATGGTTTAGGTCAAGGCTATTTAGGTGGAACTGATTGGGTTTACCTTTTTGGCGGAACTATTAACTAAAAAAAAAATCCCTTAAGACGTTATGTCTTAAGGGATTTATATTTAACAGTTAATCTGATATCTTGACTATCCAGATTTATTAGAGACAGTTTTATAAGAATTATTAACTCTTTAATATGTAAGCCATTCAGTACGGCTTATCTGTGAAATATCAATATCTTTAAGATATGATGCATTAAGTCTTCTTCTCCTTCCAGACTTATAATAAGGATCGGAAGACTTAAAACGATAAACTCTTTTAAGTCTATCATTAACACGATTAATAATATAACCATTTCTATAAGGAAACTCTTCATTAATCTGACGGTAATTTACCATAGCCTTCTTATTTGTTTTAAACTTCTGCTGCTTCTTTCTATGAATAAGATGCTTATTTGCATCACTTTTAAAACGGATTACATAAGAAAATCCCTTTGCATTGAAAACTACCTTACTCATAATAATTACCTCCTGATAAATAAAATCACTTTATAGTATATATTCAAATCTGCATTACTATTTTGGCAATACTATTTGCAGTAAGTTTATACTTTTTATGAGCATCAATACCTTTTGCCATTTTTCTTCTATAGAAATATTCACAAACAGCTTGTGTAAGTAATACTAAAGCATGTTTCTTTTCAATATTTTCTTTATAATAAATTCTAATAAATTTATTAGCAATAGAATTATAATTTGATTTAAGCATTGCTTTATAAAAATCAAAAAGTATTGGCTTTATCATCTGTTCAGTATAAAAATTCTTTTCAAAGAAAATTTGTCTTATATTGGGATCGCTCATCATAATACTTGCTTCTAGATCATCTTTTTTAAACTGATTCAAAGTTTCATTATTATTATAGATCATAATAATTTTAATGAATTTATTAATATAATAATCATCTATTCCAACGGAAGTGGGTCGTACATATTTTAGAAAATCTTTTAAAGTATTTAAATATTCATTAGCAATATGAATATTTTCTTTAATAGAATTATCTAGTTTAAACTGATGTTGATCTAAATAATTATATAAATGCTTACCTTTGTTAAGATAATCTATCTGTTTTATAGTAGTTTCTATATTTAATGGAATAACTATAAATTGTTCTGATGATATATTTCTACTATAAATAGAAGTCATTGGTCTATCAAAATTAATTGAAGGGTATCCCATAACTGCTTTAATTAATTTCCATGAATAAGCATTATGATTATTAAAAATAATAAATATATTAGCCATATCTTTCATTTTATTTTTTAATTGACTATTTTCAATCATAGAAATAACATGACCAGTTAAATTAATCTTTTTGTTTCCTTTAGTTGAATTATATTTCAATACATAATCACTATGAACTTCATCTTCAAAATATTCTTTTATATCAAAGCTAAAAAGTTTATCTTTATATTCTGTTAGTTTTTGATCAAAAGATCTATATGTATCATTATTAAATTTTTCAAAATTTTCTTTATCGAATGTAAATGGAATTAGTTCCATATTATTATTAACTAAATAGTGATTATGTTCATTGTCCATTATAAATAATATATATGACATATAATATGTAGTAAATAAAACTTTTTGTTCATTATATTCTAAATTAATCATAGATAACTTACGATCATAATAGTTTGGAAGAGAATCTTTAAATTCATCAAGAATTGACATGACTGCTGGTGGATTATTTCTTTCCCATACAAGATCATCAAGATCTTCATCTTTTTCAGATGGAAGTAAATCATTTCTATAATAATAAGAAAAATCTACATCCGATAATTCGGCTAAGAAATTACCACTTTTAGGAATAGCATATTTACCATCTAAAATATATAAAAACTTAGACATAATACCTCCTTAAAAATTAAATACCATTTTAGTTAACTGTTTTTCAGTAATACTGAAAGTATTAATAACATTCTCTACAGTTATTTTATCTTCATTAATTAATTCAAAAACATGAGAAGTACATTCTCTCATAACCATATTTTTAAGCTTTCTACGGTTGATATCATATCTCTTACAAACATCAGGAATTGATTTACCTTCAAGTAGAATTTCATCAATCATGAGATTTCCTACAAATTGTAAAGGATATAAAAATACTGGATTTCTAAAGTCTCCTCTTATAGGATTTGCATTACTCAAATGCATATAATGAATTAATTCATTATAAGTATTTTTAGCATATGTATTCATATAATTAAGAAGCTTAAAATAAACCGATTTTGCAAATTCTTTATATACAATATTTACATTTTTATTAAAGACATACTCAGTTAAAATATTAAAACATTTTTTAAGATAACCATTTTCAGAATATCTATTCCAATTATTAAAATCATAATGTCCATTATTATAATAATAAATCTTAATACCAAATTCTTTAATTTGTTCTTTTGGTTCTCCTTTAAATAAAGTATCATAAGAAATATGATGTTGAAAGATTGGTCTTACAGCTATAAATAAATCTAAAAGATAACTAATATCTTGAATTGTAGATTTAATATTTTCTTCTTTTAAGAAAGTTCTATTATTAGTATTAAGAATTTTAAGAATATTTTTACCGTGTCTTTTATAGTATTGATAGTCTACAAAATTCATATAAGCTCTTCCAGAAGCAAAACCATAAATATCACCTTCTAAAAGTAATTTATAACTAACTACTCTATGATTGTATCTATTATCTGGATCAAAAGTGTAACCAAAACTACTGTTAGAACTTTTAATATTAGTTCTCTTTTTAAATAATGAACTATAATCCATGTGTTATCCTCCTTATTTTAAAAAAATATGGGAATGGATTAAAATCCATTCCCATAAATATAATTTTTATTTTTTATTTTTAGCGTCTTTCATACAAGTTATTAATGCAGGTTGTGTAATTTGTGCAAACATACCACTATCTTTGCTAAGTAATTTATTTTCAATATCTTCCTTGATTTTAGGATCTCTTAGATGTTCTGGAATTAAAATACTTAATACCATTGTTTTATTATTCTTTTTAAATGTAGATGGAAATGCTTTAGCTAATTTATTAATAGATCTAAATGTAATATCTGTTTTGAATATTTCATTTGTATAAGGTGTATATACATATACATCATAATAATTATAAAGCCAACCATTATCATCTATTTTTTTATATAATTTAAGTCCTACTCCATAATTACCTGATCTACGTCTCCAAGCAATACTAGAAATTAAATCAATATCATTTGAATTAATTTTTTCAATTAAATGGTTGCTTTTATCTCTAGGTGTTCTTGGAATTATATTCTTTCTTTTTTTAGTTATTTTTCTCTTAGTTTTACCGTTATATCCACCTTTAGGAGTATTAGAAAAAGTAGTTTGCTCATCATCTTCTCCCATACTCTCAAAATCAATAGTTGAATTTGATGATTCAATATTTTCTTCATCAAATAAAGTTCTCTGAATTGAACCATCATCATATACTTCAGGAATTTCTTTTACTTTCTCATTCTTCTTTATCTTATTTGGAAATTGAGAAGGTAATTCTACTTTTTCTTTTGATTTTGTTATAGGACTAAGACATTTAACTACTGGGATCTTATAAATATTTACCTCTTTAAGATCATTGAAATTAATATTAATTTCTGCAATTAAAATAAAGATATCTTCATTATTAAATTCTTTAACAGAAATACCGTTTAATATAAAAGAGTATTCAAATACATTCGTTGAACCTTCAAATTGCATGTTCCAAACAGGAAAATCAAGATCTTTTCTTTCTTTCTTAATTAAATTAAGATCTTGTCCAGAAATAGGATTAGAAATTTGTATATAACTTGAATTTCCTAATTTGTTAAATTCGATTACATTATAAGTTGAAAATCCTTTTCCAAGTCTGACATTTAGCATTTCTTATTCCTCCATTTTTCTTTTATACGCATTTGTGATATATCTATCAGAATCTGAAGATACTTTTAAGAAAGGATAGACACAGGTAAAACTAATTACTTGTACTATCATAATAATAGATAAAGCTTTAATAAACATAAATACACCTCCTATATTTAGAAAGCTTTATATTTTGCATTATAATAATATATATTTTAAAAAAAGAAATAATAAAAAATAACCTTATCTTTTATTAATTTTTATAATTTCAAAATTATCAACTAGTTGTTTTGATTATTCATAAAGCTTAATTTTAAATATAATATTAGTCATAAATTTTTCTTCTTTAAGAATTCTTTAAATAATGCGTTTTAAATTTTTATTAAATATTTTTATTTAAATTTATTAAATAATAATAAATTATTAAAAGGGGTATTTTTAAGAAATATTTAAGTAATAATATTAAAAAAAAATAATTAACTTAATTTTATAATTACAATAAAGGAGTAAATATTATGAAACCAAAAAATAGTAATTGTAAAGATTTAGTTTCAATAGTTATACCATTATACAATACTAATAAAGATGTATTCAAAAGATGTTTATTAAGTATTGAAAAACAAGATTATACCAATTATGAAGTAATTATTATTGATGATTGTTCAGATGAGAATTATTCAAATCTTATTAAATTTCATGCACAAGATATAGATATTAAATATGAAAAGTTAGATCATAATTATGGTCCAGGAGTAGCTAGAAAAATTGGATTACAAAGAGCTGAAGGAAAATATTTAATGTTTATAGATTCAGATGATGAATTATATGATAATACATCTCTAATGAAATTAACAAAAGAAATGAATAATAATCCAAAACTAGATATGGTATCTGGTTTAGCTCTTGAAGAATTATCAAATGGAGCTCTTGAAAAAAGAGATAAAAACTTTATATGGGTTTTTGGTAAATTATTTAGAACTCAATTCTTTGTAGAAAATAAAATGAATTTTAATGATACAAGAGCAAATGAAGATAATGGATTTACTACATTATTTAGAATGCTTACTGATAATTATAAATTTATAAATGAAATTATTTATATATGGCATTATGAACCAAATTCTATTACAAGAAAAAATGGACATGAATATTATTTTTATTCAATTGAAGGATATGTAAATAATATGATATGGGTTTATAATGAATGTAAAAAAAGAGGAATTGATAAAGGAATTAAACAACAAAAGCATTTTATTAGTGTATGGATAAGATTATATTTTTATGCTATTGAAGTACTATACGATAGAGATATTGATAGTGCTAATTTATTAAGTGTCTGGTGTCATAATTATTACGATTCTGTATATAAATATATTGAAAATAATATTGACGATTTTATATTTATGGATTGTTGGAATGTTATGGTTAGTAGTTCTCCAGCAACATTCATTGAAAGAATTATTAATATTTCATATCCAGAATTTTATGATATTATTTCATCAGGCGAACCATTTATAACAGATTAAAGAAAGTAGGTAATTTATTATGAAAGAATTTTTTGAAGAAGTGATTAAATTGGTTGCAGCTTTAGCTATATCGGTATTTTCTTTTGCAATTCGTAAAGTAGCAAAGTCTTTTGCTAAAAAGTATGATGTTTCTACAGAATTTGAAGAAATGAATAATCTAGAGGATTATATTAAGAGAGTTGTATTATCTTGCGTTCAGTCTACAAATCAAACTTTTGTAGATACTCTTAAAAAGCAGGGTAAGTTTGATTCTGAAAAGAAGAAAGAAGCTTTTGAAATTACTTATAATACAGTATATACAATTGTAGGAGAATTATTAAAAATTCTTCTTAAGACAGAAGATTTAAAACCAATTCAGACTTATCTTGAAACATTAATTGAAGAAACAGTTAAGATGTGTAAGGAAACAATAGAAAATGAACCTACTCCTAAGATTAATGTTGATTCTTTAATGGATAATCCAACATTTACTACATTTGAATATAAGCCAGATGCTCTTGGTGAAACAGTAACTTATGAGTTTTCTATTGAAGATATGGATAATGAAAATATCAGTGACTAAAAAAAAGAGGATAGAGATAATCTCTATCCTCTTTTTATTAAATTATTTTCTTCTCTTAAGTTTTTCCTTAAGCTTTTTATTTTGCTTCATAGTATTTCTATATTTAGCTTCTTTAATAGAATTTGAAATATTACTAATTCCATCCATAATACTATCTACTGAAATATTAAATGAAATACCATTACTATTAATATTTAGATTAGAACCATTTTTACTAGACATATTGAAATTTACACCCTCTCCAAAATGATTATTAGATCTTTTTAGTGATTTATTGTTTGTTGTTGTTACGATATCATATACTTCTGTTTCATCATCATCATCATCGTCATCGATATCAACAAAATCATCATCGTCATCGTCATCGAGATCTTCGATATCTTCTAGATAGTCTAGAAAATCATCGTAATCATCTTCAGTGAAGTTTTCGGTATCAACTACACCATTGAATTCTTTTTCCTTACTCATCATCATCTTCTCCTTCATATTCATCAGTATCATGATCTTCATTATTCATTTCTTCAAGTCTCTCTTCAGCTTGTCCGATTAGACCTTCCATTTCAGAAATAACATTTCTGATCTGCCAAGAATCTCCTTCTGCAATTATGTCTCTCACAAAGTCAAACATATCAATTCCTCCTTTAAATAAAATAGGTGTAAGAGAATATTCTCTTACACCTTTATAATATATACTTAAAGATTATATTTCTTTATAAAGTCATCTTTGCTCATACAAGGAATACCAAGTTCTTTTGCTTTATTAAGCTTAGTAGCTCCTGGACTATCTGAATGAACAAGAATATTAACTTTCTTTGATACAGATGATTTTACTTTAATTCCTTTACTTTCCATTAGAATTGCTAATCTTGGATCAGGTCTCCATCCAGTTACAACAATATTTAAATTAAGATCAGCGTTCTTGAAGTTGTCCTTATAATTTTTAAATCCTCTACTATAAAGAAACTCAATAGTAGATTCATTATTCTTAAGTCCTTCAATAAGATTATTTGCAGTAATCTCTCCAAATCCATCAATTTGAAGTACCTTTGATTTAAGCTTATTGTCATTATATAAATCAATAATCTCATCAAAAGTATAATTCTTACAAAGAAGCTTAGCACTTTCAAGGCTAAAGTTTGTGATTGATAAAGAACCTAATACTTCATAATCATAATATTCTTTAGCTTCGATAGCTTCTTTAATATTCTGAGCTACTTTCTTACCAAGAAGTTTAGCTACTGCTTTATAATCCATTGAAAAGATACTTGGAATATTAGTAATAATTTTATTATCATATAGTTCATCAATAGTATTCATTTTAATACCTTTGATATCCATATTGATAAAGAATGTTTCAATTTTACCCTTTAGTCTTCCAATACAATTTGGATTTACACAATTAGCTAATGTCATTTCGCCTTTATCATTAATAGTAATTTCGATTTTACCACCACACTTAGGACATTTTGAAATAAACTTAAAAGGTTTAATACCTTTTGGCTGGTTTTTAACTTTAGTAATGTAAGAAAGACAATCACTATGATAAGAAACTAAGATTTTACTTCCAACACCAAGATTAAGATCTTTAAATCTTTTATAATTGGAGATCTGCTGTTTCTTATGAGTTGTACCATTAAACTTAACTTCTTTAAACCAGATTCTAGGAGTAATACGACCAGTATTACCAACACAATAATCTATATCAGTTACTTCAGTAATTTTTTCAAGATAAGGAAGCTTTGCAGCAAATGAATGCTGTGGAATTAACCCTTTTGGGTCATAGAAATATTCTTTAATAATTTCCTGATTAAGAAATTCAATTACAATTCCATCAATCATAAATGGAAGCGTTGGTCTAATTTTTTCCACATAATGATAATATTCTTCAATAGCTTTTTCGCATTCATCCATTGTCTTGCATGTTACTATCTTTGAATACTGTTTATACCAGTTATCAGGAAAAGCTTCTTCAATTTCTTCTTCATAAAGCTTTTTATAACCTTTGTCATATGCAAAACCTTCATCTTTGACTCTCATTTCAAGAGGTACAAGAGTAATATATTTTCTGTATTTTGCGGCATCATTTCCATTAAGAAGTCCTGATACTAATGAACGAGGATTTGCATAATCTTCTCCACTTTCTTCACAAAGTTTATCATATAATGCATATGGAAGAATAGCTTCAAATTTTACAGCAAATTCACTTCCAATACATGAAAGATTAAAAGAAGATGTCATATCAATTTTATCATTAATAAATGCTTGAATGATATCTTTTCCTTTACCATTTTTTCCTCTGGTTAAAGCTTTCTTAGGATTACCATATTCATCATATTCAATAGTAATAGAATTACCATCAAATTTAAGAGATAATCTAACTTTATAGGGTTTATTAACCTTAACTTTAGAATACTTTTCTAAGTAAGGTTTGATTTCATCATAAGTTTGAGCTTTATCGAGTGTTCCAACTAAATTTTGATAATCATGCTTTACTGAAACTGTTTTAGTTCCTTTAGGAGCATCTGCACCAATAATTTCATCACCAGTGATTTCTTTATATTTTCTATAAAGTTCATCATACTGTTTATCTGAAATAATTATAGAATCTTGATTATAATAAGCTTCGGAACATTCTTCAAGAAAAACTTTTACATACTTAAGATCTTTTTTAGCAGCTAAAAGTTTACTAGCTAATTCATAATTCATATTTTATTTTTCTCCTTTTCATAATCATAATTAAAGTTAAGTTTTAAATAATTAATCATTTGATCTCTATAATGAGAATATTTATTATTTTCTAATCTTTCAATAACTTGCTCTTTAGAAGCAGGAGTATAATCATCATCGCCAATTCCAGCAAGACATCCTCCACCGCAACCACAAATAGCACAATCAAAACAATCTGACATAATTTTCATTTAATTTTTCTCCTCATAACTTTCTTTTTTATTCTGTTCAATAAGATCTAGTAATTCTTTTTGTTTTTTATGAATTAATTTTGAAATTCTTATTCCTTCTTGAACGTCACAATCTGGATCAAGATTAATTTGGTTCATTTTTTCATGTAGTTCATGTATTTCATCTGAAAGTTTTTTAAAATTTTCATTAAATTCATTATTAATCTTAATAGTCATAGTTTTTTTCCTCCTACTATTCATTATTTTTATTATTTTTCATATCAAAGAAACTTTTTACTAATATAAAAATTATACCTCCAAGAACACTTAGAACACATAGAATTGGTTTTCCTGCAGTAATACCAACTATAAATAAAAGTGGAATAGCAAATACTAAAACAGCTAAAGTAATAATTGTTAAAGCACATAAAAGACCAAGGCCTAGTTCTTTTAAATTTTCTAAAACATATTTGAAGTATTCATTCATTTAAATCACTCCTTCGTTAATCTTAACTTTTACAAGCTTCAAATCATCTTTTTTGACTTCAGCAATTCCTTTATATTTTTCTGAAATAGTTCTGATATCAAAACCGTGATTTATAATAATATGATAACCATTAGGAGTTTGATTTATTTCAACTTCAAGAGTATTATCGATATTTTTAATATCATTGATAAACTCAACAAGCTTATCAGGATCTGTACTATCAAAATCAAACATCCATTTCTTTTCTAATGCACATTCTTTAGTAGCTGCAATTCCAGCTAACTTTGCGTCAATAGTTACTGGATTCATTTCTGGATTATCAATTAAAAAATGTGTAAGTTGTCTTACGATTTCTCTTGGATCTCGTCTATTAACGGAGTAATAGAATCTAGAAGCTTCTCTTGGAACACCCTTCTTTACAAATGTTTCAAATTCTGGCATTAATTCTTCAGGTGTTCTTGTTGTAATAAACGAATTTCTTCTTTGCTTGAAATCTTTTACATCAGGATTGTCTTTATTTCTTGAAACAAATAAGACAACATAAATAGGTTTTTCTGTTGTAAGCTCAATTCCCCATTTTTTATTTTTATTCATAAATAATTCCTCCTTAATAATTTTCAGATATCGGATATTTCAATTCCCCTATATTATAACCATGTTCTTTTAAGACTTTTAAAATAATTTCTCTTTCAGAGCAATGATTATCAGGTGTTTCATAAACTATAAACACAAATAAAGGTTCTTCTTTGAATTTAAGTAGATCTTTTACAACTATCCCAAGATTATTTAAACCTTTTTCAAATAAATTAAAATCTATTTGATTTAATTGTGTTTCATAATTTTTTAAGAAACCACATTCGGTTGGGTTTTTTATCTGGCATTTTTCTCTACCATAACATTCTCCATCACTTGCCATTTTTGGTCTTAAAGAGTCTATCCTTATTCCATTGATAACACCATTTTTATCTACAAATGTAAAATCATTTCCTTTATTTTGATGAAACCATTTTGGATCAAACATGGCAGTTGAAATAGGAATCATATATGGTTTAAAGAATCTAATTTGATAAAAATAAGATACAGCTAAGTTCATTTATTTCACCTCTTTCAAAAATATAATATATAAATAAAAAAAAATAGATATGAAATTAATCATATCTATTTTTAATAATAAAGTTTACTCTTCTATTTCAAAGAATAAATAAACTGCTCTTTTGAAATCCTCTTTAATAATTTTTCTTTATTTGTCATAAATTATTCCTCCTCATCATAATAATCATCTTCATCATCATCTTCATATGAAGGTAATTTAATAAAGCCATTAGCTTCTATTATACGATCAATATCAAAAATTGTATTAAGTTTAATTGGTGCAATCATAAAGTCTTCATAACCGTAGTCTTCATCACCGAAGAAATAACCTCCGATACTTAATCGAAATCCTTTTCCTTCATTAATATCAATAGATTCATTTATCTTTTTAATAATATTATCAATATTTACTTCGTCAAATCCACCTACTAATTCATTTATTTCATTAATGAAATTTTTATCGATTTTTGATGAATAAGTACGATAATTTTTTAAGACTTCGTCATATTCATCAAAGAAAACATAAATATAATTCTGTCCTTCAGGAATGTCTATTTTCTCTTCAAATAATTCAATTTCAATATCAACTATATTTGTAAATAGTTTATTATCATCTTTTACATTATAAATTATTTTATTAGATCTTTTTGAATGAAACCTTTCTTCAATAACAAACTTTTCGTTTATGAAGTTTTCTGCTTCTTCTTTAGTCCTAAATAAAATGAACCTACAAAAAAGAATATCTTCATCTTCAATTTCGCTTCCAGTTATTTTCATTTCAAACATATAATTTCCTCCGTATATTAAAATATTTTATTTGGTATTTCTACCAAATATATAATATATATCTAAAAAAAAATAAGACATACATACTAGGTTTCCCTAACGCATGTTTATAGTCTTATTTTTTCTCTGCTTAGAAGCTGAATAATCTTGTGAGAAGATCTGCAGTATAACCTTCACCACAAATCTTATCGAAAGCCATCATTGCTTCAGTTTGGCGGACTGGATTAGCCCACCAGACAGATCCATCTTTCCTCTTGACGGTAACGTGACCCTGGAGACGATGCTTCAAGTGTTCTTCAGACTTCTTATCTGAAGAAATTACCTTAGTAATGAAAACAAAAGTCATCTTATTATTCATAAGACTCCTTCCCCAACACAATAAGCGTTGTACCATATTTACAGCCTGGGTGGGCATAATATATTTATCACAATTATAATATATATTTGGATATGTATTTAGATTCGGTTCATACAAATTCAAATTAAAATAAAAATACTAGGTTCAACAAAGAAATATCATAGATTAATTATAATCTAAATTTTAACTATGGAGGAAATTTTTATGTTATTTGATCTTATTAATGAAACCATTCAGAAGGAAAAGCTTGGCGAAGAGATTTCATTTACTCCTACATATTCTAGTGGTATTGATGTAATGGACTATCGTAATGGTAGAATTGAAAAAGGAGAGGTTAATGTAGGATTTGACGGTGGTAGAATTATCACTGTTATTGGTAAATCTGGTTCAGGTAAGACTTCTTTAGCTATTAAGATGGCTTGCTCTATTGTTGAGCCATATGAAAATGGTAATATCTTCCATTATGATTTTGAAAGAGCAACTAATATTTCTAGAGTAAAGACTATTTCTGGTTGGTCTGATGAAACACTTGAGAAGAAGTATAAGAATCTTCAGAGAAATATTTATTCTGAAAGTATTTATAAAATTGTAAAGGCTATTGATAAGCTTAAGAATAAGCCTGAAAACTATGATGAAATTAAAATTGATTCTGGAAAGAAGGATGAAGAGGGTAATCCTATTTATGTATTACCTCCTACAGTAATTTTATTAGATAGTTGGGCGCTTTGTATCCCTGAAGATATTTCTGAAGAGGAAAAGTTAAGTGGACAGATGTCTGCTACTTCTATTGCAAGAATTAATAATAGTATTATTAAGAGACTTGCTGGACCTCTTGAAAGAGGAAATATTATTCTTATTGCAATTAATCATATTACTCAGAAGATTGAGATTAATGCTTTTGCTAAGACACAGGCAGCTATTAATTATCTTAAGCAGGATGAGTCTATTCCTGGTGGTTCTTCAATTCTTTATCTTGCTAATAATATTATTAGAGTAACAACTTCTACAAAGCTTGATGAATCTGATAGTTATGGCGTTAAGGGATTTATGGTTAAGGGTGAATTCGTTAAGTCAAGAAGTAATGAAGCAGGAAGACAGTTTGAAATGGTATTTGAACAGTCAACAGGATTTGACAATATTCTTACTAATCTTGCTAATTTTAAAGAATTAAAACTTCTTAATGGTTCTCCTAGAGCATATTACCTTGAAGGTTGTCCTGATATTAAGTTTACACTTAAGACTTTTAAAGAAAAGTATCTTGAAAGTAAAAAGTTAAGAGCTGAAGTTGATAGACTTGTTAAGGAAAATTATATAAAGTTTATTCCAAATTCTGAAGCTTATATTGACGAAGATGTAATTAGTAGTGAATCTGAAGATACTGAAGATATCGAACTCGTAGAATGTGTTGATGAAGAAAATGATGTTTGGGTTGGTTCTGATGGTAATTACTACACTAGTGATGGTGAAGAAGTAGAATACGAAGAAGAAGAATAATTTTGTAAAAGGCATATGGATTTTTCCATATGCCTTTTTTAAACTTTTTATTATAAATAATTAGCATTCAAACTATATTATTATAAATATATTAATAAAAGTAGGTGATATAAATGAATTATTATGACGAAGACATTCTTCTAGAAAAGAAAGAAGAAGATGATGAGGACGATGGTTTACTAAGTCATGGTATAAAAAAAGAAAAGAAAAAATCTAAAAAAGATCAATTATATGATGATTGGAATAATAAAAGAATTATGAGCGGTAAAGCTAAAGGTTCTAGAGCTTTATATGATAAAGAAGAAGAAGTTAAAAATACTATTAAACGAGTAGCAAAAGGTGCAGCTTTAATAGGTGGAGCTGTAGCAGCTCATAATATTCATCAAAAATCTAAAGATCCAGTAGCATATGAACAAAAGAAAGCACAACATCAACAAGAAAAGAATCAAGCTGCTTTAATTAGAGGACAATCTCGTGCAGATGCAGCAGAAGTTAGAGCTAGAAATACAACTGCTGTTAGACTTTCTAAAAAAGAAGGTATTAGAGGAGCTAAATTTGATGCTAAAACAGATTCTATTTATAGAAAACAAAATAGACATAATGATAGGCAAGCTGCATATAATGATGCTGGAAGAAAACCAGGATTTTTTGCTAGACATGTTCAGGGATATAATGAAAATTATATCCAATACTTATTTGAGAATTTTACAGAAGAAGAGATTTCTAGATATCTTATTTTATCTGAATCTAAAGAAGATAAAAATGCTTATAAAGAATATTGTAGTAGAATGAAACAAATTGATTCTAAACCTTTATCTTATAAGGAATGGAAAGAAAAGAAATATGAAAAGAAAAAGAAGCTTAGAAGAATTATTGCAGCTGGAGCTCTTGCTGGAGTTGGAGCAAATGAATATAGACATTATAAAAAAGGAAATCCTAATTTAAAAAATAGAATAAGAAATTATAAGACAAATGATTTTGCTAGAAGAAGTACTTTTAAAAATGATCAAAATAGTAGGATATTTCAAAATAATTCAGATTATCGAAGAGCAAATCTTAGAGAAGAATTTGATAGTATTTCTAAAGATCAATTAGCTGCTTATTTAGAAATGATTAATAATGAAGATTTTATGAAAAATTCTTATAATCGTTATTGTGTTATGGCAGAAGCTAAAGGATTAATTCCATTAGATGAAAATGCTTTTGAAGAAGCTAAAAAGAGAATTTCTGCTTATTCTAAGGCTGCTATAGATGGTATTAAAGCTGAGAAAAAAAAGAAAGAAGCTGAATTAAAGAAAAAAGAAGAAGAAAATAAAAAGAAAGAAGCTGAAAAAGCTAAAGCTGAAAAAGAAAAGATTTCTAAAATGTCTATAGAAGAAAAAAAAGAATACCTTAGAAAAAAGAAAAAGAAAGAAGAAGAGGAAGAAGAAAAGAAACAAGATGCTCGTGACCTCAAGCAAACCTTTAAGCAATCTTTTATAAGAGGTTCAGGTGAACAATTAGGTAAAT